TAAAAAATGAGTTATTTAAAAAATGATTTAAGGATAGAGTTAAAGTATAATGTAATGAATTCTTGGTCAACCTCAGCCTCAGCCTCAGTCTCAACTTCTTTTGAATCTGTTAAACATGAACAAACAAACGACGATTGTCAATTAGCAGAATTAGTTCCAAATGTTACTAGCAACTTTAGTTCAGTTATTTCTGAACTTGAAAAGAAATTGTTAAAAGACTATGCAATAATATCAAAAACACATGATGAAAATACATATACAATTACTACAGAGACAAATATGATACGATTTTCAATGCAATCTGGTGACATATTTAGAGATCTGTCATCGTATAAATTAGAAATTTTTAAATTGGAAGGAAATGAATTATTGTTTGATTTTATGTTATCACCAATTTCTTGTAGAGTTGCAATTAGCAATTTAATATTGAGTTATTTAACTAAGCCAATTGAACCTGTAGTAATGAGTAGTAATGAGTAGTAATGAATTGCTTTAGTAGTTGGTCTAAAGTCGAAGATTTATCCTCATTAACAAAGGATGAAAAGCGTTTGACTACATTTAAGAAACAATTTCCACATATACAATTTACAGAGTTACAAGTCCACAATTACGATACATCGTACGAAATAACAACTGATAAAAACAAGATTTGATTGACAAAGCAAAAGAATAGTTGTGATGTATTCGAGACCCTAAAAATATTTAATCTAAACGGTGATGAATTGCTTTTTGAAAGTGATTTGTCCAATCATCAAACAAACGAGTCTACTTGTGATTTGATTATGGAAAACGTGTCTAAACCGGCAAATCCCGAGTTGATGGCAACTCAGTTGTCTAGTTCTGTATAATTTTGTGTATATAAACATCAAAATTATAATACTTTATTTTAGTGAATGTCCTTTTGAATAACTATTTCTTTGGCAACATTGCTAATGATTTTGTTGATGTTTTTCTTCCCTTCTTCGACGGTAAGTCCGTTCATGGAATTACTAACAATTTTTAAATACAATTCATTTTTCCGTGAATCGGCTTGTGTGCAATCAGGGTGTTGTTCAGCCCAATGTTTGATTTGTTTGATGTTTTCATTAGCGATGACTTTGATTGCGCGAGTTAAAATAGGTTTATCGTCGCTTTCCTTGGTCCATTCGTTGTTGTCTTTTATGTAAAGTATTTCTCTTTTTTGGTCAGAACAATGTAAAGGTCGCATATGTTGTTCAATGTTGTTTAGATTTTTAACAATGATGTTAGATATGCCTTCAATGTATCCTTTTCTTCCAGTGTGTTCCAAATCATCCAAGTTCATTTTGATAGAACTAACAAAATCGGAAATATTCATGGCATCTTTGCATGTTTCGTTTAAAAAAAAGTTTAGATTAAAGGATTTGTTGTTAGAATTGATGTTAGTTGTTTGTATTGTGTTATTTGTTCCATTTTCGACAACTTTCATAAGCATGTTTTTCAATTCCGCATTGTCTTTGATGATAGTCATAATCAAATCTTTGTCAACGACTTGTTTTTTGGCATCAAAATGGTCGATTTCAAAAGTGGAGTGATGTGATTTTTTGTGTTTCCACAGTCCATTTCGTGACTGATATTTTTTATTACAAACATCGCAAAAAAATTCTCGCACGATGTTAGGTGTCGCATTTTCAGTTGCTACTTTTGCTACTTTTTGGTTAGCTAGCGTCACCTTTTGGTGTTTACGTGTGGATAAGTGTTTCTCAAAATTGAATTTTTTACAGCATTTGTAGTCACATTGTTCGCAGTAGTACGAAAAAAAGTAGCAATTTGCTACTTTTTTGTCACCTAATGTTTCCATATTGTCACCTCGGAAAATATTTTCGGTTTTTTTCGGAAAAAAGTTATGGTAACAACATATGAATTATTTTTTTGGTATTGAGAGCATTTCCGTCACAATCACTTTTTCACGATTTTTTTCCAAAAGTTTTTTTGACTTTTCAATTTTGGACATTTTTAAAATGTCCATTTTCAAAAACCTGGCCGACTTTTCCAAAAATTTTTGCTACCAAAATATATTATTAAAACTACTTAAGGCCGAACACTTGCAATATTTCTTTAAGTAGTTTTAATATATTATTTAATTTCACAATTTAAGGGCTGTAAGTTGTTTTGCAAAACATTTAAATCACGCATTTTTGGCTTAAAGACATTGCAAACATCTATAATTATGTCTGCCGACTTTTCTATTATACCTGTTTCCAATGCATTTTTAAATGTTGCTAATGAAATAAAAGATCGCCTTGAACTTAATGCAAAACTTACAATGAACATCACCATTGACACTCAATATGATTTACCGTTGAATTATCGCATCAGTCAATTTAAAAAAATGGGCGACGGAATTGTTGTTATTGAACAGGATTATGACGAAACTGGTTCTATTCGAGTTTTGTTGCCGGGAAAAGGCAGTAGCAAACATCGCATGGAAATTGACGAGTTTGTTGATTTGATTTTGAGTTTTGAAGATGACGAAGCGGAAGCGGAAGAAGAATCAGATGGAAGTTATTGCAATATTTGTTAAACGAAGTATTGTCAAACGAAGTACTGTCAAACGAAGTACTGTCAAACGAAGTGCTGTCAAACGAAGTATTGTTAAACAAAGTATAAAGTATAAATATATGTAAAAATAATAAGACTATTTTCACATATATTATCATGCCTACTACATTAGTTATTGTTGAATCTCCTGCAAAATGCAAAAAAATAGAATCGTATTTAGGACCCGGCTACAAAGTCATTGCTTCTTTCGGTCATTTACGTCACATTGATGGACTGAAATCCGTTGATATTGAGAATAATTTTGAAACTAAATATAGCATCATAAATGAAGATTTAAAACTAAAACAAATAGAAAAGATTCGAACGGAAATTGCGAAAGCAGATGACATCATTATTGCAACTGATGCTGACCGCGAAGGCGAGGCAATTGGATGGCATATTTGCGATCTTTTTGGCCTTGGAGTAACTAACACCAAACGAATTGTTTTTAACGAAATTACTGAACCAGCCATTCAACGTGCGATTATTCAACCCAAACGAATTAATTTAGATTTGGTCTATGCACAACAAGCACGACAAATTCTTGATTTGTTAGTTGGTTTTACAATTTCACCCGTTTTGTGGAAATGTGTTTCCAAACAACACGACAAAAGCCTGTCTGCTGGAAGATGTCAAACACCAGCACTGCGTTTAGTTTACGAAAATTACCTAGACATTAAAAAATCCGAAGGACAATTGGTCTACAATGTTATCGGTCATTTCACTAGTTTAAATCTGTCTTTTGAACTAAATAAACAGCTAAACGATGCATCTATTGTTCGTGACTTTTTAGAACAATGCAAAACATGGCCTTTTGTTTATACAACAACAGAACCCAAAAAGACTATTCGAAAATCACCAGAACCTTTGACTACATCTACTTTACAGCAATTAGCGTCAACTGACCTTCGAATGTCTCCAAAAGAAACAATGAAACATGCACAGCAATTATATGAATCCGGATTAATCACTTATATGCGTACGGAATCGAAAAAATACAGTGCGGAATTTGTATTGGGGGCAAAGACGTACATTATTTCTACATATGGTGCAGAATATGTGAGTAATTCAATCGATAATTTGTCCATTAGTGAAACCGCCGAGGAAGCACATGAAGCAATTCGACCTGTTAATATCAATATAACGTCTGCGTCTGATCTACACTCAAAAACTATGCGACTTTACGAACTCATTTGGAAACGCACGGTAGAATCATGCATGCCTTCTGCACAATACAGTGTTGTTAGTGCAAAAATATCAGCACCATTGGAATCTCATTTTGTCTTTAAAGCAGAACAACCAATTTTTTTAGGTTGGCAACGAATTGCATTTAAATCAGATGACAACAATTATTACACATTTCTTCAATCATTGAAACAAGGTTCAATAGAACCAAAGAAAATCAATGCAAAATTTACATTAATTGGCGAAAAATCACATTATTGTGAAGCCAAATTGGTTAAACTCTTGGAGGACAAGGGCATTGGACGTCCATCGACGTTTGCATCCATTGTTGACAAAATTCAAGAACGAAAATACGTTGTTAAACAAAACGTCGAAGGAAAAACAGTGGAAGCCATTGATTTCGAACTAACAACCGACAAATGCGTGGTAGAAACCGTTTCAAAAAAGGTGTTTGGAAATGAAAAGGATAAATTGGTCATCCAACCTTTAGGAATCATTGTAATCGAATTTCTTTTGGAAAAATTTGACAGATTTTTCGATTACGATTACACCAAAGAAATGGAAGATTTATTAGATAAAATCGCAAAAGGCGAATACACGCAAACTCAATTGTGTAGCACTTATTATAGACAACTTGTTAGTATATCTGACACTCTAAAGACAGAAAATAAATTTGCTTTAACCATTGACGAACAACATTCACTTATTGTAGGCAAGTTTGGGCCAGTTGTTAAACGCACTGATGAAAACGGTGTTATTAGTTTTTTGAAGGTGAGAGCGGATTTAGACGTTGAATTGTTAAAACAACAGCGTCGCGTTCGTTTAGAAGATATTTTGGATTCGAAAAATGAAACAGCTCAAAAATCCATCGGCAAATATAGAGGTAAAGATTTATACATTAAGAAAGGAAAATATGGCATTTATGCACAATGGGGCTCTGAACGGAAATCGCTTAAAGAAGAGTTTGATACAGAAGATATTCCATATATAGATGTCATACGATATCTAGATAGGGATACTGTTTTAGATCCAAGCAAACCAGTTGGCTTCGTTCGAGAATTAAACGCACATTTAAGCATTAGAACAGGTAAATTCGGTGATTATATTTTTTATAAGAAACCGCGTGCTAAGAAAGCTGAATTTTTGAAGCTAAAGGGGTTTGAAAGTGATTACAAAAAATGCGATAAAACATTGCTTCTAGATTGGATTAAAGAGACATACAATGTAGAATGATATGTAAAACAATATAAACCAATATAACCCAATTATATTATAATATGGACCACTCTTATTTACTATCCCAATTGGAATTTACGAAACATGAGAATGCCAGTAAAGCATCTTTGAAAAACCCAAGATTAAATTTTAACCATCCAATAACCGAAGTGTATCCTGGAATTACACCTGATGAAATTAAATACATATATCAAAAAATATGTGAAGAAACCGAATATAAATCTGGTTCATTCCCAACAGAGGTGTTTAACAAATATTACATCAAACATTTAGTAAACAAAAATAAAACAAATTACAAATAATTCTAAATATATTTGCTGGCAAAAGATTGTTGTTGTCCTAAATCAAACGCATTCACAATGCTATATGATCGTTCTTGTTGTGGTTTCAACAAATTCAATTCAATCATAAATGAAAATTCAAACTGCCCAAATTCAACTAACATACCATTATGATATCTGAATTTCACCTTTAGTTTGCTGATCCTTTCGGCAGGCGGGTTCCAATACTTATATGGACTCATATCGTTGTCGAACCACTGCGATATTGGTGTAGTTGGCACTGCTAATTTCGCAAAAGATGAATTAACAACTCCATTTGTTTTGCTGTTAGTTGCGGTGTATGTAGACAAATTGTAAGGCGACGTTTCGTCAATGCAATTCCAGCCATCAACTTCCATGTAAATATACGCTTGGCCCATGAAACTGATTTTGAAAGGTGCTTGAATAAAATACGCTTCTGCTTCGGGTAGAGTCGGAACCAACCAGAAACCAGCATCACCAGAACCAGGGGTTGCATCGCCATAATAGAAGCGGGGAACGGAGGATGTGTCGCTAATCAATGTATCAATAATAGGTCCGCTTGGATACATTTCTTTGTATTGTGCAACCGTATATGCTGTTGAATTGCATCGAGTGAAACCTAAATATGCAGGCAGTCCCCAATTAGTCCATTGAGGCAATTGATTTTTTCTCGCACAATTACTGTCTACTAAAACACGGGTATTGTAAGCAGACGAATCATTTGTTAGTGTGAATTGATCAGCATTGTTGCCAAACCACAGCTTTTGTGAAACAGAATTGTAGACAATTTTGAAACGAGTGTAACCGCCAGATACTTGAAACAGTCGTTTGGCTTCTGTGTAATCAACGCCATTCCATAAACTTGGATCATCGAAAAACGCATCAATTACTCTAGTAACTGCTGAATTAAATTTATTTGTTAGTTCAGTTGCCATTTGGTCTGGATTATAAAAGCCTGGTTCAATTTGTGTTGCAATTTCTGCACTGCCGTTGTAATAGAGTCCCGCAAATATACCCTGTGTCAAAACGTCGCTAAATTTGTGTTCGCCTGGATTATACAGTTTTTCCATTTTAAAAGTAATTGTTAAATTATAGTACAGTGTGGAAAACACGTCATAATTCGCAGGAAAAGACCATGAATACAAACGTGCGGAAACAACATTCAAATATTCTTGTGGCAAATTTAGTTCGAATTCGGATGAATTCGGGTATTTAGTAATATCTCTGTCTTCGGAATGAATGGATACATATTTTTTCTCCAAAAAATATTGATTGGAATTTTTAATCAAAGGATGATTGTTAAAAACATTGTTGCTCATATATAGATATAAGTATAATATTTTTTAAATATATATTTTGTAAATATATATGATTGGTTCAAATTACAGCGGAAAACAAGCAAATAACACTGCTTATATTAAGAATTTTGCATATGGAGTTCCGGCAAATTTATGGAAAGTGACTGATTACAAAAATGAAGAAGGCATAACCGAATATGCAATTACACCCTCTTCGGACAAATTCAAAAACTTGTATATACCGGGTGATTTATTTATTGATGGCGACATTGTAAATCCGTCAGACATTCGATTGAAGAAAAATGTGGAACCAATAAACGATGTTATTGGTGAAAAACTGATGAATCTAAGACCCTGTTTGTTCGAATTCAAAGATGATCCGTCAAATAATACGCATTACGGTTTTATTGCACATGAATTAGAAAAAGAATATCCTGAATTAATTCATTTTAAACCTCACAATGATGTAGCTGAACCAATAAAAGCGATTAATTATTTAGAGATATTGCCTTTGTTAGTTCATAAAATGCAGAAAATGCAAAAAGAGTTGGATGAATTAAAAAGTCAAATAGCAACTAACAAATAATATCATTATTTATTATAATGGAAACAGAATTCAACAGTATAATAAATATTCTATTAGCAATAACAATTGCTTCGTGTATTGTGATAATGGTTACAATAAATATGATAGATACAAATGGATTGTCAGCATTGTTAGGTGGATATTCTGGGTTGTTAATGGGTATGTTATTTTTGATGATTGTGCATATGATTTTTGCGCGTACGAGTTATTTACAAATGTTGCCGATAATAATGTTAATAGCGGTTGTAGGATTGTCCATGTATTATTTATCTAGCAACTTTGATAAAATCGCAAAAGGAGAAGTGTCTAGTTATTATGTTAATTTTTCCATATTGTCGGCAATATTCATGTTTACGCAAGTTGGAATTATCTTTAAAGCAGTGTATGAAACTCAAGGACAAACTAACAAATTGTTCAAAGACACAACGAATTCATTGTTAAGGCTTTTAGGGGTAATTAACATATTGATTGTAATAACGGTTGGAATAGTATTGCAATTTTATTCTACACAAGGATGAATGAAATTCTTACACAAGGATGAATGAAATTCTTACACAAGGATGAATGAAATTCTTACACATTACACAAGGATAAAATAACATTTAACATTGTCTCTTTATATTATAAAATTAAAAACTTGTATGTTAGTCCGTAATCTGTTTCGGTTTCCCAGATGCCTGCAATTTTAAGCAAAAAGGAATTGCTGATTTTGTCGGGTGTTTCTGAGAAAACCTTGATATTGCCGTTTTTGATTTGTTCATAAATTTTGTGTTGTGGTGTTTTGCCAGTAATGGCTATTTTTTTAAGCAATCCTTCTTCCAAATGTTGAATTTTTTCAATGATTTCTTTGTACAAAGTGGTGTCAAAACAACATTTGAATTTGTTGTAATATCTTTCCACAGTTGTACAATTTAAGTTAATGTGAATATATATGCCATTCAACACAAAAATAGGTGTAGAATAAATAATACGTATAAAATTGCCGTTGTTCATAATGTTGTTTTTGATAGGTTCTAAAAAATAAACATTATCTTCATTGTATTGTTCGATGCTTTTAACGATGTTCATGTCTTATTGTATAGGTTCTTTTGTTTTTAATATTTAATGTTTAATAATATTGTAAATATTAAAATAAAGAATAATCAAGTGATATATAGAATGAAGTTTTTTGAATCGCATTTTGAAGATTATACAACCGAAGTGTCAAAGATGAATTTGCATCCAAAATTGGAAAAGTATTACACTCATTTTCCAGATGAAATAGACGATTTAGGTCATCTAATTTTTTATGGTCCAAGCGGTGTTGGGAAATACAGTCAAATGTTGCACGCAATTAAAAAATATAGTCCAACGGAATTGAAATATGAAAAAAAGTTAAATTTGACATATGATAAGAAGCAATATTTCTTTAAAATAAGTGATATACATTATGAAATTGATATGTCATTGCTTGGTTGTAATTCAAAATTATTGTGGCATGATATTTATCAGCAAATAGTGGATGTCTTATCTGCAAAAACTAACAAAACTGGTATCATTGTTTGCAAGGATTTTCATAATATACACAGTGAATTGTTGGAGAATTTTTACAGTTATATCCAAGACAATAATTCAATGTTAGTTAATATAAAATTCATATTGCTGACAGAAGAGGTTAGTTTTATTCCGGATCCAATTTTGAATTGTTGCGAGATAATACATATTCCGAGGCCAACGAAAGTAGCCTATTCAAAATGTACAAAACGCAAGATGCCCAATGATTTAAAAATGGAAAATATTGTTAACATAAAATATTTGCACAGTGGTACATATGAACTGATGAATCCGCACAAAATAATTTGCGATAAAATACTGAATGAAATGACGGAAATCAACGATCTAAAATTCCTAAAGTTTAGAGATTTGTTGTATGACATATTCATTTACAACTTGGATATAACAGATTGTATTTGGTATATACTAACAAATTTGACAAAAAACGAAAGGATTAATGAACGCATGTCGGATGTATTATTAAGAACATTTAGTTTCTTAAAATATTACAACAACAATTATCGTCCGATATATCATTTGGAGAGTTATTTGTTTTATTTGGTGCGAGTGATGCATGGGATTTAATGCATGGGATTTAATATATATGTAAAAGGTACTTAAGGGCCTTAAATTGGGAAAATAATATATTAAAACCCCTAAAGTAATTGAATAAATTCGATGGGTTTGTATATAAAGAATACACGTGAATTAATTGTAATGGATTTACAAACCGCTTTGCAGGAACTTGGCATAACTGTTGAACTAACAAAAGTAGATCAAGAGTATTTAAAAAAGCAATATCACAAAATGGCATTAAAATGGCATCCAGACAAAAACGATGATTTAAATTCCACCGTGAAATTTCAGAAAATAAATGAAGCATATGAATTCTTGCAAAAAGAGTTGCACGCAATTAATCAAACAGACAATCCATTTAATAATGAATTTGTTAGTTCATCTGAATCCAAAGACTCAAATATATATCTACATTTACTCACCAACTTTGTTTTGTCCTTAATGAAAGGATCTTATAACGAAACGTTGTTGAACATAGTGAAAGATATATCACTCAATTATGAAACGGTTACTTTGGCTTATTTGACGAAAAAATTCGAGACACTCGACAAACAAAGGGCAATTGAATTATATCAACTGTTGTATAAATACAGGGATATTTTGTATATTAAAACTGACATTTTAGAACTTGTTAGTTCAATCATCAAAGAAAAGTACAAAAATGATAGAGTCTTTATATTGAAGCCCAGTTTGAAGGATATGGTAGAGCATAATATTTACAAATTGGACATTGATGGACAAGTCTATTTAGTTCCCTTGTGGCATAATGAACTATATTTCGATGCAAAAAATGGTTCTGAAATTGTTGTATTGTGTCAGCCAAAGTTGCCAACTAACATAACCATCGACGATAATAATAATCTCTTTTGTGAAAAAATCATACACATAGAAACTGAATTGTTGTCACTCATTAAAAGCAAATTTGTTAGTATAGAGATTGGAGAAAAACATTTTACCATTCCTTTAGATAAATTGTATCTGAAAGAAGAACAATTATACAAGTTTAAAGGACAAGGAATTGCACAAATATGCGAAAAAGATATTTACAATGTTAGTTCAAAGGCGGATGTCATTGTGAAAATAATTATGACTTGAAATACTAAAAGGATATAAGTATTTTAATATTTCAAATAAAACTGACTTAATTATAATATAACATATTACAATTAACTAAACTAAAAATGTCATCGTGTAATGGTAATGGCGAATGTTTAACTCAATGTGTATGCGATTGTTATAACGAAGAAACAGATGAATACAATGAATTATGCGTTTGTGGACATAGAGAACATAATGGTTATTGTCCTTCTAATTGTTGTATGCCAATTCAATGTAGAAATTATAAATATTGTAATATAAAACTACCGAAATGGGTATCATTTTGTCATAATGGTATGTGTATGAATTGTGATATTCAAATGGGAAAACATTCATATACAAATAAAGTAGATGATTGCTGTGTATGTTTAGAAAATAAAATTATGTTATTGTTAAAATGTAATCATAAAGTTTGTAATGATTGTTGGTATAATATTACGAGAGAAGGGTTTCAAAACAATGAACGAAAACCGTTATGTCCATTATGTCGTAATTTGAATGATTGGAATAAATAATCGGCTTTTGAAATGTTAAAAGTGTAATCGTTCATCTACAATTTCTAGAATATTATAAAATAGGTACTAAAAGGATGTAAGTATTTTAATATTGTACTCGGTACAAAATTAAAAATAAAAAAGATTAAATATTTACAATTTAAGCATCAGTCTTCTTACGAACTAGCTTCTTCTTTGGTGCAACCTTAATTTCTTCTGCTTCTTCTGCAACTGGTGCAGTAACTGGTGTAGCAACAGGTTCTTTAGCAACTTGTACTGGCGTAGCTGATGCCTTTGCAACAGGCAAATCTTCATCATCTGAATCTGGAACAATAGTAGTTGGTGCACCATCGGGATCCACGTCGTCTTCTGGTGGTGGCAATGCCTTCATGCGTTCCTTGTCTGATTCCTTAGGACGCAAGAAACATGTGCCTTCAATAGTCGCCTTTGGTCTTTGAACCATCGCTTGAATCAAATTCCATGTAATAGAAATCTTACCATTTACAAACCACAATCCACCACATTGCAACAAACAAATGACATGCGACTTTGGCTTCAAGAATTCCAAAGGACTTAAATGAGTATTGGTCTTTCCATTGATGTACAATGGTTCACCATCTTCGTCATATACCTCTGACTTCCAGACGCCCTTCCATTGCGGAATTTTGACTGTTAGAGTAGGTGGACGACTTGTGTCCATAATTTCAGTATTCTTAACCTTAGGATGTCGCAACATAACATTAAACTTTTCTTCAATCACATCCTCACTCTTGATTTCCTTACCAAACCATTCGAGAGAGTTCTGCATGGCAGCACGCTTAACAGCTAATTCGATTGCACGCATAGAAGCCAAGAATGCAGTCGCTTCTGGAGTAGCATAATCATCACTAGGAAATTGAAGAGACATAGCCCACTTGCCGTTAGCTTGCTTAGTGCCAGGATCTTGTCCTTCCTGAGCACCCCATGTAAGCATAAGTGGAGTTGAAATTGTCAATGATTGTTTGAAATGTTTATTAAGTAAATTCACCACCTTTCCACCAGCCGGATTAGGCTTGGGCTTAGTGTATTCGAAAACACTTACATCAATATTAGTACCGTCAACGATAGAGTCTGCCATTCTGTCCTTGTTACATTACATTCAGGGTTTATCTTTAAATCAATTTTTTTTTAAAATATAAATTGGTTTCGAAAGCTTAACGAAATGCGTTCAAATCAAATAATATAATAAAATAATACAAACATATTATATTATATCTTATATTATACTATAATGGCACATTGCAAAAGAAATAAAATGACTGTAAAGATGGAGAACTATTTAGAAATATTGGAAAATAACATGTCAGCATCATTCCAACGATTAAAACAAAAGGAAAAAATAAATGGAAATTTAGATGACATACCTTATTTCAACGATTACAAACGATTATTGGAATATAATTACAATCTTAAGCAATTGAAACAAATCGCCAAAACACATAAATTAAAATTATCTGGAAACAAGGACGAATTATCATTGCGAATATATACGTATTTGCGTTTATCTAAATATGCAATTATTATCCAAAAAAGAATGCGTGGTTGTCTTCAAAGAAAATACAATAGATTTCATGGACCCGCTTTCACCAACAAAAGTTTATGCACCAACACTTTTGACTTTTTATCCATGGACGAACTAACAAATATACCAAATAGTCAATTCTTTAGTTTCAAAGACGAAGATGGTTTCATTTATGGTTTTGATTTATTATCGTTGCATAATTTAATTTATCAGTGCAATGGTGCTGTTAAAAATCCATTTAATCAAAAACCAATTACAATAAAAGTAATCGATGATTTTCGTTCATTAATGCGTTTAAGTCACGTTTTGAAAATTCCCATTTCAACTGAAATATCGGATGTTACTAAAGAAGTTTCAGACGCAAAATCAGTTGAATTAAGAACAGTCAAATTATTTCAAACAATCGATTCTTTAGGCAATTATACAAAACCTGAATGGTTTTTATCTTTGTCAAGAGAACAACTCGTCACATTTTTAAATGAGTTATTGGATATATGGGTTCATCGAGCTAATTTATCAATAGAAACAAAAAGAGCAATTTGTCATCCAAGTGGCAATCCATTTTTGCGCGTTCCACATCCCCAGCATTTAGAAACATTTCATAATTTAGACGACATTCGTAAGGCAATTTTAGGGGTATTGGAGCAGATGGTTACCACTGGTGTAGACAAAGAAAGTAAATGTTTAGGTGCGTTCTATATATTGGGTGCCCTTACTTTAGTAAATTCGGAGACTGCTACATCCATGCCGTGGTTATTCGAATCCATGTACTATATTTAAGTAGGGCGTTTTTTTAATTAATTTTATTTTTAAAATTGATTGGGATTAATGTTTTAGACCATATCCAATAACAAATAATATATATTAGGCTTAAAACTATTTAAAGAGAAGTCATCGTTATATAGTATAGAATGCCCAAACCAAGCAAATCTAAGACTGACGTCGCTGAGACGACCCCCGCTGTGAGTTCCGCCGAGAAGGCGCCTAAGACTACCAAGGCCCCTAAGGCTAAGACCCCTAAGACCGCTGAGCCTGTTGCTGAGACCAAACCCGCTGTCGTTGAGACACCTGTTGCCACCGAATCCGCTTCCGCTGTTCCTGAATCTGATGCCGACCTTGTTGCCCAATCTACTGAATTCCTTGCCAAGCTTAACCAAGCTGGTGCATTGTTCGCTTCTTTGAAGGCCGAGTTCCGTTCTTTGGAGAAGAAGTGGAGTCGTGAGATTAAGACTGCCCAAAAGTCTCAAGCTAAGCGCAAGCGCAAGTCCGGAAACCGCCAACCATCTGGGTTCGTGAAGCCAACCAAGATTTCCGATGAGCTTGCCAAGTTCCTTGAGAAGCCTGCTGGAACCGAGATGGCCCGTACTGATGTTACTCGTGAGATTAACACTTATATCCGTGCCCACAAGCTTCAGGACAAGGACAATGGACGCAAGATCAATCCTGATGCCAAGTTGTCTGCCCTTTTGAAGTTGAAGAAGACTGATGAATTGACTTACTTCAATCTTCAACGCTACATGTCGCCTCATTTCCAAAAGGCAGAGAAGCCATCTACTGCCTAAAGCGATAGCAACTGTACACTTTAACGGTAGTAAAAGGTAAGTTATTAATTTTAAAACGGTCGTAAACTTTGAAACGGTCGTAAACTTTGAAACCCGACTAGCTCAGTCGGTAGAGCGCTAGCCTTTTAAGCTAGTGGTCCAGGGTTCGAGTCCCTGGTCGGGTGATAATTAATTTTGTATTTTATTATACAACATTAATTCAAATACTTTTCAAAATCATCTACACTATCGATGCGTTCATGTCGCATTTTTTTATCATTCAATTTGTCTTCTGCTTCTGCTAAATCGTCAAAGGTGATATGTGGTTGATATATCTTTACCATATCCAATGTAATCATTTCTTCTTCTTTAGAGAACTGATAGCTGTTATTTAGAATATACTTTACACAAAAGTCAGCAGTCAAAGTTTGAGACTTTAAGATGTCAACTAAACTAACAACATAGATATTAGCTTTTAAAGTTGACAAATCATATTTGTTTCTGTACAAATCTTCAGTTGTAATCATATTTGTATTTAATATAATCTTTCTATATTTTATTTTTATTAAACATTTTACAAAAGTGTAATAAAGACAAACTAACAAATAATGTATGTCCGAAATAGAAGTCACCAATAAACAATTTGTTAGTTTGTTAAGCCAAACCAATTCAATCAAATCTTCCCTTTTAGCTAGATGCATCGTGTTTAATGATTCCGAAACAGACCTGTCAACATACGATTTGGAACAATTAACAAAATATAATATATATTTGAAGCAAGTTGTCAAAGACAACAAACCAGCACATGTTAAAAAAGAGAAAGAACCTGTACAGCCTAAACAAGTCAAGAAAGATGACTTGGAAGATGAAGATGAACTAACAAAAGAAGAAAAAATCACATTTGCAACTGTTTGTAACATGGAAGACGCAAAGCGTTCATTCTTTTCAAATGAATTTGACGAATTTGTTTCGCACATTGGTAAAGAAAAAGAACTAAAGTTTTACAAAGCGAATTACAAATGGGCAAATGATAATACTGGGCGTCCAGATTTTGCTTCTCGAAATTTGTTGCGTGGATTTGTACAGAATCTCGACGCATACAGAAAATATTTGTTAGTTTGCTTTCGTTGCATTCTTGTCAACAAAGAGACAAAGGAATACAGATATCCGTCGTATTGGATTGTAAACACTGACGTAGATTTGAAGACACTTTTGGGTTCCATTTATGACGATTTTGATTTTATTCAGGTTTCAGAAGACGACAGAGTTCATTCATTGCTTACAAAAATGCGAAAGCACGAAGATGAAACCGACGATGCTTTTGTTGGTGAAATGTATTTGCATTAAAAAACAAACAAATTATTTGTATTTACAGAACATAAAATCTTCTTGTTTCATAATTTCTTCAATCTCTTCTTGTCTAACTGGTCCATTTGCAATTTTAATTTTATTAAATATAGCTAATTTTTCTCTCTCTTCTTGTAAATTAAACATGTCATTAATTTTATTCAAAATCTGAATATCATTAATGTAAGACGTATTTGCTAGTAACCATTCGTAAAAGTCTTTGCTTTCGGATTCCTTGAATTTTTTGAAATGGCGCATTGTTAGTTTCAAGTTAACCTTATCGTTGTTTCCATTGGCATTCATATTATAATCCGTTCCAGACAATACACAGATTTCCTTGAATTCTTTTTGGGTCATTTTGAGTTCTTCCAAAATTCCCTTGGTATAATACAATACAACTGTGTGTGCCATAATGCTAAAATATCGCAGTACACGAGTGCAACCGTAAACGAACAAATCCATGTCTTCACTCAGGCAAGCCCACACCTTTTTCTTAATTACTAACATAGCGCATAATTCATCTGCTTCTCCGGGTGCGTCATAATAAGTTGCACCAAATGCACGAATAAGTGATTTAACGCTTTCGATTTTCTCTTTATTGATTTGTACGAGCTGTTTCTTTAATAAAATCATAGCAGAAATAATTTCTTGCTTCTCATCTTCTTCGGTTTTAGATTCCAATTGCTTTTGCAAATTATCATATTCTTCTTGTGCATTTTCCTTATCTTCGCGACGTTTTTGTAAGAGTGCATTCTTTTCAGGTGGCGGTTTGCCGTCGAACACGAAAATAGGCATAATATTATAATGATTAAATATAGACAACATGACATACATGTTTTCTAGTAAAGCATCTTCGGCTTCATATTTGTATAAATAAATGCTAATATCAACGACGATTTTCTTGCCGGATAGTTCCGACAAATTAATGCATCGGATAGATTCGCTACAATTGTCTCTTAAATAACGGTTTAAATGTCGGATTCCCATTTTGACACACGGTTTACAGCAACAAAAGCTGGCAAACAAAGCTTCAATTTTTTCTTTAAATTAGTTTTCTAAAATATATTGAAAAACTACTTAAAGTCATAGTGTGGCCTTAAATTACTTTTCTAATATATTATATATTTTCAACCAAGTTCGCACATTGTCATTCGCAAACTGGTTAATATACGTGCATTTTTTCTACGTTTTATTGTATACAACATTGTTTCGGCACATTCAACACTCTCCAACATATTTGTTGCTTTGTATTTCTTTTCAATAAATCTACAATATTCACGCAAATTATGTGGTGTCTTTTTAAAGCGTAATATTGAAATGTTGTTAGTATGTGACCAACCCAAAAACTCTTGAAAGTTGTTCATTAAGATTGCAACTAACACATAGTAGGATAATACATTGGTATCTTCTTTATACATAGTTTCACGCAACACAGAAGATGCATTTGTTTTATTATATAAATCAACGTATTTTAGCCCCATGAAATCCAACACTTTCACCATTTGGAAAAAAGTGTATATCCTCTCTAGGTTAATAAACAACTCAGCATTCTTCAAGAAACTTTGAACATCTTCTTTGTCAGACAAACTAACAAAACTACAAAATAAGGCATTCATAATTCTTGCCCAAAACTCCGTGTATGATTCAAACAAATTAACTTCTGATTTAACTGGAAACAGCGACAATATTTTGTTAGTACTTTCGCTCAAATTTATCCCCGAAAAATCCAGTCCAAAGTTATGAAATGTCTCATGCATAAACACTTTAAACCATTCTTCCTTTCGAAACACTACGATTTCCGAATCTACTGGACATGTGCGTGTAAAGGCAGTGTTTACATTGTTCTCGTTTAACGCATCCGCATTCGAATTCGGCAACACTTTTGTTAAACTCGTATGATACACAAACACTTTCAGCTTCTTAGCACAATTACTCGGTGCATATTTATTTATTATATATAGCCAAACTAACATATAATCTACATATTTATTGTACATACCAACACTCGTTTCATTTTCCTTAACAAAGATGATTTGAATGCTTTTGTTAAAGAGATGGAAATCATATGTCCATGAAATTAAACTAGTTTCATCAATGTGTTTGCGTATTTCTTCGGGAAATGCATTAGGCGAAAATGTGCTTGGCTTCGGTATTTGCCGTATGTTAGTTATATTCTTTGTTGACATTTTATAAAAAGTTTCACCTTTTTGCAACTTTAATTGTTCAATGTAACTAACACCACTTTTAATATCATTGTAAAAATGTTGCAGGATTACACGCGTTTTGTTAGTTTGTTTTATCGGTGTCAAGCAATTGTGTTTTGCAAAAAAGGATATCAAGTTTTTGCTTTCTTTTGTTAGTTTCATGAAATGTATATATTATTATTTATTATTTTATTTACTTACTATATGATTAATGAAAATGAAATAGTAAATATATCGAAAAAATGGGGTTCATTATCATCTAATAATTGGAATCAAACAGCAATATTGTTTATTACCACACATGGTATTGTTACAAAAGAAGATGAAACTAGCGACATACATACTTTTACTGTTCCTCAAGGAATTACTATTAAACGTGCAACCGCAAGTACACCAGGTGAATGTAATATTGTTGAACCAGAAGTAATCGACGGATATGTTAGTTTAATTAAGTCATTGATGTCAGAATTATTGAGCAATAGAGAAGACACTCAAAACAATGCTATATCTAAAGTATTTACTACTGTTCAAAAGATTGAATCAAATGAACTAACAAAAAAGAGAAAATACATTGAAATTGCCGGCGACAATGAAGATTACGTGGAAGATTATAAACGTTTTGTTAAGAATTTCAACAAGGCATTTGGCTACAAAGAATTTCACTCTGGAGAACAAATCATTGACAAAAAATATGTGCGTTCAAACAATCAAGCAACCAAAAATGACTGGACTATGAAAGTAATGAATATCCCTGGAAACCCAGATTTACTATCTTTCCTAAAATCCCAGACACGCTTCGGCGAAAGCACCGTCACATTAAAAGAAATCGTCGAATTTTTACAGGGAAAAGGCGTTTCAACTATTGTTATTTTCGACATGACGTGTTCGTCCATTATGACAACTAACTTTGTTGAATATCCCGAAAGACACGTAAGACGATTACGTCGTGACATCAAAGACCGACAAATCGGTGGTTATACCAAGTTTAAAACTAGCTTCAAAACTAGGAAGAAACGATCCAACCAAAGGAAACGAATTAAATTTTCACTTTCTAAAAGGAAACGAACTAACAAATCTAAAATTAAATCTCGCCGTTTTTAATTTTGTTACGTATAATCATCAAATCATCATACACTTCTGGTTCTTTTCCACGAAGATGATGTGTTAGTTTGGCGTTTTTAGTTTGCAACAACAGTTCCTTCAAATCTTCGTTTTGCGTGAATTTTGCTTGTTGTGCACTCGTCATTTCTTTGTTAGCCCTGTCTCCGTAAAAATCTGGATCAATTTCAACACTCTTTGGTCGAATCAACGTTCCCTTGTATTTACCAGTTTCTCCTCCAGCACCTTTTGCCATTTCTGCATTTTGCGATAACTCTGTCCCTGAATCTAAACTAAACGACAAATAAAATTCTGGATTTTTCTTTTTGTATTTTGATGCTTGGTAATAATGCTCTACGGATGCCCAACGGTGATTGTCTAGAGAAAAGGGTTGAATCCAAAAGTTATCCAATTTGCGTCGCCATTTCGGGATTTTCGCTAAATCCACAAATTCTGGGATTAAATGGGATGGGATTTTCTCACCAGAACCTTTCCCTGGAATCGGCTCATCCGACGATTTCGCATAAAACTTGAAGACTATAGCATCATCATACAAATTCATTATTTTTGCATCACCTAAATCTTCAAACGACGGCATTTTTACTTCATTCGGGATTAATTGCGATTTAAACGCACGAAACTCGGGTATATACGAAAACACACCCGAATCTTTTTCCATGCATTTATCGACTATCATTCGCTTCATATCATACGGAATTTCTTTGTAGTCGAATATTTTCTTTCCTTTGTAGCCAATCAACTTGTAATGATTTCCAGTATGATCCAACATAATATAAAATTCTGGATTGAATTCATCACGACTAACAATCAAGGGATCTACATCGGTTCCACATTGCAACACACCATCTAAATCACCCGCTTTATAATGTTTACTCGACATAATAATGAATTTAATGTTTAACAAACGCTCCATTACATTCACGGTTCTTGCATCCGCCCAGAATTCACATGTACGCACATATTTTCGCATATCTTCCAGTGATTTAATGTCTTTCATAAAGATAACATCCGCAATGTTCTCCTTTGCAAACTCGTTTTCCTTTTTCAATTTATCAAACACTTTTTTCACTTTCATGGCAGCGTCGCGAATGATCAATTGCTGTTCTCTGTCTAAAGTAGTTGACAATTTTGCCTTCAATTCGTCGTACTCCTTTTTAGCAACAATCGATTGCGAACGCGTTTCGTTTATTTCCCTCGTAAACATATCGTAGCGTTCCTTATAATCATCATAAAATTCTTGCTTTATAGTATCGGCTACTTTGCTTCTTAGCTTGTTCACAGTTGTGTCTTGACCAATCGTTTGAAATGCATCTCGAATTGTCGCGAAAAAACAATCACCACCACCTTCGTTGTCCGTCAAAGAATAATGTTTGTTTTTCATGAATTGTTGCATCCAATTGTTTTGTGGGTTGTCGTGATATTTTTCACGCGCATCTTTCGCCATTTTCGCCGTCTCTTCTTTCAATGGCTCGGCAATTGTTGCACCAATTCGTGCAGTAAAAATGTCCTTGCGAATTTGCGGAATAAGTATTTCAGTTTCCCTATCTCTCGACTCGGATTTTGATTTTTTCACTTTCTTTTCAACAGAAGACGACTTAACAACTTCTTGTTCTTGTTCGGGTACCTTTCTCAACTTATATATCATGTCTTTTGTTGCAAATGAATATATCAATGGTTCTGTTTGTGTACTTGAGAATTTCTCTACATCCAAAATAGAATCTTCATCCAAATAATCCAACGTTTTGCTTGACGGTATTTCATATACACCTATTTGCAATACTTTGTTGTTATGTTTCACTAAATAGATTGGAAAATATGTAATGTTCTTGTTTGCAAATGTGTTTTTTGGACCACCAATTGCGACAATTACTTCTAAATCTTTTATTTCTACTTGATACAAGTTTGCTTCTTTGCTTAAATCATCTGCATCAACACGTTTCAATTCAGGGTAATTTATTGTATTGTCTAATTTAGATACTACCATGTCGTATATAAATTAAATAGATTTATTATTTTTCATTTATCGGTATTTCATTTATCGGTATTTCATTTATATTTCATTTATATTTCATTTATAAATTAATCCAACAAAAACTCCCTACCATGCCAAATCTAGGTTCAGCATTTATCTCTTTTATGAACGCCCACATTAAGTGCCGTTTTTCTACTATTTCGAAGTTTTCAGGCAAACTTTCGAACTCTATAATTTTCTCAGTTAGCCAAGCATTTGTCATGTAGCTCGCGTTCCATTTTTGGAATTTGTTTAAACCATAATATCTAACAATGTGGACTAATTCCTTTTTCTTATACGTATTATAGTATTGTCGAATATCTTCAAAGGATGATTTTTTTTCAAAATACGATAAATTAAAAATATTTTCTGGATTGTATCCAGGATTGTATCCAGTTTTTATTCCATTTTCTACAGGAGTTTCCAACTCTTCTATCATTTGTTGAAATTCATATTCTTTTATGTTTTCTTCAAGTTCTTCAATTCTTTCTTCCACAAGTAAGTCAATCTTATTTTTTTCACTCATTAAACACATTAAAAAAATGTTTTTATATCTTTTAACATTTCAAATGTTAATTTTATATAGTGAAAATTATATAAAAAATATTACTTTTATATAAGTATCAAATGGGACAACTAAAAAATTAAATGGGTACAAATACTTTACTTAGATTGCAATTACTGTTTACATTTCAACCAAATCCATATACTTGAAAATCGCCTTGTTCGACAAACTCTGATAATCCTTTGCCTTCTTTTGTGCCAAACCATTTACCGTGTCTAAAATGGTCTCGCCATTCACATAATATTTTTCGGGCGTATCTGATTCGTCATCGACTTCTTCAATCATATCTTTATTAAACAAAATCGCAACAATCTCAGTCAATTCGTCCACTTCATTTTTCTTATCAGGAACATTAATCATATCCATAACGGTCGCCAAAATGTTTCTCAACAATTTTACAACACTCTTCTTTTGAATGAAATTATTCAAAGCCAAATTCATGTAAAACGTAGTGATTGCACGACGTCGCTCGTTCGTCTTATTCATTTCGCAAAATCCGTCGTAATCTTTGTCTGCATCGACGTACGAAATATTAATGTAATTTTCTTTAATATTCTTGAACTTAGTCTTAAATACTTGATTCAACCAAGAATACATGTGTGCCAATTCTGCAAACACGTCTGCGAAAATCTTGGAATAGAATTTATTGGTAGAACAAATGTCGTAAATCATTTCGCCCAACTTTTGGAGTTCTTCTGGCGGAGATTCGACAACCAAGTTGATTCTATCAATGATTTTTTCACGAACATCTAGGAAAGTTTTGTCCGTCAATTTATTCAAGAACAACCGAATTTCATTGATAACACCGTCCATTCCAGTTTGTTGCTCGATTTTAGTCGTCTGAAATGTTCGAATGCTGTCCCATTCTTCTGCGCTTACTTCCATGCCGTTATTACCACGTCTTTTCTTATTGTTCTTGATCGTGTTCCCAGACATTGTGCTATTTGTTTCGATGATAGCCGGCAGTGCCTTTGAAAATACGGTTGTATTTAGGCTAGCTGATCCGACACGCGAACATAAATAATTGATAACATCACATGCGTCCTGAGGAATTTCAAAGTGAAATCCGCTATAAGAGATGTCATTGAATTGTTTAAGATTATACTTCAAAACAGTCGCCATTGTATCCGTATACTATAATTACATGGCTTATTATTTATATCAATTTTTTTAAGAATATAATATTCTAATTTAAACACACTTAAAACCAACGCATTAATACATTGTAGAATGTCGGAAAACACTTTTAAAGGTCCAAGAGATAGCACGTTTGGAGAAGATTCAAATCCAAGCAAAGAAAATAATACAATGGAATCAGATCACGATGTAAAGGTATTTACATCTTGGGATGATTTAGAATTAAACAATGATTTATTGCGGGGAATTTATGCATATGGCTTTGAAAAACCTAGTCCAATTCAAAGCAAAGCAATACATCCTATTTTGCAAGGTTCCGATTTAATTGCCCAGGCACAGTCTGGAACTGGAAAGACTGGTTCATTTACCATTGGCGCATTGTCAAAGGTTGTTATTTCTGACAATTCGAATCAGGTTTTAATTATGGCACCAACACATGAATTGGCCCATCAGATTACCACTGTTATTAGTGGATTGTCAGAAATGATGCATGGAATTCGTATCAAGACGATTGTTGGAGGATCTTCTATTGATGAAGACGCAGATGAAATGCGTCAAAATCCACCACATATCATTGTTGGATGTCCTGGAAGAGTTTTTGATATGGTTAGACGACGACACATCAATGCAAACAAATTGAAGCTGGTTATTTTGGATGAAGCAGATGAAATGTTGTCGTCTGGATTTAAGGAACAAGTCTACAATGTCTTTAAGTATTTGAATAAGAATGTGCAAATCGCATTGTTTAGTGCAACATTGCCCAACAACATCTTTCAGATTACAAATCGGTTTATGAGAAACCCAGTGAAGATTTGCGTGAAAGCGGAGAGTTTAACATTGGAGGGAATTAAGCAATATTTTGTGGCAGTGAATGATGATCGTGAAAAATATTTGACGCTAAAGGATTTGTATCAGCATATTTCGTTGTCACAGTGCATTATTTATGCAAATAGTGTGAAGCGAGTGTGTGATTTGTACGAAGCTATGAAGGAGGACGAATTTCCGGTGTGTTGCTTGCATAGTGGAATGAATAAATCGGAACGAGAACGTGTTTTTAAGGAATTCCGTTCTGGTGCATCTCGCATGATGATTTCGTCGAACATAACATCCAGAGGCATTGATATACAGCAAGTTGGTGTAGTAATTAATTTCGATTTGCCAAGGGATATTCATACATATTTGCATCGCATTGGTAGAAGTGGACGTTGGGGGCGAAAGGGTACTGGAATCAATTTGATTACAAGGCGAGATGTGCAAAAAATGAAGGAGATTGAACAATATTATTCTACACAAATAGAAGAATTGCCAGCCGACATTGCATTTTTAAGAAGTGTTTAAGAAAATACGTAAAATAATATCATTATATTTCTCCAAATAAATATAATGGAATCAGAGACAAATGAACATTTTAAAATTCCTATTAGTTATAATTTAAAAGTTCAAAAACTAAATAAATCCGTATTGGATGACTTGGAACTAACAACTGCGGTGGATAAAGAAAAAGAGGATATCCCTATTTATCATGAAATATTCAATGTAACGTTTAATAATAGTGTAACTGCCGATGTAGTAAAACAGATATCAGAATCGTATACAACCGACGTAGAATTTTTGAAAGAAACACAAGACGTTGTCCATGAAATGACTAGTGAACGCTTCTACACTACACAGAACAAGCATACGTTTGAAAATGGCGAGCATTCTTTGAATGATTTGCAATGCATGTGGAAAGAAATAAGATATAAACCTGGATTTTGCGAAAAATATTATTATGTTGACTGGGAGTTTGCCAAAGAATTAAACAACAATTCACATTTTTTACAGCTGTTGAGTATTTACAATATTGCATCTCCAGTTCTTTCGCTTTGTCTGCCAATATTTGTATTAATTGTACCACTTGTAGTAATTAAGATTAAAGGAATTCACCTATCAATAAAGGAATATTTTGACATTCTCAAGACAGTGATTTCAAATCATCCAATGTTTAAGATATTTTCAGATTTTAACAATGTTAGTGGTAGTCAAAGGATATCTATAGTCACTTCTGCCATATTTTATGCGTTCTCTATTTTTCAAAACATACTAACATGTATTCGGTTTTATTCAAACATGCATAAGATTCATGAATATTTTCATAAAATGAACATGTATTTGAAGTATACATTAGACATGATGAATGAATATGAAACGATGGTTGGTACTTTAGGAATGAAAACGTATATGCCATTCATTGTTGCAATGCAACCACATAAAATACAATTGAAAACACTGCAATGCGATTTACAAAACATTGATTCTTTGAAATTGTCTTTTACAAAGCTGATGCAATTAGGAAAGGTAATGCACTTGTTCTATCAAATGCACTCCAATGATGATTATCACAAATCAATTATGTATTCATTTGGATTTAATGGATATATTTATTCAATGCAAACTGCAGGTGCGTTGATTCGACAATCGAAAATGAAACCGACAACGTTTGTTGCAAAAGGCAAACCTAATTTTAAGGGAATGTATTATCCTAAATTTGTCAAGCAATTATCACAAGAAATTGTTAAAAATGACTGCAAATTGAATAAGAACATGATTATAACTGGGCCGAATGCATCGGGAAAAACAACCACTTTGAAAACCGCATTAATTAACATTATCTTATCACAACAAATTGGCTTTGGCTGTTTCGACAGTTTAAAACTTGCACCATTTGACAAACTTCATTGTTATTTGAATATTCCAGACACTTCTGGACGCGATAGTTTGTTTCAAGCAGAAGCTAGACGATGCAAAGACATCATCGATTGCATTGACGACGAAAAGAATGCTAATTTAACGCATTTTTGCATTTTTGACGAGTTGTATTCAGGAACAAATCCAGATGAAGCGGTTGTTAGTGCAAATGCATTTATGGATTACCTTGTTAAAAAGGATAATATTACATGTATTTTAACAACACATTATACAAAATTATGTAAAAAACTTGCGAAAAACAAGATGATAAAGAATTATAATATGAAAACGGTAAAAAAAAACGACAATTTTGAATATACGTATGAAATAGAAGAGGGAATATCGAAGATAAAAGGTGGTTTAAAAGTGTTGAGAGACATGAAATATCCAAAAGAAATATTGGATTTAGCAAAGTAATTCGTTTTAAAAATGATTAAAATATATTGATTATTTTTAAGAATGGCAATGATTGACATATTTAGCATAATTATGATATTAGGCATTTCGGTTGTCGCAATATTATGTGGATGGAGGTTTATGTATTTAGATAACCAAATAAACGCACAAAACCATAAATTAATGTCTATGGCCAATTTGGTTTCAGTGTTGGCTGGGGAGTTGGAAATCGTTAAGAGCAAATTGGGTTCTAATTCCGATGGCGAACAAAATATTCAATATTCTTCGGACATAATGATTGGTGGTTCTGATGACATGGAATTGAATGCAATTGATTTGATTAGTGTGTCTGATGGGGATGTTGATGAAGACGAAGAATCTGTTGAAGAAGACGAAGAATCTGTTGAAGAAGACGAAGAAACTGTTGAAGACGAAGAAACTGTTGAAGACGAAGATTTAGAAGCGGAAATGGATTTAGAAGATTCGGAGTCTAACGAACAGATGAAATTGCTTAATTTGTCTTTAGCCAATGATTCTGCTTTTGAAATGGAGTTTGAAGATATTGTGAAAGACATTGAAGACGTTTCGGAGGTTAAAACAATACACATTGATGCTTTAGAAGGGCTGTCGACAACTGCAGAAACAAAAGAGACGGAAACAAAAGATGAAACTGCAGAACCAAAGGAAACAAAAGATGAAACTGCAGAAGCAAAAGATTCAGAAGTTTTAGAGGAGCAAAAACATGCTGAAAATGATTTTGACTTGAAAAGCATTAATATATCCGATTTAAGCGAATTGGATGATTTGCATGCATCGAAGTTTGACTACAAAAAGATGTCATTGAATAAATTAAGAGAAATAGTTGTTAGTAAGGGTTTGATTGCAGATGCTTCAAAATTAAAGAAGCATGACATTCTCAAATTGTTAGAAGTAGAGGCAAAAGCCGAAATATAAAATATTTATAAAATCTTATTATCTATCTTTAGTATAACATCATGTCTTTTTATACTATGGAAACAACAGCGCAATTGCAAGGTTCGGATTATAGTATGTGGCAACCAAGTGCAACTGTAAATAGAAAAATACAATCCGAATCAGGTATTAAGTCGAATTGGGAATACCGCAAATACATGCAAAAGAATGCAAATGAAATCATGAAATACAATACGATGCAGTACATAAATGCGTCTGGTAACAATCCGTATGCCATTCTAAATACCGCGTCCGTCGGTAACACTCCTCACTTATATGCATCAGTGCATGATACTAACAATCCAGTCTCTGGCTACCAAAACAGTGATTTAAAGCGCGATTATCTAGCAAAGGTGCAAATGAAATCTAGAATGATTGCACCGAGCATTCCAACAAATTTTTAACAACAACTAACAAAACATAAAATAAATAACAATATATTGTTACGAATAAACTATTTAATATTAACGTGTATTATTTAATATTAAATGAAATTGCTGAGTATTGATGTTGGAATAAAGAACTTGTCACTTTGTTTGTTTGATATAACCGAGTCTTTAAAAATTGTTAAATGGGATATTATCAATTTAAGTGAAAAAAACGAATCTAGATGTGTTGAAATCGACAAAAATGGCTTGTGTGATAAACCCGCAAAGTTTTCCAAAAATGGTCAATGTTATTGTTTGAAACATTCCAAAAAACACAATTTCTTACAACCAACTGCAGAATTTAAGACATCTTTTTTAAATAAACAAAAACTACAGACTTTAGTAGATATTGCTGAAAAACATCAACTAACATATGAAAAACCAGCTAGAAAAGCCGGATTATTACAAACGATTGGAGAATTTATTAAAGAAAAATGTTTTGAACCAGTTGAGAAAACAAACGCAACTAAAGTAGACTTGGTTACTATAGGGAAAAATATCATGTGTAAATTAGATGACTTGCTTGGCGAACATTTAGACACTATTGACAACATAATCATTGAAAATCAGATTGGTCCTTTAGCAAACAAAATGTGTACTATTCAGGGTATGTTATCACAGTATTTTGTTATGCGAAACAACAATGTACAAATCAATTTCATAAGTGCATGCAATAAGTTGAAGGATTTTTTACCTAATGAAAAAACGGATTATAAACAACGTAAAAAACTCAGTGTGCAAGTTGCATTAAGTTTAGTAAAAAATGATTTTAGATTCAAAGAATGGGAAATATTTTTTGTCAAGCATGCGAAAAAAGACGATTTGTCTGATTGTTTATTGCAGGGTCTTTGGTACGTCAATCATAATTCTTTATAGCAAAATTTAGATGTAATAATTTAATTTAATTTTTCAAAATATATATTTTGTAATTCGTATTACTTAAAATTAAATGTTCTTATTAATTCATAATGGATAACGATATTATTGATATTTCTATGGACTTTGATTCTTTTTCGGGTGGAAACGGAAATTTTGGAGGCGGAATCGAATTGCTAATGAATGATAAGAAAAAGGAGTCGCGTGGACCAACAAGTGACATAGACATTGAAGATTTAAATAATTTAGAGAATGAATTGAATGATTTAGCCGCCGAAACATCTAGTTCGATACCAAATACATTTGAATCTGGGTTATTTGGAATTAAGTCTAATTTTGACGACAAACCATCCGTTTCATTTAGCGAACAAGCAGACATTCGTATTTTGGACGATGAACCACGTATTAATTTAGGGCCATCGACCGCCAACACATCATCTGATTCAAAGACATGGGACGGTTATGGCAAATTTAATAATGTGCCTATTAATCCAGATTCTCGTATGTCGTCGGAACCAAAGTTGTCAAAAGATGAATTGTTGCGTGAAAAGTTTAAATATTTGAGAAAGTTGGAGGCACTTGAAAAGAAAGGAGTCGAACTAACAAAAAAGTATAATATGGATTCTAATTTGCAGGAAATGATGGGCGAATACGAGATGATTATGGAGGAGAAAACGAAGCAAAATTCAGTGAAATTTCAAGGAAATATGATGATGGCTTTTGTGAATGGCATTGAATTTTTGAATAATCGTTTAGATCCATTTGATGTAAAATTGGATGGCTGGGGTGATCAGATCAATGAAAATATTACCGATTATGATGAGATTTTTGGAGAATTGTATGAGAAATACAAGACAAAGGCATCTTTTTCGCCGGAATTGAAATTGTTGTTCCAATTGGGCGGAAGTGCAATGATGGTGCATATGTCTAACACTATGTTCAAGTCCGCGATGCCTGCTATGGATGATATTTTAAGACAAAATCCTGATTTAATGCATCAGTTCCAAACGGCCGCCGTTAATTCTATGGCAGCCACAAATCCTGGATTTGCTGGGTTTATGGGAGGAATCATGAATCCTGGTTCTAATTCTAACGCGCCACAATCCATGCCAACACAAGGTTTAAATGCAATGCCACCACCTTTGAACAGAGGCGGTAATAATGTTGGTTCTATGAATGTTGGAAGAGGTGACATTTCAATGGCACGTAGTTCTTTCCAAGACGACGGAATAAGTATTAATGAAAAATCAAATCAATGGAATTTGAATGGGTTTGAACCACCCCAGCCAGCCCAAAAAAGTAGCAGGCGCCCAGACATGAAAGGGCCTAGCGACATTAGCGATATATTATCGGGCTTAAAGACAAAGACAATTGAAGTTGCTTTGCCAATTCAACAAAAGAGCACTGTCATTGAAGAGATGAATAACAGTAGCACAATTAGTTTAGATGATTTAAAGAGTATACAAAATGAAGCAAACATTCCAAAACGTAGTCGTAGAAGACCAAAGTCGGATAAAAACACGGTTAGTTTGGATATTTAAGTGTATAATAAATAATTTATGATTGATGCAAATTATAAATTATTGGTGTAATATATGAAACGGATTATAATTGGCGAAGGTTCATATGGGTGCGTACATAAACCAAGTATACGTTGCAAAAAATCACCCAAACAAGGATTTAGTTATGAAGATTATGTTTCGAAAATAATGAAAACAGAAAATGCGGTCCAAGAATTAAAAGAATTTGTTACTATTAAAAAGATTGATCCAGACAACAAGTTTCATTTAGGTTCGCCCATTTTGTGTGAACCAGATTTGCAAGAAGAAGATATAAAAAAGGAAATTAGTGATTGTAAATACATTAAAGGTGATGAAGTTTTTAAAAATCCAGACAATTATAAATTATTACTTATGAAATATGGAGGTGTCGATTTAAAAGCACTTGCAACAAAGTATTTATCTGCATTATTGGCAAAAGATAAGCAACTCCGTGTAGACACGTTTTGGATAAATGTACATCATTTGTTCAGTGGTTTGAAGTTCTTCAAAAAGCATGGATTGGTGCACAATGATCTGAAGCCACAAAATATCGTATTCAATCCAGATGGTTTCAAATTATCTTACATTGATTTTGGCATGATGCGCACACAACGTGAAATGATAATTTCATCGAAAGGGAATGACAATTATTTAAGTCTTTTTCATTGGTCATATCCATTTGAATGTGGTTTTATGAATATAAATAGTTACTATTATTTAAAGTCAATAATATCTGCAAATAAAACAGATACATTAACAGAAAAGTTAGCACAAGCAATTGTGAACAATGATAAAAAATATATTAACAACCTTTCGGAAATAAAAATGCATAATCCAGGTGCATACAGTATTTTATTTACTTATATAAATCCAGAAGGGGTTGTACCGAGTAAAGATGCACAATATGCATATGTTCGTTCTTTCATGAATGGATTTAAGGAACTAGTATCAGAATTCGGATATCAAGCGGTGTTGGAACGAATAATCGATTCAATTGATATTTATGGATTGGGGTTTTCGCTCCAATATATGGCGAATGCGTTTAAACGTGAAAATGCTATGTCTTTAGAGGATTTCACGCGTCTATCTGCTTTTTTCAATAAAATGTACAATTTCAATATTTTAGAAAGGTCCGTTGACCTTGATGCTTTGATGAATGAATATGAAACTGTTTTATTGGAAATTGGTGTATTGACGCGTTTAAACAGAAGTTTCGAAAACAATCGATTGGTGAATAAAGCCCCGATTCCAGCAAAAGTGATGAAAGAATCGATTAAAGAGGAAAAATCGCCAGAACGATTGTCGGCATCTTTGCAGAAAATAGCAGAAGAAGACCCTATTATAATCACAGTAAAGTGTCCAGAAGGATCCGAACTTAATCCTTTAACAAAACGTTGTGTAAAAAGGTGTAAGGAAGGATATATAAGAAATGATGCATTTAAGTGTGTACAAAATAAAACAAAGAAATCACCAATAAAGACAAAATCTTTATCAAATAAATGTACATCGAATAAGGAGTTGAATCCGAAAACGAAACGGTGTGTAAAAAAGTGTAAGGAAGGTTTTTCAAGAAACGAACAATTTAAATGTGTGAAAAATAAAACGAGGAAATCCCCAATAAAACCAAAATCTTTATCAAATAAATGTACAGCAGATAAAGAGTTGAATCCAAAAACGAAACGATGTGTCAAGCGATGCAATCTTGGATTTTCAAGAAACGAACAATTTAAATGTGTAAAAAATAAAACGGCAAAATTGTATTCAACTAAGTCATCATCGACATATTCATCGATAAAACCATTAACATGGGGTGAAAAACAGCAGGCATGTCCAGAAGGCAAAGAATTAAATCCAAAAACGAAACGTTGTATAAAGCGTTGCAATCAAGGATACAAAAGAAATGAACAATTCAAATGTGTCAAAGACAAGACGAACTAACAAAAAACAAACTAACAAAAAACATAACAAATAAAAATAAAATAATTACATATTTATAATGACAACCAAATACGAAAATGGATTATTTATTTTTAGACGTGACTTTAGAATAGTAGACAACAATGGGCTTAATTTAGCCAATACATTGTGCAAAAAAGTATATCCTGTTTTCATTTTTACGCCAGAACAAGTGACTGGTGCAAATAAATACAAGTCTAAAAATGCGGTTCAATTTATGTTAGAATCTTTGAAGGACTTGTCTTCCCAAATTTCTAAAATGGGTGGTAAGCTTTTGTGTTTTTATGGCAAAAACGACACCATTGTATCTCGGTTGATTAAAGACTTGGAAATTCAATTGGTGTGCTTTAATGCCGATTACAGTCCTTATGCAATACAACGCGAATTAAGTATCATCCAAATTTGCGATAAAGTGGGTGTAGCAGTTGAATATGCACATGACTATTATTTGCATCCGCCTGGTGCGATTTTGAATGGACAAAAAGAAGCATATCAGAAATTCACGCCATTTTACAACACTGCAATTAGAAAGCGAGTGGATGCGCCTGCTAGTTTACGAAGAATCCATTTTGCTTCAACAACAAAGCATTTGCAACACAGTATTTCTTTAGAGGATGCTTTTAAAAAGTTTGTTGGAAAACTAAATCCAAATTTGTTAGTTCATGGTGGTAGGGTAGAAGCTGTGAAACAAATGAAAGAAGCAATGAAAAACATTAAGAATTATTCTAGAACTCATAATGATTTAAGCAAACCAACATCACAATTATCGGCATACATAAAATTTGGTTGTGTTAGTATACGTGAAGTTTACAAGACGTTTAGGTCGAAACACGATTTCATTCGACAGCTTTATTGGCGCGATTTTTACAACAATATTTTGTATTTTTTCCCGCACGTATTAGGTCACAGTTTGAAGCCAAATTACGATAAAATACACTGGCATTATAATTCTGGTTGGTTTGACAAGTGGTGTGACGGACGGACGGGGTTTCCAATCGTGGACGCAGGGATGCGACAAATGAATGCAACCGGGTATATGCATAATCGTGCGAGATTGATTGTTGCGTCGTTTTTGATTAAAACGTTGCTAATAGATTGGCGAAAGGGAGAACAATATTTTGCACAGACATTGACGGATTATGATGTGGCGAATAACAATGGAAATTGGCAATGGGTTGCATCGTCGGGTGCAGATTCGCAACCATTTTACCGTATATTTAATCCGTGGCGACAATCGGAAGAATATGATGCGGATTGCGAGTACATCAAACAATGGATACCGGAATTGGCGTCGTTGGAGCCAAGAATAATACACAATTGGAATACCGAATACAGCAATTACAAAGATATAAAGTATCCAAGGCCGATTGTGGATTATGCTGAACAGCGTGACAAAGCATTGAAAATGTACAAGGATGCGTTATAGTATTTCATTTACAATATTTTATTTATAGCAACTTCTTTTGCAATTTTCTTTGCAATCTTTTCATAATTTTTCTCTGATTCTTCTTTTGTTGAACCAGACATTGAATTCAATACAATTTTCATGTATTTTTCGTTTTCCTTCGATTCTGGATCTTTATATCTGGGATGTGCATTTTGCCAGTCCGTAATCGTTTTCATGTTTTTGCAGGCGACTTGTTTTATTGCCTTAATAAGCGATGTTTTATTTTCGTCATCTTTCTTCCATCTATTTTCGTCTTTGATGTAAATAATTTCTCTTTTGGAATCACTGCAATGAATTGGTCGTTCTTGATGTTCTATTTCATTTAAATTTTTAATGAACACTCTGCTTATCCCTTCTGCATATCCCATAACGCCGGTGTCTTCGAGTTCATCTAAAGACACTTGAATTTGGTCGACGAAATCACTCATATTGATTGCATTTTTGCACGTTTCGTTGAGAAAAAACTGTAAATTAAACGTTTTATTTCCGCAATTGTTGTACGAATTGTTGTATGAATTATTTTGAGACATGTTGACAATTGTTTTGTTTTGTTCCATTAGGTCATGCTGTAATTCTCTGTTTTGTTCAATTAATTTCAACACCAAATTTGATGTTAATTCTAATTTTTCTTCAAATGGCGAAGGCATTTTACAATGAGGTTTATGTCTCCAAAGACCACTCCTATCACTGTATACTTTTCCACATTCACATTGTACTTTTTTGTTTATCGTCTTGTTGACACTATTGGCAACATTGTTGACTTTATGTTTTTGGGTTGCCAAATGTTGCTTCCAATGTTGCATTTTAGTGCATTTATAGTCACACTTTTCGCAGTAAAATTTTTCGACACTATTTTCACTATTTTTTGTTGACATTTCACTATATTTTATCAACAGAAAATAGTGTCTAAATCATTTTTCGAAAAATAATAAAAAATTTTATCGTAACACTTTTTTCAACCAAAAAACGATTTTAAGAGCATTATCGTCACAATCACTTTTTCACGATTTTTTTCCAAAAGTTTTTTTGACTTTTCAATTTTGGACATTTTTAAAAATGTCCATTTTCAAAAACCTATCCGACTTTTCCAAAAATTTTTGCTACCTTTTGTGCCTTACTGAAAATACAATACAGAAATAATTATTCTGTGTTTGTTACCATGTATGCTAACAAAATTTTATTTAAATGAATAATTATATTTTTCGCAGGAAATAGCGGTGGATTGATCCATATTGCAAAAGGAGATTATAAAATCATTTTTAGATGTGCAGAACAGTGCATGAGTTGGAACCGACGGACATTGCGAATGATGGAAAAATAGACATTACAAGTTGTATAATAAAATTGAAAGTAATTTAAATACATACCCCGTAATCAATCAATGAACCTTTTGGAAATGACATCGAATCAATCAACAACTGTTCCGACATTTATCTTTGTCGATGGTAGCTACTTTTGTTTCTATCGTTACCATTCATTGCTAACTTGGTGGAAAAACGCATATCCGGAAGAAACGGATGTACTTGCTGACCCTTTTACAAACGAAAAGTTTGTCGAGAAATTCAAGAAAACATTTGTTGAAAATCTTCAAAAGATTCCCAAAAATCTCAAACTCGGCAAAAACGTCAATCCTATTTTGATTGTCGGTAAAGATTGTAAACGCGAACACATTTGGAGAAATGAAATATTCCCAAATTATAAGGCAAATCGCGCAAATGGCCCCGAAGATGGTTTCATGGGCGGGCCTTTCTTTAAAATGGCTTATGAAGAGAATTTATTCATTCAAGGCGGTGCGCGTTCCATTCTAAAACACCCTAAATTGGAAGCAGATGATTGCATTGCTATTACTGTCAAACATTTGCTTCAAAGCATAGACGATTGCAATATTTACATTATTACGTCTGACAAAGATTATTTACAATTGGCCGAAGAACGAGTGCATCTGTACAACCTCGCTTTTAAGAAACTGACAGACCAAAAATCCTGCACAGGCGACGCACAATGTGACCTCTTTTGTAAAATTTTGACGGGCGATGTAAGCGACAACATTCCGTCTGTTTTCCCAAAATGTGGACCTAAAACAGCCTTAAAATACTTCGAAAACCGCGATTTATTGGAAGCAAAATTAGACGAGAACGTGTCATACCGAAATACATATCAACTAAATAGTCGCCTCGTTGATTTTAACAACATTCCGGAAGAATTGGTGCAAGAATTCATGGCATCCAAATTCGAATAATAACTTATTTATATGTAATTTCAAATACAATATAAATATTTTTTACTAACTTTAACTTATAGCAATATTCATGAATTATTTAACGAATTTACAAAACATTAATTTAGATGATAATACAACAAATTTGCATTTGTATATTTTAGATCCTCTTTCGGTAATTATTAAGCTGGCTATCATTTCAAACAAACCGGTTGGTACAAAAATTCGTATTGACAACAACATCATCGTTTTACAAGAACCAGGACCATTTCAAGCTTTGTGTCGATACATTTTCAAAAGCAATAAAACAGACATTCAATATTTATACAATCCCATTGAACTCGCGTGCAAACACTATTTAACAAAACATGTTATACAACAATATCCAAAAATCAAGGACCTCTTTAAATGTGCGCAAAATGGAATTACTAAATTGGCTGAAACATACAAAAATTGTTCTATAATGCGTTTCAGTTTTAATTATTATTTCAGCATAATTTCCAATTATTTAGACGAAAAAAACGATGAAACACTTTTTAAACGAGATCATATGACACCGTTTTATAATGTCGAAACCATTGAAAAAATGAACCGTATTTGGAATGCCGATAGAATAAAAATAGTGCTAAATTTAACGACTTTTTTATCCAATGACACAAGTGCAGAACTCAATGTGAAATCACTGGAAACCATTATGGCAGGGGTTGATGTGCAGGTTTCACAAACCATCCATCGATAATGGCAAATCATCACGTATAAATGTGGCTTCTCCATTGCGATTCCAACTAACAACCATGGTAATTATTTCTACACCGGCGTCAATTGCGTTTTTAAACGCACTTCTGTATTGTGGATCGATGACAGATGGCTGAAACCGATTTACGTCTGTTCGTTGTATAACATAACACATTATACAACGAATGTTTGTTTCTTTTTTAATATATGTTAGTTCTTCCATGTGCTTCAAAGCACGTGGACTAACAGTGTCTGCAGTGGACTTCCGATAACCATCTGGAAAATAGGCGACTTTTGAATCGACTTCCCTGTCATCAAAGGTTAATTTTACTCTTTCTTTAGCGGTGATATCTTCGTAATCAGCTAAAGGAACATTCTTAACTTCCATAATAAATGGAATGTTGTTGCAATCTACGCCAGTAAAATCAAATCGAGAATCAATTTTGTCTTGTATTTTGATAACCGTTTCACGTCTAAATCGGATTATGTTTTGCAGTTTAGTTAGTAAGTTGTTAGTTAGTGCACTTTCTACAAGTGTTTCGGCCAACTTTGGATGTATTCCAACTATTTGTTCACATTCCGTTACGGAATTATTTATAATTTTTGATTCTTTGACAAGCGCTAAATAAATCGTATGCGAACATTTTAAGTTTGCTTGATTTTTCGGCTTTGTTTTTGTCTTTGGTTCTGGACTAACGGCTAGTAATACATTCGCACTAACATCTGCTAAACCACAACATCCAAGTGCTGGCGAGTGTGCCAACACTTCTTCATCGTTGATAAGTACATCTGCAACATAAGGTGTTCTTATGTGTCTTGATGGACGCTTGACAACAGTTCCTTCAATAAGATTGTCGAGTTTGTGCAACATTTCAAAGTATTTCGATGATTGAAGTATTTAACGGTAAAAAAGCATTCAATTTTATTTGTTAGTTATATCGTCTTTTGCGAGTTTTATTTCCGCCAATTGTTTCTTTCTTTTCTTCTAGTTTCTTTGTTTTCTCAGATTCCTTAGCATCTTTATTCGATTCTTTAGAATCTTTTAAATCTTTTTCTCTTTCTTTAGCTAAATACGTGTATGCTTCTTGCATCGGAGATGCACGATACTGGAAGCCAAAAATGTCTGCCCAAGCTTCTCGGATGCGTTCAAATGTTGTTTGACATTTTACGACACTTTTTTGAAATGAGTTTGCAGACGTGCCTGGAAATAATTCTAGTTCAATATCAATGTAAAAAGATAATTTCGATTGCTGGTCTTTTTCTTTGTTTTGAACAACATTATATGGTTCTTGTCGTTGGTAGCGATAATATGGATTTGGATTATACATAGGATTTGGATTATACATAGGATTTGGATTGTACATAGGATTTGGATTGTACATAGGATATCTATTATATATTGGATTTTTATTGTACGTAGGAAACAACCCACCAACCATCGTATTCGATTCGTTTAGAATTTGTTTTAACATTGTTCTTCGTTGTTGCAATTCTTTGATTTCTTCTTTATACAACACTTGCTCTGCTTGTTCTTCTAATGATTTTTCTGGTATCTCTTTTAAACGATGATAAATTTGTTTGTACTTTTTGATTTTTGAATCTATTTCGTAAATATCATCGCGAATGTTTTCCATTTCAATGTCCTTTCGCCGATTTGTTTCAAATGTTAATAATTCGTTTTTTAAAGCTGAATCGAAACCAAATTCATCTATTTCGTTCTTTAAATCTGGGCAACTATTAAATATGAAATACTTTATAAACGAAGGTATTTTGTCAGATGTAACAATGTAGTCTGCATTTAAATCATGTACTAATTTATACTTATAAATATCTGTGTTGTCTGTCGTTTCTGTATTGTCTGTCGTTTGTATCTTAACTAAATACATGTAATCCGAATATTCGATGCCAGATTTGTTAGTACATTGAATTCTGAAATGTCTCAAATAATTGTTTGGATTTTGTTTCACCTTTTTTTCAGGTACATCTTTAATCTCAATATATCCATTATATAAATCATACACTGTTTTGCCATCTTCTTTTTTAATCGCCAATATTCTATGTGGTGTTCTTTTGTATAAAACCATGTCGCCAATCGTAAAAGGACGTTCTTGTTCATACATTTCAAAAACAATGAATTTGATTTTCAGTGCCTCTTGCAACAAAACAAATGGGTCTAAATTTGCCGTTGAATTATTTATAACGTTTAAATTAGCGTTATCTTCCAACAAATCCTGTGTCAAACGCAAAATGCTGTTAGTTGTAAACAACCGTTGTCCATTTATTTCTTCCGTATAACTATTTGTTGTTTCGCTGTCGGATAGTTCCATTTGTCTGTTCAATCCATCTGCTACAGATGCATATAAACTGTTATCTGTTTCATCATTATTAAAAACAAACCAATCCAAATATGAATTTGCGGATACATCGTCAATGATTCTGTCATACCATGCGTCTTTCACCACTCGGTTCATGTTATAAATAAAATCATTTGTAGATTGAATGTCGTAGTTTTTAATGGTTTTATCAAGCCAATAGCTACTGCGAAATGCATTGCTTGTTACATTGGGTGTCTCGTTAATCAGCTCATTGCACTTATTTATGAAACCGTTTTTGCTGATATTTGGCGTAATGATGTTGGCAATGGCTTCGCATGATTCAACCAACTCTTTTCGTGATTGTGCAATGGATTTAAGACGTGCCCTGTAAATAACGTTGGCTTTATTATTGGTTGTTAGTTTGTTTTGAATGGTTTCCACATTGGTTAATGTTGAACTATCCCATAAAAGAGAACTAGGTACATACACATCGCTTATTTTTCGAAGGTCCTTCAAAATAATGTCATAATACTTATCCAAAGTCAAAGAATATTCGAAATTCAATTGGTTTACATTTTCTTCGGCAACATAAACTCGGTTTTGTCGCAAACAATGTATTTCCAGTAAATAAATATACAACATGATTGCATCATAAGCTTTTACGTTTGTTTTGATGTATTGTAAATAAAGTTTTTCAAACTCCTTATTAATATTATCGATTTTCGTGCCATCGTCAGTAACTAAATGCCATGTTAAATCGTTGTCTAAACTGGCGCGAATACCGCTAGCACCCGTAGAAGTTAATAGTTCGTTTTGTTCTTCCAACGTAAATTTGGCGTTGAGGGCATCAAAATCGTTGTCCGCATTGGCAATGATGGATGATGTTTCTAAACTAATGAATCGCAGAAATGTTTCAATGGATTTAAACAAAACAACCCAAATATCGAATTGATTATATGAATACGACAAAAACATTTTAAAATTATATAACTCGTATTGCTCCTTTTCAACAAATAACGTATTCGGATTTTTCAAATAAATATTGGCTTCATCCCCAAAATTGGTCTGTGGTTCTAAAAGCTGTTGTTGATTTTTATAGAGTTGGTTGTCATAAATCTGTTTGAAATTCCGGTAATTGTTGTAATATGAAACAGAATAGGGATTGTCAGGGTCTTCTTCAATCAACGAACTAACAACATAAATATCATTGTCGATGCATTTTAACGCTAATTCAGGTTTTTCGTAATATTTAATAATGTTTACATAATCTACTTTTAATGCCTCTAGTAAATTCTTAGTGCAAGTAAAGTAGTACTTTTGAAGTTCATAAATGCGATTAATTACATCAGCTATTTTAAAAATAATGGCCATATATCCGATTTTCAGTTGAACAATTTGCAACATTATATCATTGACATTTTCACTCAATCCATTTTTCAATAGCCGATGTATTTGTTTAATTTCTACATCAAAATCTGTTTTATATTTTGCCAATTCAACACATGCATCTGTATATGCACGATCAGCATCATTTAATGCTGTTTTTGAATCTGAATATTCTGCATACAAATCAATTAAACCAGATTTCTTTTCTTTATTGATAAAATTCAACAAATCACCAGGGTCAATCAAAAGACTAAGCGCAAAAGGGTCTCGCGCAATATCCGGAACATTGGAATAATTAATAGGAACATTTTGACGCAAATATTTGCTGTACAAATCAACAATTTCGCTAGACACATCTGGCAATTCCGTTTGTGGTATGAAAGAGTCCGGTTGTTCTAACGGTTCATTGCTGACAACGTTCTGTTTTGTTTCTACGACTCTCTTTAATCTGGCAACAACCGTTTCAGAATTTCTGCTTGTTACACCAGATGCAACATTTCCTTGACGTAATACTTCCGGAATGTCGTCTTCTTCTTGACGTGCTTCTTTTTCGATTTGTTTCATTGTTAAATGCGAAAATTGCGTCAACAATTGCTGAAGGGGTTTTTTATCGATTTGCCAATCCGACGGGTTTGATTTTACTCCAACAATGGTGTATGGGCGTCCAGCTATATAAAAAAGTTTATTAGGCGAAAAAAGTGTATTTAAAGTGATTTGCAAATTGTTTTCAATGATATGTTCGTCGTAAGCTTGTTGAAATGTTCTTGGTTTTTGCATGTATCTAAAATCGCTAAGAATGCGATTAATCATGGAATCGAATTCGGCTGCTTGAAAGAATTGTGTCATAACCGTGTCTTTGGGTGCAGAAGGTGGTAATGATTTAATTGGTCCTTCATAGTATCGGATTAAAGGGTCGAAATAAACTGTATTGCTTCTGGTTTTTGGAACGGACATCTGGGGTTCATAGTTGATTTTGTAAAAGTTGGGTATTCTGGTTTTTATATGAATAATGAGTGAATTGGGTATTTTGTCATTTGTTTTTTTAGATGAAGACATACTTATAATAATTAAAGATAAAGATTTTATATTATTATATTACAAATTCGTTTTATAGCTGGTGTCGAGATAATTGCCATAAAGCGTAAACATTTGTCGTTGGTTTAGTTTTTGTTTGTCTCGTTTAGCTTTTTCTAAAACTGTGATAGCATCTTGTATTTCTTGTTCTGAAACGTCTCCATCGTCATTGGTGTCCATTAATTTACCGAGTACTCTATATCTATGAGGAACGCAACAGTAAGGACTTTCTTCATTAAATAAATGGTCAGATAGAATAGTGAAAACGGCTGTTAAAACCAAAGAAGTATAAATGTCTCTGGTACCCATCCATGCCATGGCAAAAACTAACAACTGTTTTGTAACATTTAATTTTAAATATTCTTCGGTTGATTTGCTAAATTGAATAGAGATAAATTTGGAGCCAACGTTGAGCAAAATCATAACAACGCCGGCAAAAAATTTGCTATTATTTAGAAATAAAATGTGATTATGTACAAAAGCTATTGAATCATAAAATAGGCTGAACATTTGTTATATTAATTTAATATAAAAATATTTACAAAGAATGAAATACAATATAATCAATATATGTTCCATTTTCGGAGTTTGTTGAAAACAACATTGGGTCCATACTGATTCATAAAAGTGTCATATGTTTGATTTAAATTTCGTAAATATGGGCGATACAACGCATTGATTCTGGGTGTGAATGGTTCGGAAATGTAAAAGGATGAGAAATACAATTGTATAAAATGTGCCAGCCACAAAAATACGATGAATGCGACGAATGTCTTTAAGTATATTTTACGCATATATATACTGTGGTAAAAAGAATTTAAGGGCCTTAAATTGTGAATTTGCAAAATATATTATTCCAAAACGTATTTAAGGAATTACACTTGCATAAGCAGAGAATCCCTCTAATTTCGCAGATGTGTCCAACATCCCTGTCGTAAATGCATTTACTTCGGTCGAACTCGTCATACCCGGATCCACTGGAATTTGCTTCGAATCTTTAGCCATTATTGCCACTTTTATGTCTTCTTTATCTACTCCATCTGCATCGGATTTCAATTCACTTAAACGCTTGGTAGTAACCACCACCTTTTTATCACCTTTTTTTGAAACATTATCGTCTCCAATGGTTGTTGGGACTTGGTTCTCCATTCCTTCGACAAAAGAACCAAATTGATTCAAACCAGCAATAACAGCAAGTGCAACTAACAAGCCCAATATAACATGGTTCGTTGACAAAAAGACAACTATACCTATCAAAAACACTCTGCCTAAAACAGTTGCATATAAATCATTGACGGCTTTCGGATTGACAGCTAGAATGATTGTTAATAATACAAAAAGTGCGATAATTCCTTTTGTTTTAAGATTCATCATATATAAAACCCATATAATAATTTCAGATTGTTCAATAAATAATTATCTAAATTTTTATTAAGAGAATGTCTTATTTAGCAATGTCGGCTGCGTCAATAGATAATGATAACAATCAATATGAAAGTCCCATCAACAAGAAGAGACAAACACATAGTAAAACACAAAAGCATCGTCCAATGTCAATTGATTTCAATCCACAAAAAGTTAATTCTGTATTGCAATCCATTCATAATTCGATTTCAGATGACGATGATTTAGGAAGTTATAATCCTTCTGGAACGGCTGTTAGTGCTAAACATTCTGAGAATTTTAAACCTTTGAATCCTTTCGATTTTCCTTCCAAACCAGTCTCAATGGGTGCGGAAAAAAAGAAGATGGAAGGAATGGCTACTATGGACGACAATTTTGTACCACAACCAGTAGACAATGAAGATATGCAAATGCAAGAATTACAAAGTGCATTTATGAACGATTCGCAGGTAAGAGAGTATTACAGAAAATTAGTTCCGAGTTATCAAAACAATCCAAGACGTACAAACACGAATACATATAGTCAATCACAACCCGGTGACAACAGTCAAATACTAATTGAAAAACTGAATTACATGATAAATTTGTTAGAAGAACAACAAGACCAAAAAACGGGAAACGCAACTGAAGAAGTTGTATTATATTCTTTTTTAGGCATATTTATCATATTTATTGTAGACAGTTTTACAAGAGTTGGGAAATATACACGATAGAAGGCACGATAGAAGGCACGATAGAAGGCACGATAGAAGGCACGATAGAAGGCACAATAGAAGGCACAATAGAAGGCACGATAGAAGGCACTATAGAACAATACAACAAAAATTGTATTACATTTTTTTATTCTAACAATAAAACAATGTACAAAGGTTATAGAAATCGACTAACTAACAAAGGCGTAAAAACACTTGACCACATGAATAAATGCACAAAATGTCATAAATTGAATCCCAGTTTGCATCCATCTGCCGTCAACAATGTACAACATTGTCTGTTTTGTGGGAATCCATTCTATCTCATTCGCGTTCCATAAAATCAAACGGATTTCGCGCACATGTTTCCTTAAATGGCTATTTCAATTAATAATTAAGCATTTTTCGGATTTAAAGGGGCTATGCGCGAAATTATAGAAGAAGTATGCCGTCGGAGAGACAACGATTGGATGCGTTTTAATGCAAATATCGTTTATAATACACGTGTTGTTACTAATGTCTTCTATCGCTAAATGCGTGTATTTAAATTGTTGCACTATATCATATATCGCATTCTTGAAAGCAGAAATAAATTCGTCCCTTGTTAGTTGATTGCCGTTGATAGATGCAATACACGACACTATTTCTTCGCCTTCTTTGATGTACGTACATGACTTTTTGAAAATATAAACGGCTCCTATTTCGCCGTCTATCATAAGCATTTTAATATGTATATTATTTGTTACGACTAATTCCATTATATTGCTCATTGATGGATAAATAATTACATCGAATTTCCGACGCATTTCGTTTATAAAATTATATAAATAATAAATGTTTTGTTTGTCGCCCGATAATAATGCAATTTTTGAATGGACGGATGACGGCGGACTAAATTTAGCCAAAGGAAAACAATACGTACTATATGCAGTTAAAGGAACAATGCTTGTTAGTTCATCTTCTCTTTTAAACAAACTAACACTAATCTTTTTATTATTGTGCGATTGATTGTACTCGTGTGTTTGAATCAATTGCGGTGCAATGTTTTTTTTACGCCACAACTTATCCACACACAAATAATCAACATAATACACATCCAATTCTTTGTAAACATTGTTTACATTTATTTTTACATGCAACGGGCGTGATGTAATAACACCAATAATACGATTTTCATCCACCGTTTTGCCAGTTTTATTGTCTATCAACACCTCCGGCTCCGCAAAATACGACCAATAAGCTTTTGAATTATGCATCGTAAAATAAGGTATAATGTTTTCCATTTTCGGCGCATATTTGTTCTCATGATTAACAAAATAGTTTAAACGAATAAGTGTTGTCAAACGTTTTTTTGTTAGTTCATCCACATTTTCAAACTCTAATGTTTTTATCTTTTTCAAATTAACATAACGATTCTTTTCAGGCAATTCTTTTCTTATAATACCAACATTGATAAACCAGTAATACATATCATAAAAATGAAACACTGGTTGCAATGACCAAAACCTGTATTTAAGACGAATGCATGCAAAAATAATCATTACAAACACTATTATTCCCACTAATATATATAAAATCATTGAAATTCATATATATTTAAATTATTACAACTTTACTCATTATTCATTCATCCAATAAATATGTCCTTCATCCTTTTCATCCATATCTTTTTTCATCAACAACTGAATCGGATATTGTATTTCGTGTTCTGTACCTTCTCCAAACACCTTTTCTACTTTAATTACTGTATTACCTCTATCTTTGTACGTTGTCGACACAAATGTACCTTTTTCTGTTATTTTTTTCAAAGATTTTAACACCATTTGCAATGTGACATGTTTTCCTAACATTCTAACCTCCCAATCTCTCCCACTGCTTACATATGAATCATCGCCATCATTGCATTGCAAACACAACCGTCCAAAATACTCGTCATCTGGGTTTAAATTCATTAAAACATGATTATCACCCGTGTCGTACACTAAAGGAACCCAATAAAGCATACTCTTTAGACCAGTATGATAAAACATGTGATACTTCGGTTCCTTTGGATTATACAATATTAAATCGGTTTTACCATCAAAATCTTCCTTTTCATAACAAGACATACATACGTCTACATTTGCTTTTCCTTCAGATATGTAATGGTAATCCATTGCGTCTAATTCATCATTACATCTATCACACACTTGACATAAAGTCGAATCTATAACTCTTGCAGGCGTTATAATTCGATTCATACCATCATTATGTTCGAGTATGTGTTTATCACGACAATCATAGCACATATCTTTCGAGCAATGAAAACACCAATACCGTACATGTGGCAAATAAAGACTGTATTCAGAACGCATGATTTCGTCTTCTATATTCTCATCCATTTTTGGTTCAAGTACTTTTCTACAAATATCGCAACTGTAACATCCATTGATATCCTGATGAAGACCATTTCCAATTGACAAAGTTGGGGCATCTTCGTCTAAATAAAACTGCTGAAAATATTCATTCATGTACTCTTTAGTTGCAATTGTTATCCACTTTGAATCAACGTCTGATTCGTCAATAGTGGGGAATTCGCCTATTCTGCTTGGTTTATACAAAAATATAGCACTATACGTGGTATCATCTGATGTTAAAATATGAATGTCATTTGATGGTAAGTTATCATATATGTCCATAATAATAACCACTCATGTAGTGTTTAGATTGTTTTGAATTATTTTTTTTGAACTAAATAAAATATATGCGTTTAATATAATGGCAAGTAAATTTACTTACAGCATTGCATCTTATAATCCTTCAAGTGGCGTTACTACAACCAAAGATGTTAGTCCAAATTTATCAACTGTAAATCCATTTGCTACATCTAGTGGAAAAGGAAAAGGCATATGGTATTATTATTTAGTTGAAAACGATGGTGCATTCGACACGTTATACAACTTCAATTTCGACCCAACCTTTAATTGGTATATGTGTGTGTCTGCCAATGGTGGATTAGGTGCACCATATCAGGCAAACAATGGTGGTGGAGGCGGTGGTGGGCAAATCATCAATGTTGCACTGACCAACCTTGTCCAACCTAGCACAATCAAATTGTACCCGACTGGCACTAACAGCGATGTAACATTGACAGCCATTAATTTCATAGACGGTAGTCTCATTAATCTTCATCCTGGTTTAAATGGAAGCAAAAGCACATCATTTGCGATTAATGGTGCTGGTGGATATGGTGGAAATGGAACCGACTTGAATAGATCTGTGTTAGGTGGTGCCGGCGGAGTATCTTATGGTTCTGGTTATCAAACTGTCAGGGATCCTGCAACTAATACATATAATTCTGTTCAAAATGGAGACGCAACTACTACATTTATTCCATCTTTGAACAGTTTTGGCACAGATGCTAGTGTCGGTAGTATTCAAACAACATTAAGTGACAATGTCGCGTGTACGATTGCTACCGCAGGCAAACTAAATTCTGGTGGAAACACTTCTAGTGTGCTTTTCTATTGCACACCTAAATAAATTTTTTATTTATAATTTTGAAAAATAAAAAATTAAGATTGAGTATATTCGAAAACAGTTGTTAATGCTTTCAAAAACTTGTCGCTTTCAACAAGATTTGCATCGACAATTTTGTTTTTAAGTTCCAATAAAAGTGCAACCTTTTCCGCATTCTTTTTTTGTTCTTCTTCGTCGTCAGTTATAATACTGTATTTTCGAATATCTTCTTCAATGACTTTAAACGTAGTTTTTAAATTCTCATTCAAACGCAATTGATTGTCGCGAACTAAAGTATAAAAATATTCGTACATTTGATTTGCATTCAAGTTTGGTTTACTTCGAATGTGTCCTAAAGACCAATTTGGATTTGGAAATTTGTTCATTATATTGTAAATATATATTTTATTTTTGTCATATTTTTTTATTGCAAATAATTCAGTTATTTAGCCCTGCAAATGGAACAACATCGTATATTTACTTTATTGCAATTTTCAAAACATGTATCGCAAACTGAGTGGCTACATGAATATGCATTAAATACAGATGTATGTTCTAAACAAATGGGACAATCGTCTTTTTTGTATTGTCTTTGTTGTCGTTGTTGCTGTCTTTGTGCTTTAATGAAATCAATTTGTGGATACGACATGTCTTTTCTACGCATATAAAATGCTAAATTTTGCATAAATGGAAATCGTCCGTACCAATAGTCAAAAATGATTGTTTCGTTTGGTTGCAATGGTTCGCGTTCTTCAGGAATACGACCATCATTTAAATATATATTTGCATCGATAATGTCTACATCATCGCCGTAACGTGTCTTCAATCGTTGTTTAGCATCCTCTATGAATTGAGTAACCGTTAAGTATGAGTCAAACTGTAAAACAATAGTTCTATTGGCGAATGTTTCTTTGAATTCGGCATTGATGAACATTTAATGAAATGTGTCTAACTATAATATATCAAATAGTTCTTATATTATAATTTGAATAATATATTTTCCCACATTCAATTTTAAGTCGGCTTCACAAACATGTACAAATACTGATACTCGTATTGACATTGCAACAAATCCGCTTTTGATTCTAATATGAAACCACACGACTGCGCTTCATCTACGATTTGTTGCGTATCGGGCATATACATGACATGCTCATTCTTTCGCACTTTTCCATCCGCGTCGTTTTTGAATTTTTCTAAAAACACTGCTTTGTCATTGTCATTATCCAACTTGAAATCAGCACTATACGAAAAATCGGTGAACTTCACTCTGGTTGTCGTAATGCGCTCTTTTGCGTATCGTTGTGGGGACACATAGAGTAATGGATTGCCTGGTGGCAAAATAGGATCGAACTTATCTCTATCCACTAAATGCACGATTAGACAACCGCCTGGCATCAACCAATTATAACAATTGTTGAAAAACTGTGACTTGTCTTTGATGTAATAAATTGTGAAATACATGCATAAAATGTGTGTAAAAGTTTCTGGTTGAAATGTACTACCATTGGTTGCATCGGCTACCTCGAATTTATAATCCGGGAAATTCTCTTTTGCTTTCTTGATCATTGAAACAGATGAATCAATACCTATTACATCTAAACCTTTGGAACCGAGTGAAGCAACATGATGCCCAGTTCCACAACCAATGTCTAAAATTTTACTCTTGGATGAAGCCGATGCACTGTTGATGATAAAGCCAACTTCATATTCATCTTTTAAGGTATTAAAAACTAAATAATCATAAATGTCTGCGTAAAAATCATCGTAAATGTCTGAACCAGATTTGACTAAAAACTTGTCATTTTGTTCGAAGCCTTCCATTCGCCCAGATTTTACACCTTTAAAAATCAAAACAACTAACAAAAGTAATCCGGCAAATATTAATATTTTACACCACGATGAACATTTGTTGTACATGGATATGAGTTTTTTCATAATTAATATAGTATTATATTTTATTTGTTAGTATTTGACATCGATTTTTGAAAACACTATTCTAATTTTTTCTCAATATTAACTATGACGGATTTAAATATTAAATTATTTGACTTTTTTACAAATTGTATAAATAAAAGATTATCAATGTTTAGACATTTTGATGAAACTTTCAGCGAAAGTGAAAAAAAATTATTAAAAAAAATTTTAATTAAATGTTATAATGAACAGCAATATGCACTGGGGCTTGATACAATGAGCCTAGGTTCAATTGTTCCAGAAGAAAGGATTAAAAATAAAATAATAATCAAAAATCCAAATTCTGAAACATATCCATATCAATGTTTAAAATATTATTTCGAATCAATAATAAATTTATATAATGATAAATATACTAATGATCCAATTGATGAATATTTAAAAAAAACGTTATTTTGCGGATTATTTAATGATGTTAATTTACCTAATGTAAATTATATTAAAGGCGGAAAATATTCAAAACGAAAACAAAAACCTAAATATACAAAACGTAGAATTAACTATGTAAAACGCAAATCTAAATACACAAAAAGGCGTTTGAATGTCCCAAGATATAAAAAATAGACATTTTGCTACCTTTTGTGCCTTACTGAAAAATCGGTTTTATAGATACATAATATATTTGTGACCATTTATCGTCACAAAACTACAATTATTTTTTCTGCGACACATTTCAGTCACCTGACACGAATGAGTTATTTTCGACACTTTTTTGCCTACACTTTTTGTAATGAATGAACACGATATAAATGATATACGAAGCGACAAGGAATTCAGGGGAATCACCTTTTCCGAATTTAAGAAAACGGACGTGAAAAAGGAACTCATCAAAAATTTGTATAATGCTAAAATTGAACCAGCATGTTATTGGAGTGCAGAAATGATATGTGCAGGACATTACTCGGATTTATGGGATGCTATTATCGGCTTCTATACAAAACACATTCATATTGGAAATCCAAAACTTATCACATATTTAGACTTAAGGATAAACAATTTTAAAGAAATTGTTTTAAACGGTTACCGAGACCAAGAACTCAGATTGAGAAATAACGAAAAAATGAGAAAACTATTTTGCGAAGTTATGTGTGTCCTTTGTGAAGCACGCAAGAAACATTGTTATGCCGAAGTTAAGGTGAAAAAGGAGGATTTTGATTTAACACAAATGACGGAAAGATTCAAAGCACCCACCATCAGATATGCAGAAGATGTGTTTCTTAAGGAAGACCCTAAAGAATTATTTATTGCAACCAACGAACTCGCATACAATTTGTCTGAAGAAGGAAAGAACAGTGTTAGTGCATGTTATTGGATGGAATGGATTATTGAATTTGAAACCATTTGCAAACAGAAAAAAGAGAAATTCAAATGCGAACGCAGGGCTTTTGCCAGTGTTGATAGCAAATTTCAAATGGACATTGTCTGGATCATTTGGGATGTATTTTTAGCAGAATCTAGGAAGCGAAACACACTTGTTCAACGCATTGTCAATAGTGCGTTAAATATCTTTTGCTTGCGTTATCGACCTGGTTGCCACAAAAAACGCAGATTGCTAATGTACTTTGTCATTGAAGTGTTCACGGAACCTTTTTCTTTGGAAGAAGAATTAGTGAAAGACAAAGACAAAATACTAACAATTACTCGAAATATCAATAAAATTTACAAACAAATCAAGAAAAATGAACATTCACCTGGGACGGATTATTTATACCAAAATATCAAGGCATCCAATTTAGAAAAAACCATTGCCAAATTAGAAACTATGAATAGCTTGGGGGCAGATTACATTCCACGTGTTGATGATTAAATATTCTATTTATTTCTTTTGTTAGTATAAATGGTTGCCAAAAGGCTTAAAACAAGAAAACGACGTTCTATAACAAGCTCCAAACAATATTCCCAACAGAATATCGTTACTACCTTTTTGCAAATGCTAAACACTGTGAAACTCTATCACTGGAAAACGTTCAGCTATGCACAGCACAAGGCAACTGACGAATTATACACAAATTTAAATGCAAATATAGACGCTTTTGTCGAAATTATGTTAGGCAAAACCGGCGGGAGAGTGAATTTAACTGGACAGAAAACGTTACCATTATTGGATTACAACAATGTCGGGGATTTCACTAAAGAAATCAATAAATACAAGGACTTTTTGATAAACATGGATAATGCTTTGGTTGGAAACAGCGATTTGCTCAGTGTTCGTGACGAAATACTATCCAATTTGAATCAATTCACTTATTTATTGACTTTCAAATAATAGAAAAATACATATATAAATACATTTTTTCTATATATGTAATGCCAGAAGGACCAGAAATTTGGATTTTAAGCAAGGCAGTCAATCAATTTTTCAAAGACGACCGAAGCATTTCATATGGAAAACACTTGTTTCTTTTAGACAAAAGCGAAAACTGGTACTTTGGACTTACTGGAAAAGTTGCTATAAATAACGATGAATTATTGAAAGTTGAAAAGGGCTGGCTAAACGGCGGTGTACACAAATACAACATTTTATCCAACGAATTAGACAATCTTGGTTTAGATTTTATGACTGCCGAAGAAGAACTGTTGAGAAAAGAAGTCGATAGATGGCGTAAATCAAAAAAGAAATTAGCAGGATTGATGTTAGATCAAACATTGATTGCTGGAATCGGAGTTGCATGGGGTTCTGAAATTCTACATGTTTCTGGTTTAAGACCAGAATTGAAAGCATGTGAACAAGATTTAAGCAAACTGGCCGACGGAATATTGTCTATTAGAGAACACGTAAAACAGGTGTATGAAGGAATATTGGTTAACACTTCTTCTACCAAAAATTTCATCGATTATTGGTTTGATAATTTGTATGCAGTTCGAAAAATGTCTGTATATAAGAAAGGTTCTAAAATTGATGTTCTTGGAAGAACATGGTGGGTACATGAAAAGAATTAATTTTTGTTTTAACTTTCAGTTTAGCGAATCAAACAAAAATTAATTTGTATTTGAAATATAATGAGTACACAAGAATACATTCGCTCTATCACGGAAATTATACCTGATGATTTTCCCACATTAACGCCTTTGCCAGAATCAACTAACAATGTTAGTACTGGACTTGCAGGAATATCTTGGCAAACATGGATTATTATTATTTTAGTTTTAGCATTATTGGGAATCAATGTATTCTATTATTTAGCAAAAGGCACCGAAGAAGTTGCAACGTTGTTTCAACAAATCTTTGGACCCATTTTGAAATTCTTCGGTTACAGCACTTTAACCACTGCAAAACAAACGGTTGAAAATACTGCTACAGGAACAAAAGCTGGTGTAGACATTGTTGCTGGAACTGCAACTGGCGCAATTGACACTGTTGAAGATGTTGCAAAAAATGTGCAAGGACAACAGGCGTCTAGTTCTCTACCCGTTCAAAATAATATACAACAAGGCGGTGCAAATATGGACAAATGGCAACAAGATTCTTTAGAAAAAGCATTACAAAATTCTCAACAGTCGGTTGATTATGTTACACCAGACGATTCGAGGAGTTCTATTCAAACAACTGGGAAATCGGGTTGGTGTTACATTGGTGAAGAACAGGGAACTAGAACATGTGCTGAAGTGGGCGTGAATGATATGTGCATGAGTGGCGACGTGTTTCCTACACAAGCAGTTTGTATGAATCCTAGCTTACGTGCTTAAGTATACACTTTAAAAATGACAACACCACTGCCACCCGTTTGTGGATATTGATCGTTGACTGAATCGCCGTCATCTGTACCACCTCCGCCACCCCCACCAGTATTTGGCATCCCTGCTTTTGCCGATATTATCGTAATAGGATTCGTGTAAGGATTGATTTCTGAACCGTTTCCACCACCAACTAAACCTCCCAATCCAAATGTACCAGATGGGCTTCCAGACGATTCACTGTAATATCCACCTCCTCCGCCACCACCTGCACCATATAAAATGTTATCTATACCTAGTTGCCCATTGCCACCATTACCACCATCCTGTGGAAGAGAACCTGATTGTCCATTGTTGCCTAACGTGGATAAACTAACAACACCTGAATTATTCACAGTTGTTAACGCGCCACCACCACCTCCACCACCCCCACTTGGTTGCGATACATTTGTTGCGCCACCGCTTGAACCGTTTCCTCCACCACCTTTCCAAGAAATATTTACATTGGAAAGTCCGCCACCTCCGCCATATGTTGCATTGTTTGTTGTAATATTCAAAGAATTAAAAGTTATTTGTGTGTTATATCCGAGAATTCCTTCGCCATTTGAAGGCCATAGTGGTGTCAATGGTGCTCCCGAACCGACGGACACCGAAATTGTTGTACCGGCAGTGACGGCAAAAGGCGTTTCAGAATTGAGTATTTGACCGCCACCACCGGCACTACTACCATTCGAACTACCTTCTGACCAATACGCTGCCGAAGAACCACCTGCTACCAATGTAAATTCGATGTTACACGCATAATTGAATGTGATTGTACCTGTTTGGCTTCCATTTGTGGTGCTATCAACAAAATAAATGAAACCGTTTTTCTCAACGACGTTTCCAGTTGTTTGGTATAAACTTCCGATGGATGCAGATGCGATATTGGATGGAACCGACTGTGTACATTCATTTTTTGCAACAAGATAAAAACTATATGTCGTGTTAAAAGATAAATTACTTACTGTGTAACTAAATGTGTTTGGAACTGTTGCTATTTTTACAAAAGACGAACCATTTGTGCTTTGATAAATATCGATGATTGTAATGGATACCACATTATCTGGAGAATCCCATGTCAATACAATTTGTTTTTGAATGTTTGCTTTAGCAGACAAAGTTGGTGGAATAAGGCTGACAACGGCACTTAACAACGTTGCATTGACTGGCCATTTGTTAGTACTATTAGACATAGTATATCGGTTTCGTGGATACCAAGTTTGCATGCCATCATTCCAACACAGTTCTTGAATGGGACCGGGAACATCAGAATCTGTCGTTGAATGACACAATTGCTGTCCCAATGATTGCTTAATATCACCTGTACAAATATTTTCTTGAATAGAACACACAAGTGTACCGCCATCTTGAATTACAATGGGTACCAAAGGTGCAACTGGATTTATGTCAGGAAATGTGTCGGATTCAGGAGTGGGATCAATGGGTGGTGGCACATCTGGTTCTCCATCACCGCCATCAATTCTATCTGGCAACATTGGATTAAATGGTTTGAACGGCTTTAAACAAGTCGGTGGTTCAAGAGTGGGACCTATAATTACCCCTGTTTCCGGATTTATCGCTATATTTATCACATTTCCAGTACGTTTTAAACTCGTAGTGTTTGGGTTCGTGTAGCCACTGGTTGTTTGAGTTGCCCAAGTTGTGTTGCGATTTACCCATGTTCCCGTTGCTATTTTTGAATATCGTTGCCATTTTGTTAGATTACTACTATTTGCCTTATATTGCAACACATTGCCTTTGTTCAACATTTCCAGTTTTTTAAAGTTTAATGTAATATCTTCTGTGATCAATGAACAACTGTTTTGAACTCTAGACCATGCGCGTGGAGGGCGTGGTAAATAACAATTACTATTTATACATGACATTTTAATATACACTCATATTTTAAAATGTTTTATTTGTTACTTGTTATTTGAATTAATTGCTTTGCGGATTATATCCATCTCCCATTCCATAGAAGAACCATCTTAAAGACAAATAATTTGGCACTTTTACACTTAACCCGTTTGAACCACGCATATAAGTATTTGCACCCTTGCTTGCTAAACGTGCGATTTCAGTCGTTCCTAAAGCATAATTGTAATACCATAAGTTGGAAATGTAGCCACTAAAACCACCATTTGGTGCCACATACACGTCTCCATAATTCTGCTTCGGCACTCCATGCAAATGATGACTTTTGACGATGGTTCCGTTGATGTAAATGTCCAAAGTGTTATTTTGGCACCTTATAATTAGATTTACCCACTTGTTTAAAGGAATATCGTCCACTCTAATTTCCTCATTAATCACATTAAATGTGTTCATCATAATAATTAGTGCATTTGTGTTTGGTGCAATGTAAACACCAGGTGCATTGTTAGGAAAATTCAAACCTTGTGTTTCTTCGCTTTTCGGGTTCTTTGAATAATCGTTTCCTTTATAAAACACACATCGATAACGTCCTGAATTATATGTCAAATCATCAATGTATATCCAAACAGACCACGTAAATTCTATGCCTTCATCTGCATTCACAGAACGTGTAATTGTAACTGCACCGGATGCATCGGGATCTTGTGGAATGACAATCAACTGCTTAGCATCTACCATTCCATCAATCAATTTGGGCGTGCCAGACGGGGATAAAAAGTATCCTAAAAGTGTGATGCCAAATCTAAGAAAAATGATAAACACAAACAAAACCAACAATAAAAATGCCACTTGGGCAACAAGACTGCTGGAGTTGATAAAATCTTGTGTTGCACTAACATATTTATTAGGTTGAAATTGATTGAATGTTGAAACTTGACTGTTGTTAGAAAAATCCATCTTATATATATTATATATTTTTTACACTAAATGTTATATATATTGTGAACAAGTAGTTCCCATAGGATAAATTAATTCTAAACATGTTGTAGGCATATCGCCTGAATACCAATTACCATCTGTATTATTGTAAACGCAAAATCCAGTTGCGTCGTCAATATTTGTTGTATTATAATAAACATTGTAGATTATACCATTACAATTTATTGTTATAGGTCCTCCAACTTTGTTTGCATTGCCAGAGCAACTAGAATTCAAATTACAATCAGTAGTCGCATTTGTGCTTACTGAATTAAATTCCAGTGCACGTTTTGCTTGATGACTGCTAACCATCGTTCCTTTGTATGTTTTACCTCCTGTCTTAACTTTTCTCATAATATGTGTAAATACTTTTAGTAATAGTAATAGCTATTAGAATTGAATGTAACATTTTTCAACGACGATGCATTAATTGTGCTAGAAGTGTTTGCATTTGTACCGTTACTATAATATGTACATGTAATAACGCTATTACCACAACATGATGTGCTAAATACTGAATTTTTACATTCAGATTGTTGACAGCAATTCGAAGACCATGCGCTTTGACACCCACTATTCAACACAAGTTGTCCAGGCTGTGCAGGTGGCCAAACGTAAGACGCTATACAACATGGCATATCACTTGCACTGACATTTGCTGTTCCAAAAGTGTTTGTAGAGTTTATTAATGACCCGCTGGAAGCAGTTATACAACAATTTGTCGATTGGTTGATGCTTGGGCTATTATAATAACACGTATATGTAAATGGATCTAAACCTGCACCCGAACTTGTGCATGTAATAACTGCGTTTAAATATGAACAAGGTTCAAACCCGGTTCCATTGTTTGAACAACCGCATCCAGATGAACTGGTGGAATCTGCACTGGGTGCACTTAATGCACGTTTTGCTTGATGACTGCTAACCATCGTTCCTTTGTATGTTTGTCCTCCTGATTTTACCTTTCCCATATTATATTACACTAAAATATTATATCGAAAATCTTAAATAGTGAAAATAGTGTCTTCCGTTTCACCAGACATTAGCTACACTTTGACGGTGTATTTGCCAAAGAGAGAACCTAACAAGCTACTACTATATCCATCCTTGTAAACATTTTGCTCCTTTTGTAGATTAGAAAAATCAATCTTATATTATATATTTTATTACACTAAATGTTACATATATTGATAACAAATAGAACCGATTGGATAAATTTGTTGCATGCATGATTCTGGAAAGGTACCAGTGTACGGTAAGTTAGTTGTATTGTCATATGCACAAAAAGATGTTGCTTGAGCGCTATTAGTTGTGTTGTAATATATAGAATAACTTGTTCCATTACAATTAATTATTAGTGGATTATTTACAGGCACGACCTGACTTTTAATACAAGTAGAATTCCACGAACAAAAACCGACTTCTCCATCTGAGCTTATGGTAGAATTAAATTCAAGAGCTCGTTTAGCTTGATAGTTGCTGACTAGTGTTCCTTTGTATGTTTGACCACCCGATTTCACTTTTCCCATATTATATTATATATTATATATTATTATTTTATCTAAATGGTAAAACTAGTATCTTCCGTTTCGCCGGACATTAAAGAAACCTTGACAGTATATTTGCCAAAAAGAGAACCTAACAAACTGCCACCATATCCCGCCTTGTAAACATCCCATGCCTTTTGTGGGTTCGATGAATCAGACCAATATTGGAATCGCGATGTCCAACCCGAAAAACCGCCCATTGGAGTTATATAAATGGGTGCACTCGAATCAATCTTTGCTACACCTGGCAACACACAAGTTCTCACCAGTTTGCCGTCTAAATACAAATCCAATGTGCGTCCATAAACACTCATAAAGAAGTTAGACCAACGTTGAATGGGTACATTGGAAATGCCACATGTATGAACAATGTAATTAGTACCATCTTCAGGGATTTCGTCTAAACCGGGATATACTGCTAAAGAAACGATGATGTTGTTTTGTATGGGACCGAGCGCTACCGACGGACACGGTTCTTTCTTTCCGGATCCCGATGTCATTCGCCCGAAAATCACTTTTGGTTCTCCATAACGGTAATTCCAGTCGTCGATGAAAAACCAAATAGAATATGTGAAATTGCTAGTGCTACCTGCAGTGGCCGATGGGGCTAAAGTACTAGGCTGTATTGTGACCATTGTTTGTGCTGAAACGATACCCGTCAAAGTATTAACGTCATTCATCACGTAACGAATAACTATGTATAACAACACAATTATAATTACAAGTAGTATAATATTTTTGACTTCCATTATATTATACTATTAGAAATTTTTCTAATAATGCTTTGGCTTATTGCAATGGTATTAACCTGTTTGGGTTGTCTGGTATAATCGGTGGATTCACGCCTTTCAACGATGAATACATCATGTTTACTGTTAAATAATCCAATGGTTTCTTAAAATACATTAAATTTGCTATACTTCCGCTGGCGCCATTTTCGCTACCAACTGTTAACATATCTAGTTTCATATATGGCACAACTTCTATGGCGGATTTAACTAACCTTCCGTTGTAAAACACATCTAAAGTTCCGCCATTGTAATTAATTAATATGTGATTCCACTTTTGCAACTGAACGTCTGACAGTACATAAATAATGCGATTTCCATCTGCATCTAAATTGTGTCCGAATGGCATGGTTTTGACGTCGTCCATGGTTCCAATATTTGCGTCTAAATTAATGGTCGAATCTGGATTATCACCTTTTACCGTTATATATAGCGTATTTTTCGTCGCACTGTATTTTATCACCGGAGTTTCACCATAAGACAACAATGGTGCAACTTTGTCAGAAGACGGCGGAAATGCATCTAAATAAACCCAAAACGACAATGCATATTGGTATGTAAATTCATCGGAACCAGATAACTGCTGATATGTCGCTACATTTGTTAGTGTTTTTGTAGAAATGGGACGATTGATTAATTGCTTCCCACCTTGCTTCAAATACAACGATTGTAAAAAGGGTTTAGCCAAAAAGAACCAGACAAAATAACTTCCTAATAACAACAAACTAACAACCAACATTTTTGTCTCAAATAGAGATGGCGGTGCAAATGTATTTGCAGAACCTTTTGCTAAACCAATTAAATGTCGTAAATTGTCGATTGTTCCAACTAACAAACAAGGAATATACAAAATCGTATTTAAAATCAAACGATAATATGGATTTTTATCTAAGAAACCACCTACATTTGCCAATTTGTAAATGATAGACAACATTGCACAAAACATCAGCAAATTAAATCCAATGGATACCCATGTTTCCGGTTTGCTGGCATCTTGGTTGAACAAACCCATCATTTTTAACGCACCATATATCAACCCAATTGAAACACCAATTGCACCTAATATGTACAACCCTTTAACAACCAGTTCTGATGGTCCACTCAAAACTTGTCTACCAGGGTCTGATAAAACATGTTGATAAACAGAAATCATAATAACCATAGTTATTCCAACAAACAAACTAACAAATATCATTGGTCCTCCATAATCTGACATTATGTTCCACGGATTTACTAAATATAACGTTACAATTGTAATTAAAAACAACAGAAACATTAGAGTATATTTTGTTCTTAAATGAAATGCATCTTGAATTGCCTTTGGTAACATTCGCATTGTATCCATGTCTCGTTTCGAATAACTTTTATAAATTATCAGCGAAACAACAATAAATAATACGATGACTGCGAAATTGATAAGCATTGCAGTGGAGTTTTCGGTAGGTACATCAGAAAACACGTTACCAACAGATAATACTGTATAAAACCCAGAAATAAGTACTATTATTACTAACAGTATTAAAGCGGGAATAAACCATGTTTGACTAGCCATAGGAAACTTGGACAATAGAGAACCTGTTGGATTGTTTTTGAATTCAAATATCTCTTTAACAATGAAAGCAACTAACAACAAAACAGGCAATGTAACAAAAATTTCATAACCCAAATATTTATTGAATCCCTTTATATTTGTTAGCATTAATACCACCGTCAAAACAATGAATAAACAAAACAATGCAATCATAATTTTATAAGATAACAATGCATTTTCTAAAGACAATGGCTTATCCATATTATATACTTTTAAGAAAAGATAAATTTTACATATTCTCCATTGCTGTTTTCTCACCATGACATTCGCGACAAAGTGCCACCAAATTTGTAACATCATTTCCACCACCATGTTCCAGACGTATTTTATGATCTACTTCAAATGTGTGTGTTAGTTTTTTCTTACATTGTCCGCACTTCCAATCTTGCATAGATGCAACATATTTCTTTTTTGTTTCGCTAACTGCACGTTTAACCGGTCTTTGTCCTGAAAGCATATTTCGTTGTTGTTGTGCTATCAATGTTGGATTATAATTGTAATCCAATGAGGGATTTTGCAGGCCAGTGAATTCTGAATTAAAACCTTCCATGAATCCCCTTCCTTTAGTAGATAAATCAAAAATGGGTGAAATTACATCCATGGATGTTTTATCAATTGGCATATAACGAATCATGTTGTTAGTATATAATAACATGTTTTTGGCTTGCAATGGATTTCGCTTAATCATAATGTAAATCATCAATGCTACAAAACCGATGATAATCATTTTATAATATTTTTTATAGGACATTAAGATTTTAGTATATTTTCCATCATAATATGCATTGTAAATTAAAAATCCAGTAATTCCAAATATGAATATTTCTAATCTCATATAATATAGAAATATTATCTTATTTACGTCTTGCGTCTTTTGCGAGTTTTCTTTAATGTACGTTTTTTTCTTTTGGAACCACCTTTCTCCACCAATTTATCAAAACCAATATGTTCGATAACTTTATTCAAGTTTGTTAGTTCGTTTACCAATGAAGAAACATCAACCAATTTGGTTGGAGATTCAAACAAATAGTGTATGATTATATGCTTAATTTTCAATAAGAAATCAACTTGTGCGGTATTAAGAACTTCAAAAAAAGGAAAAAAACGTTCATAGAAGTTTACATACATCATTGTAAACCCCCATACATCAATGTTTTTCAAAAAAACCGTGTGAAAATATTGAATCAAATTTAATTCCCCATTGTTAGTATATTTTTCTAAAATGGCTGACAAATATTCAACAATGTAATGATATGTAAATTCATATTCAATAACATGATTCTTTACTTTAGTTTCTTTTATAGCAGGCAATTCATATTTTGTTAGTTTCTTCACAATTTCATTTATGGCTGATAAATGTCCTGCACCTCGAATATCATTCCAAATAAAGATGTAGTTTATTATAAATTCGCGTATTTGAAACATTTCTGGATTCGGATTTATTTTCAAAAAACTTAAATACAATGTTGTAAATTCTTTGTTGAACAAAACCGAGGAAAAAGGCACGTTGTATTGGAATGGTCGTCGATATATTTTTCGGGGAATGCCATTGCCAATGCTGTCATCAATTACAAAAGATAGTCCCCAGTCAATTAACCGTGTTTCCAAACGCGTTTCAGTAACATTCACTAAAATATTGGAATCTTTGATGTCGCAATGATAAACGTTTAAATTATTCATTGGCAAAATGCCATGAACTAACAAATTGATTAAAGAATTATTCAGCAAAATGAAGTTGGATTGCGTGAAATAATGTTTGATAAAATGGTCGACATCTATTCCGCCGTTGGGCATGTTAATTGCCATCAATTTGTCCAATGATTTGTTGATGTTTTTTGCGGTAATCCCCTTTTTCTTCAACGCTTTACATTTTTTCGGAAATCCGATTAAATCACGCTTTGTTAGTTTGGCTGGTTTACAAAGACTGAAATTGTTTAATAAAAAGTAGTCGCTATAATTCGGTATAACACTTAGCAAATCTTTATAAACCTGAATTTGTTGATATTCGTCTTTTGCATGTTTTTCTGTCATCAGTTTTGTTAGTTTGTTGTTTGTTAGTTTATCGGAATTCAAATCTCCTTCACATTGCAACTCTGGCTCAAAAATGCATCCAAAACCACCAGAAGTGATTACCTTTCCACCATGTAATACCTTTCCACCATGTAATACCTTTCTACCCTTTTGTTGTTGCGTATTTTCCATTTGATTTATTATAATAAACGCATATTTTATTTTACTTGTTGTATAAATATACAATTAATCCAGTCGCACCCATTACAACCAATATATAAATAATTTTTTCACGCCATTTATAATAATCTTTCATTCGAATGTCTTTTGGCTTATATGCTTCATAATATCTCTCATAAAATTCATTCAATGTAATTTTAGGTTTTTCCAATTTTTCATTGATTTTGTTGTGAATAAAGTGCATCCATTTTATCAATGATTCGCGATTGTCTAAATAGGCAGTTATTGGATACTCGTCCAACAATTTAATAAAATCATTTCCAATTGATTCTACTGGAATAAACAGTGGCAAATTTTGGATTAATTCATAATATTTTTTTTTAGTCACCGCATTTGGATGGTGGGGATACGACACTGCCAATGTATGTAAAAAGAACCAGAAATGTGGCCCCCAAACAGTGGGGTCTAATTGTACATTGTTTTTAGCTAAAGGAGGCATTTAAATTAAAACAACATAAAAACATCAATCTTTAAACATATAGGTGTACTAATGAGTAAAAACAACATTTGCAATAATTGTGGAAAGCAAGGGCATCAATTTTATCAATGCAAATTACCCATTACCAGTTATGGTGTAATAGTTTTTAGAACGTCGGCAGAATATGGACTACAATATTTGATGATTCGTCGCAAGAACAGTTTCGGATACGCTGATTTTATCAGAGGCAAATACATGCTGAATAATGTGGAACATTTACAGGGACTATTTGACGAAATGTCTATAGAAGAAAAGGAGAAAATTCGTACATCGACTTTTGGCGACTTATGGAATTCTATGTGGTGGGCATCCGGACACAATAACAGCCAGTATCGTGTGGAGGAACATGCATCGGAGAAGAAATTTGATATGTTAAAAGCAGGTATAACGGATGGAGATGAAACGATTTCAATAGATACGTTGCTAGAACGTTCGAAAACGAATTGGACGGACACTGAATGGGAATTTCCAAAAGGCAAGCGAAACTTTCAAGAGAAGGATTTGGATTGTGCTTTAAGGGAGTTCGAGGAGGAAACGGGTATACAAAGTAGTTCTATTAAAATTGTTGAAAATCTCATTCCGTTTGAGGAAATGTTTTTAGGTTCGAATCACAAATCATATAAATACAAGTATTTTTTAGGTTATACTGAATTTAAAAGTGATGATTTGAACAATTACCAGCAATCGGAAGTTTCTAAATTGGATTGGAAAACATTGGATGAATGTTTGTCATGCATTAGAACATATAGTTTAGAGAAAAAACGATTGATTACAAATATTAATAAAGTTCTACAAGAATATAGATTATATTAGTAATATATAAGTATGAGTGCCGATATTAAGCTTAAGAAAAAAGATATTACTAATGATGACATAGAAGATAATGATGACATTTGTGATTTAGATAAAATTAACAAATTATATACTAAAAAATGTGGTTCTAACAACAAAGAACAGCTAAAAGTTGAATTAGAAAATCGCGAGGAACTTGCAGATTCTTCAAATGATTACGATTTTCTATATCCTTCTTTAGATGATCCAAATTTCAACATCAAAATTGCACAAAAAAAAGAATTTAGCGATACTAAATATGACGGTGCTATTTATGATGTAGAAGAGTATGCAAAAATTCTGAAAACCGCAGAATATGAATTGTTGCCACAACAAGCTTTTGTACGCAATTTTTTGTCTTTTCAAACACCGTATAACAGTCTTATTTTGTATCATGGTTTAGGTTCTGGAAAGACGTGTTCTGCTATAGGAGTGTGTGAAGAAATGCGGGATTATTTGAAGCAAATGGGCATAAATAAACGCATTATTATTGTTGCAAGTCCAAATGTACAAGATAACTTTAAATTGCAATTGTTTGATGAACGAAAACTGAAAGAAGTGGATGGGATATGGACAATGAAGGGGTGTTTAGGAAATAAATTGTTGAAAGAAATAAATCCAACTGGAATGAAGGGATTAAAGCGAGAAAAAGTGATTCAACAAGTGAAAAGCCTAATTCATTCATCTTATTCCTTTCAGGGATATGTTCAATTTTCGAATGAAATTGTGAAGAAATCTGGGAAACCAAATGACAGCATGGAAACTAAGATCAGAAACTTGGAGTACGAATATTCAAACAGTTTGATTGTGATTGATGAGGTGCATAATATCAGAATTTCAGATGACAATGAAAACAAGAATGTTGCAAAAAATCTGATGTTTTTAGTGAGCGTCGTTTCAAATATTCGATTACTTTTGTTGTCTGCAACGCCTATGTTCAACAGTTACAAAGAAATAATTTGGCTTTTGAATTTGCTTAATATGAATGACCGTCGTGGAATTGTATCTGTGTCTGATATTTTCGACAAAAATGGTGATTGGAAAAAGGATGCAAATGGCAATGAAATTGGCAAAGAAATGTTGATTCGTAAGGCAACTGGGTACATATCGTATATTCGCGGTGAAAATCCATATACGTTTCCATTTCGCGTATATCCAGATAGATTTGCACCAAAACACACATTCAATTCCGTAGATGAATATCCGAAATATCAAATCAATGGTCGCAAAATTCCAAATGATAAAAAGATAAATAAACTCAGTTTATTCATAACACCAATTGGTTCCTATCAAGCGTTTGGTTATAAGTACATTATTGATAGATTGCGAAACAGAGGCGAGACATATAAAATGACAAGAAAAGGTACACGCCGCCATGTGACCGCATTTTCTGATTTGAAATCTTTTGGTTATACTGATTTGCAAATACCAATTGAAGCACTGAATATCATTTATCCTTTTGAAGGTTTAGAACAATTGGCAACCCGTATTGAAGATATAGAATACACAGATGAAGAAGAAAAGGAAATTGATGATATTTCACCTAGTACTGGCAAAAAGGAGAAAGAAATAGTAGAAGAGATTGATGATGTCATTTCGAATGGACCTCAATCGGTTAGTATTTCGAAGCCAATTCATTCTGAATTAGAATCTGAACCATCTGTTGTAGAAGGTGTTGAAGGTGATATTTCCTTGTTAGACAAAGTGTCTGAAGTGGACACAAGTCAGATTGAGAAACTAACAAAATCTGCCAAGTCTAGGTCAAAATCGATTTCATCTTCGATTTTTGATTCTGTAGACAATGACGATACAACTGTTAAAAAAGTGTCGCCAAGTGAAATATCGTTCAAAGGAACACTTGTGTCGAAGAAAACAACTAACAAATTGCCTGACACCTCCTCTTCTACCTTGCCTGACACCTCCTCTTCTACCTTGCCTGACACCTCCTCTTCTACCTTGCCCAACACCTCCTCTTCTACCTTGTCTAACACCTCCTCTTTAGGCGAACACATAATCGAAGGTTCAACGCAATCGCAATTGCCAGACATCAAAAATGCAGTAAAAACATCGTCAAATTCAAAAGGCGGAACCAGAAGCGAATCAATGTCAGCAAACGACCTTTTGCAAATTGATCCAAAAGAGTTGACTGGTGCACAAGGACTGAAGCGAGTTATGGATTATATTGACACGAAAACACCGTCTGTCAAAGGACAATTCGAATATAGACGCGGAATGCCACATGTCTTTAACCCAGAAGAAATCGGCAAATATAGCTCTAAAATCAAAAATGTTTGCGATTATATTTACAACAAAGACACTGGCAAAGTTTCTGAAGGAATTATTTTAATATATTCGTCATACATCGATGCAGGTGTTATTCCCATGGCTTTAGCACTTGAAGAAATGGGATTCACTAGACACGGCGAAAAGGCTAAACCATTGTTCAAAACACCACCTACACCTGTAGTAGATGTCAGAACTATGAAACCACCTAGCAATAAGAAAGATTTCAAACCTGCAAGATATGTCATGATTACTGGCGACCCAAGAATTTCTCCAAACAACGATGCAGATGTAAAGGCAATAACTAACAACGATAATATCTTTCGAGAAGACGAAAATGGAAACATCGTGGATATTTCTGGTGAAATAATTAAAGTTGTATTAATTTCTCAAGCAGGTTCAGAGGGTTTGGATTTTAAAGCAATCAGACAAGTACATATTTTAGAACCATGGTACAATGTAAATCGAATTGAACAGATTATTGGCAGAGCTGTGCGTAACTTTTCACATAAAGACTTGCCATTTTCCAAAAGAAATGTACAAATATTTTTATATGGAACTCTTTTGGAAAACGCTGAAGAAGAGGCAGCCGACTTGTACGTTTATCGCATTTCAGAAATCAAAGCAGTAAAAATCGGCAAGGTTACCAGGTTGCTTAAACAAACATCCGTTGATTGCATTATCAATCATGACCAATCAGAATTAATTGCTAAAAACTTCGACAAAATCGAAGAAAACAGAAATATTGTTCAGGTACTGTCAGACAATCAAACTTTGGAGAATTTTGTTATTGGAGATGTAGACAATTCAGCTACATGTGATTTCATGGAATGCGAATTTAAATGTCTTCCTGACATAGATTCTGAAACGGTTTTGGAGAACACCAGCACTTATAGCGAGGCATTCATGCTTCAAAATTCGGACAAAATCATACAAAAAATAAAAACACTCATGAAAATGCGTTTCTTTTATAAAAAGAATGATTTTTTGAAATTGATTAAAACACCCAAGAATTATCCCACATCTCAAATATATTCTGCACTAACACAAATAATCAATGACAACACTGAATATATTACTGACAAATATGGACGCACTGGTTATTTGGTAAACATTGGAGATTATTATTTGTTTCAACCCAGTGAATTAAATTATCAAAATATTTCCATGTATGAACGTTCTGTTCCCATTGATTACAAACATAATATGATTAACTTTAAAATCAAAAACAATGCAATCAAGCCTGTTATTGACAAGCGTGGTATTGAATTGGTGGAGGAAGAAACAGTCGAAACACATTCTGAAGGAAAGGCGGTATTGGATGCAATGTTCAACAATTATAATTTGGCTTTAGAAACCAGCAAAGTAGAAAGAGGCAATGACAATTGGTATCAATTGTGCGGACTTGTTTTGCGAAAAATGGCAAAAGACGATGCAATTATTCCTGCCGAAACTGAAAAAGAACGTTTAGAAATATTGGAAGAGTTTTTAATTGAACACATTGTAGACAGTTTAATGATGAATGAAAAAATAGATTTGCTTAATTACATTTATTCAGACAATGAACTAGAATCCACATTTGTCAATGAACGTTTGAAACGCTTTTTCGGAAAAATGAAGAAATATTTATTGCAGAAGTTGATTGTCGCCAAGGGCATAACCGGGCTCGTCGCTTTTGATGGACATTCTAGAATCGAGAATTTGCACATATATAAATTGGATGATAATAAATGGGTACCAGCTAGTCCCGAAGACAAACGAGATTTAAGCAATGCCATTTTAAATAAATACAAATTGAAAACTAACTTGAACCACTATGTGGGATTTATTGGCTTCGAAAACAACCGTAAATACATGGTTTATCAAGTGAAAGACACTGAAAATCAACGCAGTACTGGATTTAGATGCGACCAAGCTGGCAAAGAAAAAATTATTAACTTGTTGAATGAGATAGAATATGACGACCGATATAAATCTAAAGTGACAAAAGATGGCGCGAAAGAATTGTGTGTCAGACAAGAACTAACACTGAGAAGCTTCGAAAAACAACATCTAGACAACAAAACGTGGTTTTTAGACACTGAAACGGCTATTATCAATGAATTCCAAAAGAAAGAAAAAGGAAAAAAGTAAATGGATAAAAAATAAAATTGAAAAATAATACAAAGATAATATTATAGTAATTATATAATGGAACCTGTCGCAAAAACATCTAAGCCAAAATATAGACAAAAGGAGACTAAAGGTGTATACAGTCCGTGTCAAATTACAAAGCATGTTGTTTTGCCTATTACTGCCATTGGTAAAAATTTAATGCAAACGTTGGAAGACACTATCACTCGAATGGTTGGTGGAAAATGTATTGTAGAAGGTTACGTCAAGCCAGATACAATTCGTATTATAACATTTTCAAGCGGACTTGTCAAAGGAGATAATGTTATTTTCGATGTTGTATTTAATTGCGAAGTATGTTATCCGGTTGCAGGAATGAATCTAAATTGCATTGCAAAGAATATTACCAAGGCAGGCATTCGTGCCGAAAGTGCAGACGAACAACCTAGTCCTTTTGTACTATTTATAGCCAGAGACCATTATTATGCAAGTGAATATTTCAATTCCATTGAAGAAAACGAGAAATTTATCGCCACCGTGGTAGCAACTAGATTTGAATTAAATGACACGTATGTTTCGATTATTGCACAATTAGTACCACCTAAAGAGAAAGAGAAAGAAAAGGCTAAGCCACGACTTATTATTGAAGATTAAAAATCGATTAAATATTATAAAATTAATATGTTGTTTATTTTTATTTAAAGCAAAATAACATATTCATGTATTATGTCTTACAATAATTTAGACTCTATTCGCGAACAAATAGAAAATATGTCAAAGTTTAATCAAATTGAAGTTTTGAGAATACTAACAAAACACAGAGACGTCATTGTTAACGAAAATAAATATGGAATTCATATCAACTTAAGTGAATTGGATGAATCGATTTTGAATGAATTAGTCACATACATCAGTTTAGTAAATGTACAGGAAACATATTTAAACGACGTAGAGAAGGAAAAGGAAAAATACAAAAATACATTTTTTCAAAAAGATAATAAAGACATTTTAGCATAATACTTTAGATTATTATTCATGACAAGTCACAATATTAAAGATTTATTACATAATTTATCAGATTACATGTTTACATCTACAAACGTAGATAGATACACTAAACATGTTATCCATTTTGCAAAAACAGATTTAAAACCGAAATGCTGTTTGAAAAACATACGCGAACCGACACACGCGAACAATAAACCTGCTCGCACTACACATACGACACACTCGTCGCATAAAGACATTTACAAACCAAGACAAGCCGATTCGCTATTTTGGTGTTTTTATATTTTGAAAAACGGTTTCTTTAAGTATGAAATGGAAATAAACAATCAACATTTTACAGTTGAAAAAACAGAAAAATTCAAATACATTGAAACGATGCGCAAAAATAAAGAGTTATTGAAATTACATAATATCAAGCCTTTTACTGAATTGGAAGACAATTTAGCAAACGGACGGACGATTTCTATCAAGACTTTTTTTGCTTTATGTGCAATGGAAAGTATTAATGTTTTGTTAGTTCATAAACGAAAGGTGTATGAATTGTTATGTACGGATGATACTCTCGTCAATGTTGTGCATAAAAGCGACCATGATCATTGGATTGAATTAGACGTAAGCGAAGATGCGATACAAACGTACAGAGATACATATTACTTAATGCCGAACTTGGATTCGAAATTAAAAAGCATGAGTTCTTACAAAGTAGACGAATTGTTGGAATTATGCAAAAAATTAGATATTAAAACGGATGACAAAGATGCACAGAAAACCCGACTGACAAAAAAAGATATTTATGAGATGTTAGTTATGAAATATTAAAAAAATTGAACGATAATAATAATATAAATATATCTTTACATATATATATTATGAATATACAAATGCGAAATGGTGATAATGCTCGTAACATCAATACTGAAAATCCTAAAGTGGCACTTGATAGAATCTCTTTAGCGTTTTTGAATAATATGCCTGGAACATACAACTCTTACGAAATGGAAGCCAAGTTTGGTACTCGTGGCATAAGACAAATCACTAAAATGGATTATGACAATGTAGTGAAGAAGTTGCGATCAAGTGGCTGGAAAACATTGACTACCACAAGTGGCGAATATTTGTTGCGAATTCAACCAGAGTTTTTAGATGCAAGAACTGGCAAATTTAAGACCAGCAATGATTTTGACCGTTTTCGTATTGAAATCAATGGGATCAACAACATTCAAGAATATTGTCGTTCTAACAGTTTGAAGGTTGTCAATGATTTAAATATAAATGCCGTGCAGATTTCCAGAAAGTTTCCTGTAAGAATCGCTAAAGATAGCGATGAAATTATTCCTAGTGCTAATTTTGACGATTTTAATTTCCGTGTTACATTAAGCAATGAAGAAAGTGTTAGTAAAAATGGTAAAATCGGCACAGATGTATTTGAGAATTGGAACAAAACGAAGAAAGTATTCAGATATATGAATCGAGTTACTTTTGTTAATCCGGATGTGCCTTTCAAAGTGGAACTTAGCATTGTGAAATCGTCCAGCAAAAATGAACGCGGATGGATGATTCAGACATTCAACATTGACGAGTCCAATGTTTTTCAAAATCCGGAATCATACGAAATTGAAATTGAAGTCACTAGCTACAAAAATGCTAAATTGAAATACAAAAGTGCAGAAGAATTGTCAAATGGTTTGCAAAAGATTGCAAAAATTGTATTACAAGGCTTGCAAAAAACAAATTATCCGGTTTCCTACACAGAACAACGAAACATTGCACAAGAATATTTGAAAATGTTGTTTGAAGAAGAGCATAAAAAGTTGCACGGCGAATATGTGTCGAAGAAATTCGTTCATTCAAGTGATTTTATTGGCCCTGGTTTAGTCACGCTGGATTTAATCAATGTTGCACCATCTGACCCAAATGTTGTTGTACCAAATATCAGCGAACCTTTCGCATATTGTGTTACAGAAAAAGCAGACGGAGATCGTCATTTGATGTATGTTAACGGAAGAGGACGTATTTATTTAATTAATACAAATATGAATATAATATTCACTGGTGCAAAAACAGAAGAGGAAAAATGTTTCAATTCGTTGTTGGATGGTGAATTAATTACTCACAATAAATGGAAAGTATTTATCAACACTTTCGCAGTATTTGACATTTATTATGTGAATAATATCGATGTTCGTGCAAGACCATTTATTAACACGCATTCAAAAGATGAACGATATTTCAAAGATGGTTGTCGTTTGCCAATGATGAAAGAATTTGTAAAGCTTTTGAAACCAATGGCTGTCGTGGAGAATGCACCAAATCCAATTAAAATTATTTCCAAAAAGTTTTATCCGAATTTTGACACTATAGTTGACGGCGAAACTGTAAAAGCATCTAAATATAGCATTTTTGAAGCCAACAATTATTTGTTACGCAGAATTGCAGATGAAGAATTTGAATACGAAATAGATGGACTCATTTATACACCTACATTGTTGGGTGTTGGTGGCAGTAAAATGCTTGAAGCTGGACCTAAAAGAAAAATCACTTGGCCTTACATTTTCAAATGGAAACCGTCTGATGCAACATCTACATTTCCGAAGAGTTATAACACTATTGATTTCCTAGTTGTTACTAAAAAGGGGGCTGATGGAAAGGACTTGGTGACGCCTATTTATGAAGAAGGGATTAATGCATACACTAGCACTCAATACAGTCAATACAAGACATTGGTTTTAACAGTTGGTTTTGACCCTACTCGCCACGGATTCATCAATCCATGTCAAGATGTGTTAGACGACAAATTCACAAACAAAAAAGACTTGGATGAAGAAACTGGATACAAACCAAAACAATTCTTTCCTTCAAATCCATATGACCCCATGGCTGGTTTATGCAATGTGATGCTGGAAATGGATAGCAATGGGGCATATCAAATGTTCACAGAAGAACGCCAAGTCTTTGATGACCAAATGGTGGTTGAATTTCGTTACGATATGACGAAACCGGGATTATGGAAATGGGTTCCTATGCGCGTTCGATATGATAAAACCGCTGATTTTAGAGCTGGAAATGGTGTAGGTGCAAATGATTATAACACTGCAAACAGCAATTGGCATACAATTCACAATCCGGTTACTGAACAAATGTTAGCAACTGGCGAAGGTATTCCTAGCATTGAAGTGTCGGATGATGTATATTATAACAGTGTAACAATGGATAAAATGACACAACGCATGCGTGACTTTCACAACTTGTATGTGAAGAAAGCACTTATCCAAGGTGTTTCTAAGAAAGGCAATATTCTAATTGATTTTGCATGCGGTAAAGCAGGTGACTTGCCTAAATGGATTAGTGCGGAATTATCGTTTGTATTTGGTATTGATGTTGCGTCAGACAATTTGGAAAATCGATTGAACGGTGCATGCGCGCGATATTTGAATTTCAAAATGACAACTAAAAATATGCCATATGCTTTGTTTGTTAGTGGAAACAGTGCGAGAAACATTAGAAGCGGAACAAATATGTTTAGCGACAAGGCCAATCAAATAACTAAATCCGTCTTTGGTTCAACTGGAATTGATAAAAGCCTTGGACCGGCAGTTGTTCGGCAACATGGAAAAGCACACAATGGTTTCGACATTTCATCATGTCAATTTGCAATGCATTACATGTTTGAAAACAAAAATACATTTTATAATTTTGTAAGAAATATAGCAGAATGTACAAAGTTGTATGGATATTTCATCGCGACGTGTTATGATGGTAGAACAATGTTTAATATGTTAAAGCGTAAAGAACAAGGTGAAAGTAGAGACATATTTGTAGATGACAAAAAGGTGTGGTCTGTGACTAAACAATATAATTCTGAATCTTTTGAAGATGACGATAGTTGTTTAGGATACAAAATAGATGTGTATCAAGATTCAATCAACCAAACAATGTCTGAATATTTAGTGAATTATGATTTCTTTACGAGTACCATGGACAAATATGGCTTTAGTTTGGTGTCGCGAGATGAAGCCCGGCAAATGAAATTGCCAGAAGGAAGTGGAATGTTTTCGGAATTGTTTAGTGCAATGGAAAATGAAGTGAAGAAATATCCCGAAAAATTAAATGATTACAAAGATGCGTTATATATGAGAGATTACGAAAAGGATATTTCGTTTTTGAATCGCTTCTTTGTATACAAGAAAACGTCTACTAGAAACGCCGAGAAACTAACAAATGCGTTTTTGGGACAATTGCCAGGAGAGGAAGAAATAGAGAACGCGGGTACAATGTTGGCGCGTGAAGCAGTTGAAGAGGCACAAGAATCGTTAAAGCCAAAAGTAAAAAAACTAACAAATAAGTTAAAATTGCAAGAAGCGACAGAAGCTTTAGAAGAAGTAATAGTCCCTGCGCCAAAGAAAAGAACAAGAAAAGTGAAAGAAGTAATAACACTCGTGGAAGAACCTGCGGTGCCTGAAGAAGTAATTGAAATTGTACCGGCACCAAAAAAGAGGGCAACACGCAAGAAAAAAGCAGTTGATTTTGAGATTGTAGAGGAAAAATAGAATTTAAAATGGTTAAAAAAGATTTAAACAGTATTGATTATTATATGGTAGGTTATGAATTACTATATAATACCAAAGAATAACATTAAAATTCAATTCAATTTGCAATTGTCTAAGGATCCATTGGAGCCATCTTTGTCTCAGAGTTTGTTTTTTCATTTGAATGAAATACCAGAACAATTGTCGAGTGCATCGACCCAGGATGATTCTCTGGAATACATAAATCAAATCGTGAATCCTTTTGAATTTATTCACTCTAATGTTCCTGGTTCATCCATTTCCGTAAGCAAAGTGAAAGCCGATTCAACTATGTTTTTTGAGCTTATGGAACTCTTTCAAATATTTAACATAAATGATGTATTTTCCACAAAATCGCAAATAAATGTAGCGCATTTGACGCACAATTGTAGTTCAAGTAATTATCTGATGGATATGATTAGAGAAGATAATAAAGACATAACGTATTCGTCGGTGTTTGATTACAAAACAATTGTTGATTCATTTGTGAAACAAAAACATACTAACAAATTTGATTTAATGATTTGTGAATTTAAAGAAGAAGAGTATCGTGAACCGAAACAATATATGAAAAATTTGTTGTTAGTATTATTTTTATTGACAACCTATCAACAATCGAATGGTATTTGTGTTCTTAAAATAGATAACATGTTTTACAAGCCCGTTTTGGACATGGTTCTAATATTATCTTCCATTTATGACAAGGTTTGTTTAGGTAAGCCTTCGATAAGCAATGTGACAAAAGGTGAACGTTATTTGATTTGCAAGGGTTTTCGAGAGGGAGATACGACAAGAAAATTGTCGTTAAATATAGGGTCAAATTTAGAACGCATAAATTTAGAACGCATAAATGACATGTACATAAGCTCTTTCATAAACAATCCATTGCCATATTATTTATTAAATAAATTGGAAGAGTCGAATTTAATCATTGGTCAGCAACAGTTGGACGCGCACAATCAGACTATGAATTTAATCAAGAACAAGAATCGCGATGAAAAGATGGAAAATATGAAACGCTCGCACATCCAAAAGTGTATTCAATGGTGCGAAAAGAATCAGTTGCCTCACAACAAATTCATCGATAAGGTGAACATCTTTTTGATACCAAAGAAGAAAGAAGAATCTTTGTAACGGCTTTAAGTTGTTTTTTACAATATATATTAAAACAACTTAAGGAAAATTACCCCGATTGAGTGGCACCAATGTAGTTACCGGCTGAACGCTGGTATACTGAAGTGTATGTCTGATATTCAGCCCCATTTGTTTTATTTTGACATATCAACTTGTTTTGGTGTTGTCCAGAAAAGAAAAAAGGATTTCCAGTGAATGTTTGTGGCTGACATGGAGGCACTTTGTCTTTGTAAATATAAGGTGTGTTAGTATTAAAGCCGTATTGGATTGCAGTCGCAGTGTTTAAAGGATTCGCGGTTTTCAATCTACGTTGATTGTAGGCAGATGTATTGATGGTGTCGACTGTTAATTTCAATATTCGAGTGCTACTAGATACACCGCCCTGTTTAGCGAACTGTGGATTGTTGGGTTTATAATACACTTGAGAACAACCGCGAGGATTGGATGGTCCAGAAACAACCGAACCGTTGTATGGATTTGATGCCAATTGATATAAATAATCAATAACTATTTGGTATTGTTCTTTTGTTAGTTTGTTTTGTAACGAGAAGATGAATTGTTGAACATTTAAAGCAGGGTCAGATAAAAAGGCATCATATTCTTCCTTTGTTATAAATTGTGCGTCAAACAATGATTTCAACAGTGCATTTATGAAACCGATTTCAACGCCTTTTTCGATGGTAAAATTGGGATTACATTGTGCGACATACATGTTTATGATAGACAATGGGTCGCCGGGTTTAGAATATTCCAATATTTTTGCAGTGACAAAAGGATAAGCCATAAATAATTGTTCGATTTTCTTATCAATTGGTCCATTGATAAAGTTGAATTGTCTTTGCTGAAATGTTTGACAACGGTTGTATAAATACATGTAAGTCGTTTGATAATAATTCTTTTTTACATTGGTGTTAGTTGGTAGAACTCGCTGTCTTGCTTTTCTTTGTTGATTACAACACAAAAGAGGATTGGTCACATTTAGTTGTGGTTTTTCTGTTAGATTTTTGATAGGCATCCAATCAGAGACAATTCCTACGCCGTTGCAATTCGCACATTCTTCCGTTATATTTGCATTTAAATTTTCATTTAAATCTATATTTGCCGACGTTTTTATACCATTGTCCTTCACAATGAAAGAACCTGGCATGTCAATCATTTGCGATATTAGCCCTGTACCACCATTACCACCTCCCAAAGAAGAACCGATCGAAGACTTTACTGCACGATTTATATTGTATTCTATCAATCGTTCTTCCACCTTTTCAGCATCTGATTTTGCACCATCAGATTTTTTAGCAGTTGCGTGCAAAAAATGTATAGGTATCACAGTTCCTTTTCTGTATTGCTTAAGTGGTCTAGGCAAGCCAAATCCCGTTGGGAAAATATTTCCAGGGTCGTTGTTAGTTAGCGGACGTATGTGTGTAGCAGTTACTCCAACTGGATTACTAAACACACCGGTTCCTTTCCAAGGCACATACGGAATATTTTCTAGGGTGCTTTTATTGCTATAACCTCCAGACGATTGTTGACGCATATTTGTTGGATAAAATGCAGTAGACATTATATAAATATTCAAAGAAAATAAAAGTATAATATATAATAATGACTTTAATTCATGTTTTGATTTTTGTTTTTCTCTGTTTGTTAGTTTATCAATTCTTTTTAGCGCTTTTTCCATCAAATGCTTTAGTAGAAGGAATGGAAAATACAACCGATGCTGTGCAATCAGAATACAAACCATACAATTTGAGTGATCCAAACAACTCTTTAATATTAGCCCAGCAAAATGCGGGAAATATCGAAGTATTAAAAGGACGTATTGACCGTTTGGATGGAGTGAAAGATACAGTTGACACTTTAAAGCAATCTGTACAAATGATGCAAACGCAAATTGATGGACTTGTACAACAACAAGCCGATTATGCACAGGAATTAGCAGGCTCTACTCCACCCGATATTACTGGTACAGACCCTTTAACCGTAGAAGATGTTGAAGAAGAATGAAAAAAATAAATTATAGATATATATTAGATAAATGTCTAACATATTTCAAGAAGTATTGAAAAATGCAAAATCTGCTGAGGAGAAATACATTGGACCAGATTACCCATACTACAAATACATCAAAACACCGTCTGAAATTGGCATGTCTGGAAAAGGTAGTTTGTCGCAATTGGGTAAAGATATTGACGGACTAACAAGTTACGTAGAGTTGTTAGTATCAGGGGGAGGAAAAGCATCTGCAACTGGTAGGCCTTTAGGAAACAAATTTTTCTTAAAGACTGGTGGAAAGTGTACTAACAAATCTACCGGCGAAGATGAAGATAGATATATTTATATTAACAATGTTCCAGAAGGAAATATACCATTTGTTTCGTCGGGACTTGGCGTGAATTTTAGTGAATTCAAAGGATTGATACCAGGGACTATTAGCAATTTGAATGCGTTCAATCCTATGGAAATGTTCCAAGCATTTTTATCTGGCTCCAAACCGGATTGCCAAGAACTAACAATGGAAACCATCGACATTTACAACAATAAATCCGTTGAAACGCATTTTGTTACGTTGTTAGACATACAAAATATGGACCCTTGCGTTTTTGGCGACAACAAGAATCCAGTTACAGGTGCGCAGTGTCGCGAAACATTTGCGAATATGAATATGTTGCCACCAAGCGTTCCTAAAGACGTTGGCACCCAAATATATTTTGCGTCTTTAGGTTTTTTGGGAGTATATATTTTGTATGGAATTATGCGTAAAAATGGCATGGTGCCAAATTAACGGTTTTTGTTAGTTCTTCGCCGACGTCTAGTTCGTCTTTTGCCACCTTTAACAGTCGTTTGATTAGTACCATTATTATAATACAACCATGTAGTTGGGTGCGCAACTTTTAAACCGCTAACCGGTGCATTTCCACCCGACATTTTTCTATGCTTTCGCCTACGTTTGCCAGCTTGTTGTGAAAAGTTTTGCGAACCTAAGCTTTGCGAACCTACATCTTGTACATTGTTTGTACCAGTATTGTAATTTTGTTCACCACTTGTGTTAAAATTTTGTACACCATTAGAATTCATGCTATCGTTAAATGGATTGTATTGATTTGCAGTACTTCCAATATCTGACGCAATATTCCCAATGCTATCATTTATAGTGCTCGTTGCACTAGATGCTTTATTCTTCCAACTGGAAAAATAATCGCCCCAACTTTGTGTCGAAGATGTAAAAGGCCAAAACCCACCTTTTTGATGTCTCTTTCTTGTTCTTTTTGTCATATAATATTGTAAGAAAACAATATTATATTTAAGCGCGTCTATTTACAACCATTTTAAACAATTCAAAACCAACCAAACCGCCAGCAACTTGTGCTACTATATAAGGAATCAAATCTGAACGAGGCAACTTACCCGCATACATCATTGCAATAGCAACTGCTGGATTGAATGCACCACCACTAATTGCACCACCCACCATAACCGAAACCGCCAACGCGGCACCAATAGCTAAATAATTTCCGGTAGCAAAAATTACAAAAACAAGGAACAATGTTCCTAAAAACTCAACAAGATACTTGTTCATCATTTTATAATATATACTTAGAAAAAGTCTTGGTTTCTTTTGGGCTTTGGTTTTCTATAAACAACTTTCATTGATGTAAATTGAATTGGCGGTTCCTTAAATCCAACATTGTATGTTACAGTCATTTTATATTGCCTTTGCAACTCTTTTTGTATTTTATCACCTACATTTATTCCAACTTCATCATTTATATATTTTATTTTACTGTATTTCTCCTTTAACTCTCTGTACTTTTCCAACGAAAATTTGGCTTGAACTGTTTTGTGCCACTCTATTTCATTGACGACAAAATTATGATATACTCTTTTGTTAATGCATATTTCAGATGCAATGCAACTGTTTGACATATAATTGTCGTATGGTAAATGGTCGCCTAAATTACCAATTGCTAATAATTTATTTAGATTTTCTTGAAACATTAGATATAATTACATATAACAATCCATATTTAAATATTTTTTCTTTTACTTTTTGAAATAATTCTTGAAATGCCTAATTCGGTCTGTAATTGGATCAACAAAATCATGAATTGTTTTTATAGAATCTGAAAATGCTTCTATTATTTCGCGTCGACTAGCAATTACACGATGGTCATATAATTCATTAATAATTTCTGGATTCCCTTGCACAACAGTAATTGTGTTTGATTTTACATTCAAATATTTATAACCATTGTATTTATTTACGTATTCTTTATATTTTTCAAATGTAAATTTTTTATTCAGTCCATTAAAAAAACGTTCGTTGTGCCAATGTATTTCTCTTAATTCAAAATTTCTATAGTGTCTACGACCAGCTGGGTTGTCATAGTGTATGCAATCATCTACTTTGTGATATGATTGTAAATATATGTCTTGTACACCATATGCCACAAGTTGCATGAGTCCTCCACCTACCATTTCATTATTTATGAATGAAACACTTATATCATTATTATTAGGTTTTAGATTGCTTATAAATATTATGCAATTCATTTTGAATATATGGGTTAACATTTGTGATTTTCAACCCTCCGAAAGCAAATATGTTTTGTTTTGATATCTTTTTTTCATTTTTTGTACTTTTGAATTGTCATTTTATTATGTTTATTTCATGTTATTTCATTTACTGTAAAATTATTGTATTTTCTTTTGTCAACACATTCGTCGATGCAAACCTTGGACTCTGTACGTTTATTTTTATTATAATAAATGAATTTATTAGTATTCCATGAAAAATAGACCATCAGAAAAATTCAGCGCAATGTCGAATGCAACATATTATAAAATATAAATTAACATTTACACCCTTGAAGATTTAAAATGGTACCTTTGCACCAAATCCAAAAGGTTTATCCATTTCAGGAATATGTAAATTTTGGTTATGGAATTTCTTCTAAAATTCCTGAAGTTTTAGGGTAAAGGTTAAATGAATTTCCTCACTCACTTGCCTTTTTATAAGACAGAAGAAATTCCCTTACAAGAGTAATTCATTATAGACTTCATACTATTCATTACTAATTAAATTATATGTATTGTCTTTAAGTTGTTTTTGTCCCATTTAAAATCTTCAAGGGTGTAAATATAAAAAAAATTGAATTAAACACTTGGACTCGTTGTACATCAAATCATAAATCATGCCAAATCAATACATGAAAACTAGGAAATGTGGATGCGTTGTAAGAGCCATTTCAGTTGGAAGCGAAATGGGACCAAATGGTAAATGTATATATTTAGGTGGACATATACATTTAACGATTTGCAATAATTGTAAACAAAAAGAAGACAATGGCGAAGATACATTGTACGATTTATGGATGTCAGATAATGTCACTGATGAAAAAGGTTATGCTGGATGGACGTCATATAGTGGAGACAAAGAGGGGCAAATAGTTTGCCATAGTGTTTAGGGACTTTTGCGTTATTATTGTATTTTTATTTTCTTTAGTTATTTAGGAGTTTTTTTGCAAATAAAACATTTCCAACGTTTCTTAATAATTCTGCCGAGGCACGGCGCCCCATGCACATATTCCAGGTTGCGTTAAACTATAATTGTAAACAGAACCCTTTTTTCTAGGTGCAGTACAACCACTCGAACGCGCACGACGCAATGCAGTACGTCTAAAACTCGTGTCATAACTTTTGCTTCCAATTGGTTCTGCTAAAGGCAATCCAACTTTGTAAGCTGATTTACCCACTGCAATACTTTTCAAAATATCGACGTACATTGAACCTTGAATAGGTGCAATGTAATTCATGTGCGACGACACTGGATATTGTCGCTGTGATGAATAAGCGACTTTAGTGCTAGGGCGCGACAGCTTTCCTAAAGCATCTTGTCTTGCTTTTTCTTTTACACTGATGTCAGTTGCTCTTAAATACTGTGCTCTTGCGTTTGTCAACATGTTAGCATACACTGGTTCCTGTCCCGGATAAAATTGTGGCGGTGTTGGTCGTTGTCCCGGCAAAATACCGTAGCTATGATATGGCATAGATGCAGGATATTGACTAGAGTTTAATGGTCCTAAAATAGGTGCATTTACAAAACCTTGAAACGTTTGAGAACCTATTGAACGTGATATTCCGTATGGAGTGGTCATTATATATAAATTATATTTTATTCAGCAAAAGAAAAAGAAATAATTAGTTATCAAATTTTGATATCGAATTTTGATATCAAATTTTCATTTACACAAATTCTTCTAATTTATCATTTTTATACAAGAATAAATAGCAACCAGTTTCTCTACACTTTACACGAGTTTCAATAGATGCCTTTGTTGGAATGTCCATTGAAATGGCAACATTTGCTTCTTCCAACCGACGTCTTAATTTGTCACATGATGCTTCGCGAATCCTGTGTTTTTCATACAATTTGTCCAACAAATCTTCGAAACGGTTTCTGTTTGTATTTCCAATGATTGGATTCGCCGATGAAGAGAAATGACGTTTGTATTTTGAATACCATTCATTCGCAATGTCTTGAATAATTTGCGTCTTTTCTTTTGCATGATCGCGAATATACAACTCTGGAACTGCCTGACTTTTGTTTAGTGTTTCGAATGCTTCAATTAAATCACCCCTACTTGCGTTAAACCGGATGTTCACTAAAATATATTGATTGTAAATCCAAGTGGCATCACCGTTTGAACCAAATTCAGCTGGCGAATCTAAGAGGTCCAATGGTTTTGAATTGGCTTCTTTGATGAGTTTCAAAGCAGTAATTCGATGAATACCATCTAATACTTCAAATACTTCTTTCAAGTTATTCCAACTCAAATAAATCATTGAATCAATTGGCTTTCGCGAATTGTACATATATCGTGCAATGTCTGGACAACGTGCCATATCTGGAGGACGATTCCATTCCCAATTTTGAACTCGATCAACTAACAAATCATTTATCTGCACTTTGAAAACACCATGTGTATCTGAATATTTTAACACCATTTCGCTATTTTTGAAAAAGTGCGACACAATTACTGGAATAACGGATGGTGAAATAAATTCATTGCATGAAAATTGTCTTCTCATGATGCTATAATTATCCATTTGAACCGGCATTTCTTCTTCGATTAAAATAACCTTAGGGATAGCTCGTTTAACAACTCTAACAGTGCTCATTTTAAATGTTAAAGGTAATACTATACATGTAATATTACCTTTAATTACTTAGATAAATGTTAATTCAATTTTTTTTAAAATGCTTAATATCTGCGAATGTGTCTCACATTGGATTGAGACGCGTTGTAATCATTTCCACCAAAAGAACGATCATTGTAGTTACGATTGGTTGCTTGATTGCGTTTAAATGTAATGTAATCAGAACCATCATATACAAATTTCACGTTGCATGTAGACGACGGAATTTTAGGATCTACTTGAATTGCCGACCAAAGCACAGAGGATTGACATAATTTTGAAGTAGAACCAAACCGTTGTCTTAATCCATTCATGTTTGGGCGACTTTGAGGAGTTTGACATGTTCCGCCACACGAGTAATTTTGTCTGCTTAACAAATCGCCAGCATTATAAACTGCTCTAAAGGGTGTAATTATGCGCTTTGGATTGGAACTGCCAGAATATGAAGTGGTGTTCCATGCATCTCTTAAAGTGAAACGCGTTCTAGCAAATGTGTCGGAGTTGTCGTGATCAACCACGGGTTGGGGCATCAAACCGGGCAATCCACCACCTAATTTTGGCCCAGGGCCTTTGTATGGATAGCCAATGCCATTAACTAATGCTAATAAGCTTCCTAAGCTTCCTGTCGTAAAACCAGAAGAACCATTTGCTGTTTGTGAAAAACCTGTGCCAATACTGTTAGACATATTATAATACAAGAATAAAAAAATATATTTTCTTAAAGTATATAATGTTTGATTTCAAATTACTTGTTAGTGCAATTACTTTGGTTGTAGTGGATTCTGTGTATTTGCAATTTATAAAGGGTTATTTTGCTGAACAAATTAAAAGTGTTCAAGGTTCGCCTATGAAAATCAACTATCTTTCCGTCATTATTTGCTACATATTCTTGATTATTGGTATTAATTATTTTATTATTAAACCAAACAAATCAATCAAAGATGCCTTTTTATTGGGTCTCGTTATTTATGGTGTTTATGAAACAACTAACAAATCTCTTTTAGACAAATGGAAATGGACAACTGTTTTCATTGATACGTTGTGGGGTGGAATTTTGTTTGCATTAACAACTGCAATAGTTGATGTAATTCGTTAAACTTGGTTACCAATAATATCCTTCATCTCTACGCTATTTTTGAAATACAAATTGTAGTCATAATCTAACAATTGTTTTACAAAAGCTGTATTGGGTTTTACACACGGGCGTTTCGTTTTTACGAGTTTCCATGCTTCCAAAAGATTCATATGATATACAGACATCAAATATGAAATGACAATAGTAGGTGAACGACTCATTCCTGCAACACAATGAACTAACACACAGCCCTCGCGTTCAATTAAATCGTGGATTTCTTGAAAATATTGACCAATGTCTTCGCCAGTAAAATCAACAATATTAAATTTATGTACCCTTTTGCAATCTTTGATGGCCGGGCTTACTTCGCAACAATGTGCAACCGTAATAATCGCACTGATATTATTAGTTTCTAAAAAATCAATATTATTTGCATCATCGATGCTTCCTAAATATAATTTACCTTTAATGATTTCTGTCATAAATTATATTTATACACTGGTTGGCTTTATGTCTGTTTGTCAAACAATAAAAAATAAAAAACTATCTCATATAATATATTTTATTGTCCTTAAGTCATTGTTTTGAAAAACTATTTATTCTACTTCTCCGTAATCAATCTCGGCACAACATTCATCGTCGCCAACTCCTGGAATAACAGCTTACATGCATACGGAATTTCTACATAGGCGAAATCAACGCGATTATCACATGTTTTACACAAATGAATGTGCAATTTGTCATTGTATGACGCGATTAACCCACATTTCTTACAAACGTGCACTTGGTATTTGTCTGATGCATCATACATTCTTCCACGCGTGAATCTTGCCGCACCATGTGAGATCATGCAATCCCGTTCCATCTCTCCAAATCGCAGACCACCGCCATTACTACGTCCTTCACCTGGCTGGCGAGTTAAATTCATCATTGGTCCAATTGAACGACTGTGTTGCTTATCATTTACCATGTGCTTCAAACGCTGATAAAACACCGGTCCAAAGAACACACTACATTCAATTTGTTCACCGGATAATCCACTGTAAAACAGTTCGTTGCCATGTGCTTCGTACCCCAAATTCAACAACTTTTGCGAAATTTCTTCCACACCCAAATCACCAAAGCTGGTTCCGTCACCAAACAAACCAAGTTGAACAAGTACCTTCCCCAACAACGTTTCCTTTAACTGCCCAATAGTCATACGAGATGGAATTGCATGTGGATTGATAATAATATCGGGACGCACACCATCGCGAGTGAATGGCATATCTTCTTCGGGAATAATATTACCAACAGTACCCTTTTGTCCATGACGCGACGAAAACTTGTCGCCAATGACTGGCTTTCTTAAACTGCGCAATCTGACTTTTGCAAAACTGTAACCGTCTCCGTTTCTGTCAATGTAATTCTTGTCAACAAACGTTTCCTCATCTGTTTTGTATTGCTTGCTACAATCTTCGTACTTAATCACCTTCGTATGGTCATTGCGATTTTCCTTGATGGGCATCATTTTTGCAATAATAATGTCGTGGTTTTCTACCAGTTCATTTTCCGGAATTACGCCATTTTTACCAACTTTTCCGTAATTCCCGATTTTCATACGCTTTGTTTTGGCTGGATCAGGCTTACCACGGATTTCCTCATCACCATTGATTTTTTGCTTATCTTCATCCTTTTCCGTGTGAGTAATCGTAATTTGAAGCAAGCCTCTATCAATGGAACCCTTGTTCACAAGCAATGAATCTTCTTGATTGTAACCAGTGTGTGTCATAATTGCGACGTTAATATTGCAACCAGACGGATTTTCTTGCAATTTAATGATATTCATAACACGTGTATCCACTAAAGGACGAGTTGGATAAGAAAGTACATATGCGGTTTTATCCATGCGTTCATTAAAATTGGTTGCATAAATGCCCATTGCTTGTTTTGCTTGTGCACAGTTGCTCGACAAAATACCACCACTTGTTACAAAACTATGATTATCCGATTTAACGGTGATGTCAGATACCATGACAGTATCAACTTGTTGAATGCTTGTGATAGGAACAAATAACATACCGTTTGCCACTTTAACCTTTTGCAACCAATGTTCAATGGTGTTATCTTGCAACTTACCAATATTTACATCGATAACATTTCGGTAACTCTTTTTAATATTGTCGATGTAATTTAGTGCAATTTCCATTTCTGCATAATTGGTTGCAATACCTAATTCAGTTGCAATTGTACACTCTGAAATATTTTCATCAAACATTTTACGAACGTGTTTATCTAATGCACAATGCTTTTTAAAATGCAATTCCTTAAACCTCAAATACTCAACCACAACAAACGAATCGATATTTTTAGTGGAATTATATCGATAACCAATGTTGTCAAAATATTTTATTAAATTTTCTTGCTTGTTTTTGATTTTATATCCAACTTTAACCATGTCTTCTGCAATAATTATTGAAGATACCATTTTTGCTTGAATATCAAATTCATTTAATAATGCAACAATTTGGTCCATGAAAGTTGTTAATGAATCTCTAAAAGTTGGCACAATTTGCTGAGACGTTTCATTGCATAGAAATTTATAATACATTCCTTGGTTGGACCAATATATTTTCGAACCTACTCCGCCTTGAAATCCAGCAACAAATTCTCTTTTTACTAACTTATTTCCATTCATAATCCAATCAGGTACAGGGTTGCGAATTGTTCTTAATTTATCTCCTAAAGAAGCTCCTAATGCAATCAACAATGATGCGAATTGGTCGGTATAGGTGAGTGAATACATTCTTTTAAATTCACCGTCGCGTTCAACTTCATCTAATTCACACAAACCGTGTTCAACACCAAGTGCAACGACATCATCATCAAACTGAAATGCATTCGGTTCATTCATAATGCCGTTGTTTATACATTCGAAATAAACTTTACATAAAATTTTAAATGAATATTGTGTTTTACGAATTTCTATAATCCCTTGACTTAATGTATATCCAAAGATACGTGCGATTATGGGCAATCTATAATCATTTCGAGAAAGGGGAATTAATCCAACGTTTTTCAAATTGTTATACATAAGTTCGGTGTATACTTCGTTGATATCAAATTCGCCAAGCATCATTTTAAAGCTGGTTTCATCCAAAATGATATCGTCATTACTATCCAATTCAATAGTCAATTCTGTTTGACTTGGCATCATTCCAATAAATGTTTCATTTGGAACAAAGTCAATCACCGATTTCCATCCTTCCAATGTCATGAAGTTATGGTCATGGGTTGCAACAATTTCCTTTCCACTAATTGTTCTAAGCTTGAATACCATCTTGTCTGTTTCGCGTACATATTGATTTACAACTTTAGTATAACTTACATTCAATGTGTCTGGATTAAAGCACACGACTTCATCACCGAGTTTTACATCTTTAATGGGCACAGATGCACCATTTGTCAACATCACTGTTTCATTCACATCTAAACACTGGTATGTATTTCTAGGCGATTGATTGTGATCCGGGTAAGGAATACACGACGCCACCACGCCGAAAATGGTCGAAGGATGAATTTCACAATGAGTGTATTTGCTAACAAAATGGTTATTTGATGTAATGATATCCTTTGGCTTGGTCGCAATCATACTAAAACCTTGTTCTTCTGGATCAATGTACTCAATAACAGCATCATTGATTTTGCAACTTGTTAACAAATCGTCCCATACAAACTTTCCTTCTTTTAACCCATGCATGATGTCTCTGGTTAGCAATAGATTATTGTTTTTGACACGCAATACAGGTCTAGTAATACGTCCGCTGTCATTACACACCCTAATTTCTTGCATCTTGTAGTCAAACACAATAGAAGTGTAAATGTTAATAATGCCCTTGTATTTCATCTCTTTGAGTTCTGCATACAATTCTTCCGGATTCAAAGAAATGCCAACCCAAGCGCCGTTCACAAAGATTTTGACAGCATTGTACATGGCCTTTGGAGTTAAAGAGTCGTCATCAATCTTTACAATCTTTGGCAACACATAATCGTAAATAGAGTTGCTATTTGAATGAATGGTGATGTGTGCCATGTAGCTCATATTTTTCACTACACCAACTGACGCACCTTCTGGAGTCTCTGCAGGACAAATGAATCCCCAAGAAGTACTATGTAATTTACGAGGCGGAATTAACTTGCCACTCTTGTCAGTTGGAGTAGATACACGACGTAAATGACTCAAACTGGCAATATATGTCAACCGATTCAAAACCTGTGCGACACCAACCTTGGTCGAATTGGCTTGATTAATACCGAAATCACCAGTCGACAATGCACGTTTAAACCCATTTTCAATGGTATTCGACTTGATAATTTTGTAAACATTCGTCAAATTAATAATATTCAAGTAATCTTCCTTAGATTGCCAACTTCCCGTTTTAATTTCTTTGACAACTTGAGTGTTCATGTCTTTCACAAGTTTATTAAAATGATTGCGGAACAAATTATTCAAAGATGTACCGGTTAAATCAATACGCTTGTTCAAATAAGAATCTCTGTCATCTGCCTTAATCCATTCAAAACTGGCTTGCAACAATTTGTTTGCCATATATCCAAGAAAGTATACCTTTTGCTTCAGCGTTTGACAATGAGGAAACAAGTCATTTTGCAACACATCCATTGCAAATTGTTTCTTTCTCAAAGCACCAGTTTCCTTGTCAGTATTCATTGGAGTATATCCAACATTAGAGACGATGTATTTTATAGCATCTTCATTTGTTAAACAATTGTTCGCTTCAATGATAGATGCTTGCAAATTCTCTAACATATGTTTATGCTTTTCCAAAGAAATATCAAGCAAAATGTATTCACAAATTTCCTTGTCGGAAATCACATTTAGTGCACGAAACGCGATGAATAAAGGAATTGGTTGTTTGATTCGTGGAATTTGGAGACAAATGGGGAATCCGAAACCGTTATTCTTTGAACTCACCATCATATTGATTTGCTTAGGTGAAATGCACTTGAAATCTGGAACCGATTTAATTTCCGCCTTCCATGTATACTTGGTGTCGTTCTTTGAAACATTGAAACAATAAACGCGATTTTCGGCAGCCCTTTCTTGTGCAAGAACTGTTTTCTCAGAACCATTGATGATAAAATATCCTCCAGTGTCGTACTTACATTCTCCAGCATGTTTATTGTCGACATGTTTGTATTGATTCAATACGCAAATGTTGGATTTAAGCATAATAGGCAATTTGCCAATATGAATCTTTGGTAGAGTTTTGTATAAAGTTTTAACATTGTCAAGATTTTCGCCACTGCGAATGACATATTTGATGTTAAGGTCAAGTGTCATTGCAGATGCATACGTGAAATTACGAAGGCGTGCTTCTTGTGGAAACATTAATTTAATAGCACCATTATTTTCGTGAATTTGTGGTCTGTAAATGTTAAAGTTCTCGAAAGTGACGAACAATTCGAGTGAATATTTGCCACTCTTGGCATCAAAATCGTCTTCAGATTTGATGTGAACTGGATTAAACATTTCAATCGTTTTAATAATTTGGTATCCAACAAAATTATTATACGATTCAAGCTGATGTCTTACCAAACGATCTAAATGATGGTCTTTAAAATATGATTCAATAACTGTCCAAGGGTCTTCGATATAAGGATTATTTTCAATGACAAAATCGCCATTAGAATCATATCCGTTAATAGTTTGTTTTGACATTTCCGTTATACTTTCGTGCGTGGATATGTTGACCATGACAGTTGGTTTATATATCAATTTTTTTTTAAATAGTTTTGGAATAACATATAAAAAGTTTTCAAAAATTATCATGATAATTATTATTTCTGCATGGAAACCATAAATGATCACAAAATAATAATTAAAATATTTGTGTTGTTTTTCAGTCACACGCAAAAGTAGCAAAAATTTTCCAGAAAGTCGGGGTGGTTTTTGAAAATGGACATTTTTAAAATGTCCAAAATCGAAAAGTCAAAAAAAGTTTTGGAAAATTTTTTGCAAAAAGTGGTTGTGACGAGAATGCTCTCAATTCCATTTTTTGGTTGAAAAAAGTGTGATGATAAAATTTTTTATTATTTTTGGGGAAAAAATCGGAACTTTTTCTGTCATCCTATTTTAGGAGACAAATGATGACGGATTTTAGTTCTAAAAAGTTCCAAAATTATGAATGCAAAATTTGTGACTATGTTACGTCACGTGAAAGTCAATTTAATCGTCATTTGGCGACACGAAAACATTCCGAGAGGACAAGCGAGTTACACATGGATGACGATTTTACCCCAAAGCATAAATTTCATTGCGATTGTGGCCGGCAATACAAGTATCGTCAGGGATTGTGGAAGCATATGCAAATTTGCGATGCAAAAAAAAGTTCCAAAAGTTCCGAAATGGATGCCGAAGATGCCGAAAAAACGGAACTCAAAATGCTTACCGAATTGGTAAAAGATGTTATTAAACATAACCAAGATTTAACTAACAAAATAATAGATTTGTGCAAGCCAACAAACATAGTTTCGCACAACAATGTTCATTCGCACAATAAAACGTTTAATTTACAGGTGTTTTTGAACGAAACATGCAAAGATGCAATGAATATTTCCGATTTTGTAGATTCTATCAAGTTTCAACTAAAGGATTTGGAACATGTTGGCGAAGTAGGATTTGTTGATGGAATATCCGATGTTGTTCTTGATAATTTAACGGAAATGGATACTAGACAAAGGCCAATACATTGTTCAGACCAAAAACGAGAAATATTGTACATAAGAGAAAACAATGAATGGATAAAAGACGACCAACCGAACACCAGAATGTCCCAAGTGATAAAACAAATTGCCAATAAAAATATGAAAATTATTCCGGAATGGGTAAAAAACAATCCGGATTGTCAGAAATTCAATTCAAAGAAAAACGATAAATATTTGCGAATTGTATCAAATTCCATGTCTGGAGGGACAGAACATGAACAACGAACTAACATCGGAAAAATAATATCAAAGGTTGCAAAAGGAGTCACCATTGATAAGAATAAATACCAAATAAAATGATATAAATATATTTTGTTAGTTTAGTTTAATGCCCAAACTAACAAATCGTCGACCTTTTAGATCTTACAGCGATATTAATAAATATAATCAGTTCCTTTTAGAGTTAGACACAAAGAAATATGCATCGGATTTATTTGAACCATCACTTTTGCAAAACAAAATCAAAGACAAAGCACAAATGGACAAACTATTGAAAACAATATCTAATGATTCTATTAATAATCCAAATTATACTGGATTAACACCATGGGACATGTTGATGGATTTGCTTAGCAAAGAGGATGTCGATTTATATGTACAACATTCTCAAAATGATGCGTGTAATAACTTGGAAACAACAGTTAAAAATGTACCTAAAGAAAAGGTGACCATTGTTGCCGAAGTAAATAATATTTGCGACCTTTTGAATCTCATAGATTCTTATCCTCTTTCGCCAAATGTTGAATATAACATTAACATGGAAGCATTGCATAAAATCAAACAGCCACTAACGGAACTCAATAATATGATTGGTATGAAATCATTAAAGGAAAACATTGTTGACCAAATCATCTTTTACATTCAAAATATAAACAATTTGGAGAAAAATACCAACGATTTCATGCATACTGTTATCTATGGACCACCTGGAACGGGTAAAACAGAAATAGCAAAAATCATTGGTACAATTTTCGCAAACATGGGTATACTAACAAAGGGTACTTTTAAAAAGGTTTGTCGTGCGGATTTGATTGCTGGTTATTTAGGACAAACCGCGTTAAAAACACGCGAAGTCATTAAAGAAGCATTGGGTGGAGTATTATTTATTGACGAAGCATATGCTTTAGGCAATGAAGAAAAACGAGATAGTTTTGCAAAAGAATGTATTGATACATTGTGTGAAGCATTAAGCGATCATAAAAACAATTTGATGGTTATTGTTGCTGGATATGAATCAGATTTAAACAATTGTTTTTTTAATTATAACCAAGGTTTGGATTCGCGATTTGCTTGGAGATTTAAAACAGACGAATATAGTGCCGAAGACCTGTTTAACATCTTTTTGAAAAAGGTAGCTGATGGAAATTGGTTTATTGCAAATGATTCGGGCATAACTGCAAAATGGTTTGAAAAACACAAAAAGCATTTTAAGTTCTATGGCAGGGATATTGAAACGCTTTTTGCTAAGACAAAAATAATGCATTACAAGCGAGTATTTTGTTTAGAAGAATCGGTGAAAAGGTACATTGTTCTAAAAGATTTAGACAAAGGTTTGGAATTGTTTTTGAAAAACGAAGATACAAAGGAAAAGGAGAGGGAAAAAACGCGTAGTATAATGAGTAGTATGTATATTTAGTGTAAAAATAGAATGCAAAGAATGTGTTGTAATGAAATTATAAAATTGTTTTTTTAGTATATAACAAATGTCATCTAAAAAAACAATTCAAATAAATCCGGAATTATTTAAATTAACTAACAAAACAAAAAAAAACAGGGAGAAAAAGGAAATGTCTATCAATCCAATTGTTTCTCCAAACAATTTGAAAAACAAGTTGTTAAAACGCATTAAAGAACACAAAACTGAAGAGATTAAAGGAACTAAAAAACCATTAACTAACAAAAGTGATGAAAAATCGTATACAGATGAGTTTTATGGTGCTTTAGATTACTTATCTGATTTAAGCAAAAAACAAAAGGTGAACGATGCGAAACGAAAGGCGTTAAATTCGCGAACTATGAAGGCGACACACACTCTTTCGCAAAACATCAATAATAATTTTGGGGACCCACATGTTGTTAGTTCAAATGTTTCGTTGGAATTGCCACCAGAATTACAAGAACCATTTGTGCCTCAATCCAGTGAAATATTCAATGTAAACTACAAAGTACAAGATGATGTTCCTTATGGTTGCTTAAAAAATGGGAAGAAAAGAACCTATCGCGAATGGAAAGAACTAACAAATCCTGGAATAACCGACACACCCGACATTGTTAGACCACCCACGCCACCAAAGAAAAGTACGAATATGTTTTTACAAGGAGCTACGACGATAGAAGGTTCTAAACCGATAGATACAACTTTGTCACGCGAAGAACGTTTGGAACAAATTAAAAACAAGTTGAAAAAACTGCAAGACCAAGAAACACAGCAAAAACAGCAATCGTTGGATGAATTCAAGAAAATAGAAGAAGCATACATAAATCCAGCACCTTTTGCATTGGAAGAGTTGAATGAGTTTGGTACAAAAGAACATGAAGTGGAAGAATTGTTGAAAGAACGTGAAGAGAAAAAGGAAAATGGAAAAATAAAAAAATATTTGAAGAAAACTGTTAGGCGCAAGTTTACTCTTGGAAAATCTGACAAACTAAAGCGTGTTAGTGTATTGATAAAAGATCGCCAAACAAGAAAGAATATTGTAAATACGCAAAAAGAACTCAAGAAAACCAGTATAACAGATGTGAAAAAATATTTGCGACAACATGGAATGATAAAAGTGGGAAGTACGTGTCCGTCAGACATTTTGCGACAAACATTTGAGTCGGCTGTTTTAACAGGAGAAGTAACTAACACTAACAAAGAAACATTGTTGCACAACTTTTTGGCAGGAGAAAAAGATGGGTAAAAATATTTTCTTCTTTAAAATAAATGAATAAAATACCGAAAATATTACCAAACAATGTAAAACAACTGTTTAGACGTATAGAAAATGATTTGGATACTGAATTGTATTTTTATGGTTCAGTAACGCGTTCAGATTATATACCAAACAAAAGCGACATTGATGTTGCTATTTTTTCGGATAACGAATACAGCGATATGATTAAATTACAGAATATTTTAGTTGTCAATAGAAAAGATTTCGACAAGGTTGTTTGGAAATTGAATGGACAAATGATTTATGGATATAAAGTTAAAATTAGAGATATAAATTGCGAATTGTCTATATTTAACAGTGATTTTAAAAACGTATTGTTGGATGAATATACAAAGCCAAATAAGAATCAATCGGTTATTATTGGGTTTTTAATCTATGTATTAAAATTGTTATATTATCAAATACCCATTTTGCCGAAAAAGGTGTATGTTGAATTAAAGAGATATATAATGAATGAATTAATAGACAAGAAAGAAACAGTGTATTACTTGGTAAAAGAAGAAGAAAAGACAACTTAAAGATATTCTGTTATATTAATAGAATGTCTTTAATCAAAGAGTATCTAGAACTAACAAAAAAATATTTGGATGAATACGGCGAACTAACAATCGTATTGATGCAAAATGGCGCATTTTTTGAAGTATATGGGTTGAAAGATTGCAATAATAATATTCACGGCTGTAAATTAAATGAGTTTTCCAGAATTTGCGATTTAAGTATTGTTGATAAAAAAACACCTAGTGGCAATGTGTATGTTGACGGTGATCCAGTTGTCAATGCCGGATTCAAGATGCATTTAGTTGAGAAATACATTAAGAAACTCCAAGACAATGGATATACTATAATTGTGTATGAAGAAGTCGGGGACGATCCTATTAAAAAGAGTAAAATTAGAAACAAAACAGGTATATATTCTCCAGGAACATGCTTTTATTCTGAATTAGAACCAGATAAAATAACTAACAACATTTGTTGTTTATGGTTTGAATGCAAAAAAGGTTCTCTGAAAAATATGAGTAAAAATCAAATATTTGTTGGTGCTGGTTTGATTGATATATTTACTGGAAACACGGTTATCAATGAATACAATGACGAATACATTATGAATCCAGCTACTTTTGATGATTTGGAGCGTTTCATTTCAATATACAACCCAAGTGAAACAATTATTATATCAAATTTGCCGAAAGAAGATGTAAACGAAATTACGCAGTTTATTAATTTGAAAAGTAAATCCGTACACATGGTGTATCTATATGACGACAAAAGCAACAAAAATATAGTTCGCGCGAATAATTGTGAAAAACAGACATATCAAACGGAATTGTTAAGTCGTTTTTACAAAATAAATGATATGAATTCTTTCATGTCTATTTTTTACGACAACGTATATGCAACACAGGCGTTTTGTTTTTTGTTAGATTTTGTGTATCAACACAATCCATATTTAATCAAAAAGTTGTCCGAACCAGTTTTGGAAAACACGAGCAAAAAGTTGATTTTAGCAAATCATTCATTGAAACAACTAAATGTCATAGAAGATGACAATTATAGAGGCAAATATTCATCGGTTTCAAAAATGTTGAATGAATGCATTACGCCAATGGGGAAAAGAAAGTTTGCAAATGATTTCTTGAATCCGGTTACCGACGAGACACATTTGCAAAAAGAGTACAATATAATTGATGCATTACTAACAAATGAATTGGACGAATACAATGAAATTAAGGGTTTGTTAGTTCAAATCAAAGACATAAGTAAAATAATGCGTCAAATTATTATTCAGAAGGTGAATCCAAAGATTGTTTATAATCTCTTTAGTTCCATTGAAAGTGCTAAAATCATTTATGAACGTATTTTGGAGAATGAACCATTAACAGAATATTTAAAAGGGAAGTTGTCGGATTTTGTTAGTTTGTTGGAGAAAGCAGAACATATATTAAATTATTTGAACAATGTGTTGATTTTAGAGGAATGTAAGGACATTGACAATGTGTCGAAAATCGAGAAAAGTTTCGTAAAGAATGGTGTAAATGAGGAATTGGATAATAAAATAAAAACATTGATGGACTCACAAGACCAATTGGAAGCATGTCGATATTACTTTAGCACTCTTATTTCGAATTATGAAAATGATGGGAAAATAAAGAAATCAAAGAAGAAATCATTGTTGGACATGAATGGACTGGTTAGTGAGGAAGAAAAGGAATATGTGAATATCCATGAAACAGAGAAGAATCATTTTAGTTTGTTGGCAACAGAACGCCGGTGTAAAATCTTGGAAGAACTAACAAAAAACAATAAATCGGTTAAATTGTCTTATTTTTCGACGTTTTCTGGATTGAAAACCGATTTTACTCTATATTTAGACTTGGATTATGTGAAGCAATCTCAGTCAAAAAAGGCAATTACAAATGGACAAATTGCGGGATTATGCAAAAATGTCGGTGTCATTAAAACGCATTTAATTGAAACGGTTTCTAAAGTGTTTCAGGATATTGTACAAAACTTGCAAGAATACCAGACAGATGTGGATAGTATTAGCAACTTTATTATGTACGTCGATTTGGCATACACAAAGGCATACATTTCTGCAAAATATCATTATTGCAAACCCGAAATTGTGTCTAATGAATCCGGGAAGTCTTTTGTACGTGCAACCGATTTACGCCACTGTTTGATCGAGAAAATACAGCAAAGCGAATTGTACGTGGCAAACGATATTAGCATTGGGGATAGTGCATGTGATAACTCAGTGTTGGACGGCATTCTTTTGTACGGTACTAATGCGGTAGGCAAAACGAGTTTTATTCGTGCGTTAGGAATTGCTGTTATCATGGCACAAGCAGGGCTATATGTACCGGCAACTAGTTTCCGATATAAGCCATACAAACAAATTTTCACACGCATTTTAGGAAACGACAATATTTTCAAGGGATTATCGACTTTTGCCGTTGAAATGTCGGAATTACGCACGATTTTGCGTCTCGCCGATAAAAATAGTCTAGTGCTGGGTGACGAATTATGTTCCGGAACTGAGAGCATAAGCGCTGTTAGTATTTTTGTGGCAGGTGTGCAAAAAATGGCGTCCGTTCATTGTTCCTTCATTTTCGCTACACACCTACATGAAATTATTAACTACGACGAAATAACCTCCCTACATAATGTAGGCATGAAGCACATGAGCGTCATTTTCGACAAAGAGAAAGATTGCCTGATTTATAATCGTAAGCTACAGGATGGCCCGGGAACTAACATGTATGGACTGGAAGTGTGTAAAAGTCTAAATTTGCCTTTAGATTTTTTGAACAATGCACACGAAATTCGCATGAAATATCATCCAGAATCGGACAGCATTTTGAGTCAAAAGGGTTCGCATTTTAACGCAAAACATATAAAGGGTGGTTTTTGTGAGAAATGCCAGGTGAATCCAGCAATGGAAGTACATCATTTAGTATTCCAAAATGAAGCGGACCAAAATGGCATTATTCAAAAGAAGGGTCTTACATTTAAGAAAAACGACAAATCAAATTTGATGAACTTGTGTGAAAAATGTCACGACGAATTGCACAAGTCTTGCAAAAAACTGAAACGCACAAAAACAACAAAGGGTGTCATTTTGGAAGAAGTATAATGTAAACTGATTTAACAACATTGTGTCAAACAGCTGTAATGCAAGAAGACAATAACGATAGTGATATTTTTACTATGAGAAGAAACGATTATAGTGATTTGACTATAAGACGAGTTGCGTACGAACACACAAAATATACATTGGTGAATCCAATATTACGTGCAAGTGTCGAACAAATGCAATCGGGTATAACTATTACAAGAGATGCTGACGTTGTAACACCGTTGTTTTTGGAGTTGACGTTTGACAATCCACATTATGAGCACAATGCTGAACTGGTTAAGAATCTAATATTGCAGTTTGTAGTAGATAACATAGTAATTCATCAATTTCCGTTGAGATTATTGATGGCAATCAATGAACCGATTATGTGTAATGGAAAAATGTACATTAATCTATGTTTTGACATGTTTTTTGGTAATATAAATAATTTATCGGCTTCAGGTGCTTATATACCTAAATTCAAATTTGCATATCATAGTTTATTGGATTATTTAACAAATTATGCAATTATTACAAAATTGACATATTTAGATGAACCAGAAAGAGATATGATTCATGCAAATACGCGATTTAAAATATATTTAAATCAATGTATTTCTATTATTGACGTTCATGCTAACAAATATGACCCCCATTTTAGAACAAGAGAATTCAATATAAATGGTTTGAGGTTTTGTAAGAAATCAAAGGGCTTCTTTATAGAATGTGATGATATTAGCGTTTTAAATAATATTAAAATAACAATCAATGGGGTAACGCTGTTGGATTATGATCCATTTTTGATAAACATTTGTTGTAAAAAAATTTCAAGAGATGTTTTATATATACCTGCAAACCCAGATGCATCGTTCAAAGATAGAACCACTGTATCGTGGGAGGGGAATTTTAATTTTGAAAACAGCGGTGCTGTAGATATTAAATTAAATTTTGAAAACCCAAAGTCACATGTAATTTTATATAATTTAGAACATTCAACCTTTTGCAGACCACCCAACGAGCCATTGCATCGAGATGAAACATATGGATTAATGTGCAATATAGAATATGATTTAGAAACACGAAGGGAAACCAGATTTATTTTGTTTAGAGTTGGTAATCGTGCAAGTCAAGAACCCCAAGTGCGGGAAAGAATAATTCCTGATTTACAACCTGGCATAAGAGTATTTACATTTTCACCAATGCCAGATACTTCAATTCCATTAGTCAATGTAACATATGGTGATGTACAACTGTCAACTCCGCTGTTTCCCAATGAAACTGTTACTGTCAAAGATTATGCATTACGCATGTGTGCAATTGAATTAATTCCGATTGCATCTGGCGATTCTTATATGCAATGCGAACTATGCAACAATGTCTTTAGCGAAATATCTATCAAACGTTGGATTCTTCAATTACGTAAAACAACGTGTCCTACATGTAGGGGGACATGGTCATCTAATGTAGTGTGTATAAATGGTGTACGCGACGCACCAAATTCTGAAACGGTTTTAAGCGAAGCCATGGAATTAGAAACACAAAATAATTAAATCTTTAATGTCTACGTCTTCGTTTTGTACCTGAAAACATTCCAAACAATTTACGCGTCATTTTCTGTAAAAATGGCACAGAACGGCTACCCGTTTTAACAACTTTGCTACCAATATTTTCCAAACCAGATTTCACCTTTGGCATGTATTTTTTGCTAGTTGTATTAGCAACCGCTAATGATTTCTCAAAAGTTTTGTTGATGAAGTTTTTTGAACCTCTTTTGGACGTGCGACGATGTTTTCTACGATGCATTATAAATTATACATATAAAATAATTTTTATATTTCTAAAGAGTATCTATGAACGAATTGTTGGATTTTATTAGAGATAATGGAAAACTTATTTTCTTAATCGTTGTTTTTATTTTTATTTTGTTAGTTGTTATGAAAATTAAGGACATCCATTTAGACGATAATTCTAAAACAACATCTAAAACAACGCAAGAAGCTGTCTATCAAAAAGGATAATATGTTTAATTCATAATAATAAAATGTAAAGTATTATTATGACTTCTAGTTTTGGCTTTACAGCATCTCCATGGACAGTTTACACTGAAAGTGGAATTCCAACTATTTATTATACAAATACAAGTGTTCCTAATTCAAATGTTGTGCCACCATATGGCACTTCGTCATCGACAATTTCTCAAACTGATTTAACAAACGTTGTACCACAATGTGGCGTTTATTTGATCAACGGTTCGCTACCAGGCCCTTCATATGCACCAATTGCCATACCTTCATCAATATATAATTTAGCTTACATAGGTTCAACAACCATGGACGACGGCTTTTATATATATCCTAATTTTGGTATTCAAGTATTTAAACAGCCCGGATACGCAACGAGTACTTCTACCTCATCCGTAATTACGTACAATGCAACTACTTATCCCATTTTTGTGTCAACTACTCCAACCAATTATCCAGGAAATCAATTATATTTAATATCTGAAACTGGGACAGACGTGCCTTATTCAACTTCTCCAAATGTAACGCAATCTATTAAAGTATTTTATCAAGGCAGACAAGTGACAGATAATTACTTTTCTTATACTTAAGTTTTCTTAAGTGGTGGATATTTTTCATCATATTCTTTGGAACCTGGATAATATCGTTTGGTTTCCTCAATGTTTTTGTAATGCGGATTATATTTTAGTATATATTCATCGCTAAAACAATTGTGTTTTTCAATCAAATGCCAATTGTAATCGTCAGTAATGTCGAATACAAAGTCGCGAAACTCGGATAAACAATATTTATATTGTATGTAATATCTTTCATTTTCACAATCCTTGTACAATGATGGTGGGCTTCTAATTTTGTGTTTGAAATGCAAAAGTGTTAAGCGTTCTTTTATGTCATTGAAAACAATTGGATTAATAGCTTCTCTCTTAACTATAATTTCCCGTTCAATGTATTCGGGGTAATCTTTGCCAACTGTCATATTGTCGCCTTTAATCTTCTCTAAACGTTTAGATGCCATATACTACATGTATTAAATTACTTAAATCATTTATAAAAATAAATTTATAAAAATAAAATTGATTTTGAAATTAAAAATATAGAAAAATTATACTATAGTTATATAAGGCAATGATTATTCCTATTAAATGTTTTACATGCGGTACAGTGTTAGCCGACAAATATCGTTTCTATTGTGAAGAAGTGCGAAAGAGAAAAATGACAAGAGATTTACATGTAGAAAAAGTGATTTATTTGACACCAGAATATAGCACTAAGACGCCAGAGGGCGAAGTTTTAGATGAATTGAACTTGACAAAAATGTGTTGTCGAAGACATATGTTGACGCATGTCGATATTGAATAATTGTAGGTGTTGAGTAATTGTATTTTTTATACGGTGTTATATTATATTTTATATCAATATAATATAATGCCAAGAAAAACAAGAAGCAAAAAAGGCAAGAAGCGTACGATGCGTAAGCCATATAAAATGGTTGGATGCTCTAAACAACGCGTGCATGTGTGTACTAAATGCGGTCCAAATTGTCATTGCGGGCCTAATTGTAATTGTCCGCATCCATGTCCAGGAAATTGTTATTTAAATCGTCGTTCTAAAACAAGACGTCGTAAACAAAGAGGAGGCCAAGGGTGTGGGTCATGTGGTTGTCCAATTGCACCGTTGTCTAGCAAACAGATGAATATGTTTGGTGGTGGATTCAAACCTATTCCCATTCCAACTTCTGGAAGTTACGATGGATACACAAATCAGAACAATGCAAATAGTTATGGATCGATTATTGGTATTGGTCAAAATGGTGGCACGTGTAGCGCATGTCAGATGCAAGGTGGCGGATTTTACAAGCCCATTGGTCCCATGCCCGGGCCTTTGGTAGGAAAGCCGTGGGCTTCTGATTTAAAATGGCCTGCAATGAATGATGTTGGTGGCGACAGAAATTATTTGGCAAGTTACAGCAATGTTATTTCAAATGATCCAACACGTCAACAAATGCCAGCAGATGCTGATGCGGGATATTTAGACAAGATGAGTTTAGTTGGAGGATACAGATACGACAAGTACGATAAAAAACCGCGTTCAGCAGTAAGTTCTATAAAGAAAGGTGGTGGGCTTGTACCGCAAGATTTAGTGAATTTAGGCAGAGATTTAGGTTACAACTTTAAGACGGCATATAACGCGTTAAACGGATATAAAGCGCCAGTGGATCCATCGCCTTATAAAGGACAGTTAACCGGCGCATTGAACAACAATCGTTTTCTTATGTAGAATAATTTTTTCTAATTATAATACATAATATGGCTTTTCCAACCAAATTGAGTCAATTGTGCACGCCTTCGTATGTGTATTTTATTATTTCTGCGTTAGCGGTTGTTATTGCTGGAATTCAAAACTTGGGCAATACTCGTAAATACACTTTAGGAATGTATTCGTGCCAAGTTCCCAGTTGTTTGTTAGTGTTTGTGTTTAAAGTGATTTACATTTTGTTCTGGACTTGGATTTTGAATTTGATGTGCAAGGACGGACACACTAGCATTGCTTGGTTTTTAGTGTTGTTGCCATTTGTGATGGCATTCGTGATTATGGGTATGGTTATGGTGAATCAAAAGAAGAAAAAGGAGGGAATGTGTACTAGTTGTGGTTGTGGCAAGTGAAACGACTGCAAGTGAAACGACTGCAAGTGAAACGACTGCAAGTGAAACGACTGAAAGTAAACTAACAAAGATAAAATATTTTATATAACAAGTATATATAAAATATGTCAAAAATTCAAGCAATATTTGGTTTATTTTTGTTGTTAGTTGTAATATTTTCAATGGACATGATTTTTGGTTCGTTGTTAAGAGAGTCTTTTAAAACCGCACAAGAAGAAAAGCCATATAAATTTAGCGAGCCTTTTGGTGGAGGGGGAGGTGGTGGTAGAGGAGGTGGTAGAGGTTTAGGTTTGGGACGAGACATGCGATTTAATACATTGAATGGCAATTTACGTTTTTCTGGAAGGGGGTTTTTAGGCGACACTCAATCATACCCAGACGGAGATGATCAGCCATTATTCTTCGGATTTTCCGATTTGTTTTACGTTTAATGACGTCTTCGTTTAGTTTTACGTCTATTTTTGCGTGTTTTTTTGTGTCTACGCCGTCTGCGATATTTACCGCCTTTAACTGTGGCGCCCCTAGCTTCTAAATTCAATCTAGCAATGTCTTTGCGCATTTTCCGTGATTTGTAATCGTTGTATTCTTTTTCTTTTCTAGAACTCATGTCTAAAGTGTCTCTGCCTTTTTGGAAATTCTTAAGATCGCGCATCATTCCTTCTTTCTTTAATTCGTTTTGTTCTGTTCTTATTCTTTCGCCTTCTTCCATAGCTTCTTTTAAAGCAACAGAAGGTTCTTTTTTAACAGAGACTAAAATTCTACGCGTGTCTGCATCTTGAAAATAGTCGGGCAAGGGTTCACCGTAATCAGTTGGTGTGTCTGGGTCGTTAAACATATAATATACTAACAAAATTATTATATTATATTTTTATTCACAATATTTTATTCAAAGTCTATGACAGTTTATCCAAAGACGGTATATTTAGCAGAATACATGCCAAATAAAATAAGTGCCATACCTACATAATCGTCAATGGTAGTTGGAAGTTTAAGCCAAAATGCATTAGACCAAAGTTGTGCTAAAAAGTCGAAAACATAAGAAGACAATGATATTTGTGCTGCCGATAAAAATGTGTTGCCGATTCGATTGGCTGGGATTAAAAACATCCATTCAATGGAGGCCCAAAATTCGGATGATAATATTTTAATGTAAATAGGTGCATCTGTCATTTCTGGTGTGGTTTGTGTAAATAACGCAAAATCCATTGTTAGCCCAATCATAATGTTAAGGAAAAGCCACAATAAAAATGTTAATACATAGTTCATTATATATTAGTTTTAGGAAAAATAGTATAGATTTCCTAAAGTATATATATGGACTATTTGTATTTAAAAAAACTGCCGTATTATGTGTTATTTTTATTTTTATTTATTGTAGCACAAAGCTTATCAATGTGGGGGCAATTCGTGACATTACCTTATAAAAACTTGTCAATGTGGGAAGCATATAAAATGGCCATTCCTTTTGCTTGGTTGGATTGGTTGATAATGACGTTTACAGTGATGGTTGGACATAAGTATGAATTGGTTACGCCAACGCAAGACACGTTTTTGCTAATAATAATCCAGTTTTGTTTGATATTGTTAATAAATCAATATTATTTGAAGCAAAAGGTTACACGTAGTGATATAATTGCCTTTTTCATAATATTGTTAGGATTTTTTGTTAGTTTCTTGCATTTGATATCCAAGGTGTTAAATATTCCAATTGTTGCGCACCCAAACGTGTCTAATGCATCAGCGACAATAGATGCAATGCGTTACAATGCGCTAAAAAAGACGAATGTTAATGCGTTGGATTACGGGGATGCGATGGCAGTGTAATATTATATTCCGGGAAAACAACTTAAAGACAAATTAGTAATGTAATAGTGGCAACTCATGCGAACAAGTCCAAATCACTACCATCTTTCAAAAAATAATATTGGCGTATAGTATGACAACACGAGTCAAGAATGGAATTAGATATGACTTAAATGGATGGACATATGTTTCTATTCATGGTTCACCTAAAGAACGCGGATATGCTTATGGAAAATTAATTGAAAAAGATATGAAAGAAGTACAACGCATTTTGAATTATATCATATATGAAGATTATGGCGTTTCGTGGGACTTTTTCATCCAAGCTTCTGCTAAATACTTTTCACCAAAAATTCGCGATAATTTTCCAGAGTTTTATGAAGAAATGGTTGGATTCGCAGAAGGTTCTAAAATGAATGTTGATGAAGTTGTTGCATGGAACAATTATTTCACTTTAACGGAAAGCTGGTGGGCAAACATGCCAGAAGAAGAAGCACTTCTGGTAAAAGGCAGTGTTGCCAATAAAATGTCTGGTACTCGAGAAGGTGGTGCAAATGAAAGAGCAGGCGCAAATGAAAGAGCAGGCGCAAATGAAAGATGCAGTGCATTCATAGCAGTAGGTGATTGGACTAAAGATGGTAAAATTGTTTGTGCACATAATAATTTCTCTAATTTTGTGGATGGACAGCTGGCACGTTTTGTGGTAGATTTGAAGCCAACGAAAGGAAATCGAATTCTTATGTTGGGATTTCCTGGTTGGATATGGTCTGGAACCGATTTTTTCGTTACATCTGCTGGCATTTTAGGAACAGAAACAACCATTGGTGGTTTCATACCTTATGAAAATAATGTACCCGTTTCGTGTAGAATACGTAATGCGATGCAATATGGCAAAACATTGGAAGATTATGAACGAATGTTGTTGGACGGCAATTCTGGTGACTATGCAAACTCTTGGTTGTTTGGAGATACTAACAAAAATGAAATAATGCGTTTAGAATTAGGTTTGCGATTTCACAATACAGAACGCACTTCAAATGGGTATTTTATTGGATTCAATGCGCCATATGATCCCAGAATACGAAACCTAGAATGCGCAAACACTGGGTTTGATGATATTCGGCGTCATCAGGGTGCTAGAAAAGTGCGTCTGTCTGATTTAATGGATGTTTGGAAAGGACAAATAAACGTAGATGTAGCGCAACAAATAATTGCTGACCATTATGACGTATATTTAAACAAAGAAAATCCATGTTCGCGTACATGCTGTTCCCATTATGAGTTGGATGCGCGAGAATTCATGTCAGATCCATCAAGGCCAAAGCCATTTCAACCTCGTGGTGCTTTAGATGGAAATGTCATCGACAGTACAATGGCGAAACATATGTCGTTTTCGATTCGCTGGGGTAGTTCTTGTGGCATGCCTTTTGATGCCAAAAAATTTTGCAAAGAGAATCGAATTTGGGAACACTTGTTGCCCTATTTGCAAGATAGGCCACAACAACCTTGGACGACTTTTTCGACAACCACAACTAACAAATCGTTTAATAAAACCGCGACAACTAACAAAAAAAGAAAACACCGAAAAACACTGAAAAAACGCTAAACCTTTGTAAAAACTCGACTTTTACAAAACTCGACTTTTTACCTAACCACGCCGACTCATCATTGCTATCGCCAGCAACACTGTCGCATTAAAGATTTTAAACGTCACACGCTCTGTGAAGCGCGATCCGTCGTTTATATAATAATCGTAGGCCATCAAATAGGCACCAGCCGACCACATGAAGAACGCTATAGGGCAAACCGATTTGCTCTTAGTCAACTTATACAATTGCAACAGCAACGCTGATGTGATAATCATTCTCGCAACTCTTGCACGATACATATATGTATATATAGAAAATATTTATTTTTTACTTAAATAAACCTCCCTAAATAATTTAATAAATAACATTATAAAAAAATAACATTATAGTAATATAATGGATTCAATTGCTTGGAATTTGATTGATAAATATTTTAAAGATAACCCATATAATTTAGTAGCACATCATTTAGACTCATATAACGACTTTTTCAGCAAAGGCATTTTTCAAATCTTTCGCGAAAATAATCCAATTCGTTTCATTGAACGCGAAACTGATTCCGCTGAAAATGCAAATGACGATAATGCTGGCATTAAAAAGACAAAATCCAAAGCTGTTAAAATAGGAGACAAAGAGAATCCCAATGAATGCCTTATTTATCTTGGCGGAAAAGACGGAACCAAAGTATACTTTGGAAAACCCATCATTTACGACGAAGACAACAATAAACCATATCCACATTACATGTATCCGAATGATGCGCGTTTAAGAAACATGACGTATGGCGTTACCATTCATTACGATATTGATGTTGATTATTTTTATTACAATGGCGAAGAACGAATCCAAACCACTAAAACATATGAGAAAATATTTTTAGGACGATTTCCCATCATGCTTCATTCCAATTTATGTATTTTGCGAGGTTTGGCAACCGAAACACGATTCAACATGGGCGAATGTCGCAACGATTTCGGCGGATATTTTATCATTTCCGGAAAAGAAAAGGTAATTCTAAGTCAAGAAAAATTCGGCGATAATATGCTTTACGTGAGAAAATACAAAGAAGACGAAATGTACAGCTTTTCGTGCGAAGTTCATTCGGTTTCGGAAGACAGTTCTAAACCAATCAGATATACGTCTGTTAAAATTGTTGCACCAGATGCATCTTATACTAACAATCAAATTGTTGTTGATGTTCCAAACGTTAAAAAACCTATTCCGTTGTTTATTTTGATGAGAGCTTTAGGCGTTATTTCTGACAAATCTATTATTGAACATTGTTTACTTGACATTAATAGCAATTCAAACATGGTTGATTTGTTTATACCATCTATACATGACGCGAATACCATTTTTACGCAACAAATTGCACTAGAATTTATTTCCAAGTTCACCAAAAGACAAACGGTTTCTGCTGTTCAAGACATTCTTATGAATTATTTTTTGCCACACGTTGGTGAAGATAACTTTTTAACTAAAGCGTATTTCATCGGTTTCATGGTAAACAAATTGTTGCGCGTGTTTATGGGCAAAGAAGCACCAACTGATCGTGATAATTTTAAATTTAAACGCATCGAAACATCTGGTTCGTTAATATATGATTTGTTTCGCGAATATTATTTAATCCAAAATCGTAACATCTTTTTGAAAATGGACAAAGAATATTATTACCACGCTGGTAAATATAGAAACAACTTTGTTAGTTTAGTGGAAGACAACATTCGTGAATTTTTCAAAGAAAGAATTGTCGAAGATGGATTCAAACGTGGTTTCAAGGGAAATTGGGGTTCCGACGAACACACTAAACGCCTTGGATTAGTACAAGATTTGAATCGATTGTCGTGGTTCACGCATATTTCTCACTTGCGTAAAATCAATTTGCCTTTAGACCCAACTGCGAAAATTGTTGGACCGCATTTGTTACACAGCACTCAATGGGGTTTAATTGACCCTGTAGACACACCCGATGGTGCCAATATTGGTTTGCACAAGCATTTATCCATTAGCACTGCTATTACAAACAGCTTCTCGTCTTATCCGATTATTAAATGGATACGTGCAAATACATCTTTGAAATTGCTTACTGAATGTTCGCCAAATGCAATCGCATCCGCAACAAAAGTATTTGTAAATGGCAATTGGGTTGGTGTCTTAGAGAAGCCAATTGAAACCATCAACATTCTTAAATTGTTTCGACGAAATGGAGTTATCCCTGTTTACACCAGTATCTCGTTTAGTTATGAATCTAACATCATTTATATTTACACCGACGGCGGAAGATTGACTCGTCCCATTTTTTACAGAGATCAAGTCATTGCAGATGACAATCAAATTCATTATACCAAGCTGTCATATGACCATGGTAATGTGAAAGACATTATAGATTCTAGAAAGTACACTTGGACTCAAGTTATATCTGGTTTTGAAAATAAAAACGATCCCGCATTTAATGTAAGAAACAACATTTTATATGAAGTGAATGAATTGTATCCTGGTTATGATTCGTTGGAACGTATTTTGGAGTTTTTTGAGAAAAATAGAGCCATTATTGATTATATGGACACGTCAGAGGCAGAAAGTGCACTAATTGCCACTAAACCAGAAGACATAAAGCACAATAAATATTACACACATTGTGAAATAGAACCATCGCTTATGTTTGGTGTAATGGGAAATTCTATTATTTATCCAGAATCAAATCAATTTCCACGTGATTGTTTTTCTTGTGGACAAAGCCGTCAAGCCGTTTCAGTTTATCACTCGAATGCACAAATGCGCATGGATAAAATGGGTGTCATATTGAATTATGGACAGACGCCTTTGATTAAGTCAAGGTATTTAGATTACATTAATCACGAAGAACAACCGTATGGTGTAAACGCAATTGTTGCAATTATGTCTTATACTGGTTACAATGTGGAGGATGCTATTTTAATCAATGCTGGTTCAGTGGATCGCGGTATTTTTAGAACAACTTATTACACCACGTATGAAGCGAGGGAAGAAAGTGCGAAAGTGTCCGGTTCATCTGTCAACACTACTTTTGCGAACATTGCAAGCAAGCCAAATGTCAAAGGTATCAAAGAAGGTTTTGATTACAGTAAACTAGATAAATATGGAATTGTGCAGGAAAATACCGCTATTGATGATCGTATTGTTTTGATTGGCGAAGTGACATCCAGCGTGGAACAACGTGGTTCTTACATGGATAATTCCAAGACAACAAAGAAAGGACAATTGGGTTTCGTGGATAAATCTTTTATTTCGGAGGGAGAAGAAGGATTTAGAATTGCCAAGGTGAGAATCCGCGAAGAACGATTGCCCGCCATTGGTGATAAAATGGCATGTGCATTGCCTACTCAACAAGTACTAACAAATGAAGGTTGGATTGAAATCAAAGACATTGATATTACTCGACATATGGTTGCGACTTTGGACACGGATGGGAATATGTGTTACGAACATCCGGTGAATAAATTTGAATACGATCATTGCGGTGAAATGTACAGTGTGAAGAATAAACAAGTGGAAGTTGTGTGTACTTTGAATCATAAATTGTACGTTCAAGTTGACAAACCGTGTTATGAGTTGATTGAAGCGCGAGATGTTTTAGGGAAGTACATTCGCGTTCAAAAGGCAATGACAAATGTGTACCCGGAAAAAAAGATGTTAACAGTTGGAGGCAAAGAATACAAAACAGATGATTTGCTTTATTTTTTTGGAAAATTTATTTATGCCAAATTTTCTTGGGAAAAATGTGATAAAACGCATTTAAATAGTTTGTTGTATTTTTTGGATGGCATATTTGATTTGAATGATGAAATATTTCCTGAATATGTTTGGACGTTGTCTCAAAGGCAATGTATTCTTTTGATGAATTCTATAATGAATGACAATGACTCATTTGACACTTTTTCCATTGTTGGTGACAATAATTCTGAATTACTGCAAAAATTTAGCGATAGCATGTGTCGATTGGCAGTACATTGCGGATGGTCATTGAAAGTAACACCCAAATACCAATTCGGATTTTTAGAAACAAAAGTTTATTACAAAATGCACATTAATAAACGAAAGGAGAACCAGCCTGCTATCAATCAAGAGGACAGCAATATTATTCATTACGATGGCAAAGTATATTGCATAGAAATGCCTTCGTCTCATTTATATTACATGCGTGAACATAATTTCGCACCATCTATGCTAATAGGAAATTCGCGAGGAGGTCAGAAGGGTACACTCGGCATTATTATTCCAGAAAAAGACATGCCGTTTACAGCGGATGGTATACGTCCGGATTTGATTATTAATCCACATGCAATTCCGTCTCGTATGACAATTGGTCAATTGGTTGAAAGTTTATTTGGAAAGGCGTGTGTTACGTATGGTGGGTTTGGTGATTGCACTGCGTTTGCAACAAAGGGCTCCAATTATGACACGTATGGACACATGCTTACTAAAATGGGATATCACAATTCAGGCAATCAATTGATGTACAGTGGGTTTAGTGGTGAGCAAATTTATTCGGAGATTTTCATTGGTCCAACATATTATATGCGTTTGAAACACATGGTGAAAGATAAGATTAACTATCGTGCAACTGGTAAGCGGAATTTCTTAACAAGACAGACGAATCAAGGCAGAGCAAACGATGGTGGATTAAAAATCGGCGAAATGGAGCGCGACGGCATTATGGCACATGGTTTGTCTTACTTTTTGAACGAGTCGTATATGGTTAGGGGTGATCAGTATTACATGGGAATATGCAATAAAACAGGTGCAGTTGCAGTTTACAATCCAGACATTAATTTGTTTCTCAGTCCTTTTGCGGATGGTCCACTTGTTTTCAATAAAAATGTAGAAGGGCAGGAAGTGCTAAATGCAGTTAGTAAATTTGGTAGATCCTTTAGTATTGTTCGCATTCCTTTTGCATTAAAATTGTTGATACAGGAACTGCAAGTGATGAACATTCAAATGCGAATTATTACCGAAGACAATATTGATCAGTTGATGAATTTGTCGTATCAATCTCGAAACATTGATAAGTTATTAAACGCTGACCCACAATCTGCGAAAAGGGAAGTGAAAGAAATTGTGGATAATTACAAAGCTGAAATGGAAAAGATGTTGTTGGCTATTTCGGGACAAAAGGCGCACGAGTTAGAATATCAGGCTATTTCGCCTCAAAGTTTGACACAAAGCTTGTCGCCAAGCATGTCGGAACAAGGTTACGAATCCCCTCCATATTCCATGCCCCAAGATGGTTCTCCAGGGTTCGATCCAAATGCATCACCTCCATATTCCATGCCACAAGATGGTTCTCCGGGTTTCGATCCAAATGCATCACCTCCATATTCCATGCCACAAGATGGTTCTCCACCATATTCTATGCCTGGAGCCGATTCACCACCATATTCGTCTCCAGGTTTTAATTTAAATGATTCTCCAGGTTTTAATCCAAATGCATCGCCAGGGTTTAATCCAACTGGAAGTCCTTACAATATCAGTGATTTGTTAGTTAACAAAGATCCCAATAAAGATTGGGATGCATCTCCTCCTTTTGCGCCATTTACAGACCAATCTAGAAATGAACTTTTCTTTAGATTGCCACGACATGTTCAAGAAAACATTGTTCGATTGAATATGAACAATGAAGATGAATTGTTTGGTGTGGTAAATAATGTTTTGCAAAGTCAAGGACAGCAAAAGGGTGGTGCACACATATTTTCGAATCCATTTTTGAACAGTGAATTTAATAAGTTGGGCGGTTCTCAGCAGGCGACTATTTTACAGTTACCAAGTCATCAAAGAGAAAGTGTGATGTCAGAAATAATTAGACGTAGTAAAAGCCAAAGTCAGCAACAAGGTGGTACATCGAGTAGAGACCCATTAAATAGTGCATTCCAAGCGCTTCCAGTGCATAATAAAGTGGTTGCACTTCAAGGTGGTTACAATTCAATGGCAAAAGAATTTAATTCTTTGGCGAAATATGTGCCGGATTCAACAGTAACCATTAAAAAGCCAGTGCCGATGTCGGTTGAAATAGCAAATAAATTCCCGATGTTGGCAATAGATGATACAAATGAAAAAAAGTCAGCAGATAATTCATCTGATACAAAATCAGTCGACGATAATACCGAGAGTAATACATCAAGTAATGGTGTTAGAAAAATAACATTCTAAATTGGATATTATAATATAAAATTGAAACAAAATAAAATCAATATGTTTATATTATAATATAGAGATGCCGGTTGCAAATGTTAGTGGTTTAATTTCACAAGTGTACAAGTCAAGAGTGACTCTTCTTGAATTAATGCAAAAACAAGGTTATGATGTAAATGGTTATCAAGGATTTAGTATTAATGAAGTAAATACAATGAAAACAAACAATCAGCTGGATATGATGTTGGAAAAGCCGGTGGATGAAGAAGATCCTGAAAAGCCGAATGAGAAAATCTACATTAAATATTATTTAGCAAAGTTATTAAAGCCTGCAAATTTGCAGGAAATGATAGATGATTTGTTTGCTGTTGAAGAAATACTAACAAAAAAGGATACATTGTTAATTGTTGTGAAAGAAGAGCCGAATGATACATTGGTGAATGCGGTGAAGCACATTTGGGAATCTGAAAAGATATTTATCACGTTGATTTCATTACAACGATTGCAATTCAATATTTTAGAGCATGTGTTAGTTCCACCACATCGTGTGTTGTCTGAAGCAGAAAAAATCCAGGTTAAAACACGTTATAATATTATGGATGATGCACAATTTCCAGAGATATCTCGTTTTGAGCCAGTAGCACAAGTGCTTGGTATCAAGCCGGGTCAAGTGTGTGAAATCAAGCGTCCTAGTAAAACCGCGATTTCTGCGCCATACTATCGCATTTGTGTGTAAAGAAAAAATATCCCTAAATTTAACGAATTAAAAATTATCGCTAAATTTAGCGTCGAAAATCCAAAAATAATAATGTCGTAATATATAATGAACAATTCATCAAACAACAATGCAACTTTTGTCGAAGAAGCACTCGATTATCGTGAAAAAATAGAGGCATGTAGATCGCAATTTTTTGCCGTATTAGATGATTATACTAAATATTATGTGTATCATAACAAAAATCCAGAAGTGAATGAATTTGAAAATTATTATTCAACTAACAAAAATCAAATACAAAATTTAAGTAAAGAAGTTATAGACATAACTAAAGAGATACAAAAATTGATTGGAAAGTTAAATTTAGACATGGAAAAAAGCGACAAACAATTGGAAAATGAAAAAGAGATTTATAAAAAACTTGTTAAATTGATGGCGAATTTGGAAAACACGAAAAATGGCTCCGAAATGCTTATTAATGATTCGAAAGAACAGTATAATAAAATACACGCACTAACGTGGGAGTTGTTTTGGGGAATAATAATTGTTAGTTCGTTTTTATTCAAAGTATTTAAACAATCGACGGTATAACAATATAAAAATATATTTATATGATACATTATAATGTTTGGATTGTCAAGATTTGAACCTTCAAAGCTATCGGCTTATTTAAAAGAGCAAAACGAAAAAACAATATGGAAATTGAAAGAGAAATATAAACCGGAGGACAGATGTAAACCGGAGGACAGATGTAAACCGAAGGACAGATGTAAACCGAAGGACAGTTTAGTGAAACACATGGATTACACTTTAATGAAACAGTCTCTTTGGTATGGGTTTGTTGGTTTTTGTGGATATACATTTGGTAATTATTTATACAAATTAGTTAAGAATTACGTAAAAGGCAATTAAAGTTTTCTTTTCATATATTATGTCTACTACAGAAAATGATAAAATGAATTCAACATTGATAAAAGTGGAAGTGCTTGAAAAAGAATATGAAGTGACTTTGCAACAATATCAAGAAGCAGTACAAAATTACATTTCTAGTTTAACAAATGATTCAAATGTTTATACTGCTTTAAAGGGACGTGCTTGGTGGGGTACATCGAGTTTATCGGAAGCAAATGTAGATACAAAAGAAGAGTGCGAAAATATGTGCAAGAGTTCGAGCAAATGTACTGGCGCAACGTTTAATCCAGTGAAGCGATATTGTTGGACGAGAACTGGCGATATTGGATTGTCCGTCGGTCACGCGGATGACTACGCACTAGTGACTCAACAAAAATCGTATTTATCAACGATGAAGTACTTGAATGATCGTTTGATTTCATTGAATAGCGAAATATCGAATTCGTTGAAAGACATTACTCCGGAAGCAGAAGAACAAGTAGAAGAAAGATATTTGACACAACAAAAGTTAAATGAATCTTATTATACTCTTTTAGATCAAAAAATGGAACTTGATAAACAGTTGCAAGAATATTACTCGGCGTCAGCAGAAGAGAATAATCAAATGATGTATGCAGATCAACAGAACATGTCATTTAAAATGTGGGCACTAATAATGTTTGTATTTATTTTAATTACTTTGGATCGATTTTTTGGAGAACAATCACCGCCTCTTTCGTTGACAATTTGGTTCGCAATTATTATCGCAATGATTATTTTAACATTTGGTTTAAGAACTCCATCTGGGTTTTTTACGTGGACGATTATGTTAATATTCATTTTTTTATCAAAGATGAAATGATGAAATAAATATAAAATATTTTTCTATTTATTTATATTAGATGAAGAATGTATCTTTGAATCAAGGAAAACAATTTTTAAAAAAACAAAAACAAAAAACACCTTTTGTTGAAGGATTTGTTAGTTTAGAGCCTTACAAAAAGGAAGAACAAGAATTAATTGTTCGACCAACTTATAATGGATATAATCCAGTTGTTAAAAATATGCACCAAATAACAGCTTTAACAAACAGTGTTAATCAAAATGAGTTAGATGAATTATCAAAAATGCAGACAAGATATGATGCATTAATGGAAGAATACACTACCATACAAACAAAAATAGGTGAATCATCTTTGAACACTGTAAATAGACAAAGCACTAACAATCCATATCTAAACAAATATTTGATGTTTTCGGATGGAACTGTAGTGTATGTGACCAATCAAGGAATTGCCAAACCGTTTCCAAGTGAAGAAGTATCGAATAGTGTTTTCGGAAAAAATGGTTGTCCTGCGAAAGCATTTGTAAATGTAAATATGCCTTGGTCTGGCGAATATATGGAAGGTACAATAATTCCAACAAATCCGCAATTAATAGTTGGAAGTCCGATGACTTTGGGGCAGTCGTGTGGCAATGAAGGAATAAATGTGTATGCTTCAAATATGGTTTCAAATCCATCTAGTTCTTATGTTGGTTGTTACAGTGATTCAACCGAATCTAGTACAATGTCCAGCTCATCCATTGGTTATACTACTTTGGAGAAGTGTCAGGAATATGCGTCTGAAAATGGTTATTCGTATTTTGGCATGCAAAATGTTAGGGAAGATGGCATGGCAATGTGCAATGTGTCAAACGATGTCGATAAGATAAAATCACTTGGTGATGCCTCTAAACTAACAAAACCAATTGCTATTTGGTCTACAAATACATCTGGTTCGGGCGCAACACATTGTTTTGTATCAAACGATGGTGCATTGAATTTAAAGGATGCATCTGGTGCAATTTTGTGGAAATCTCCGGACGCACCGACGGACTGTGCAAATGGTGGATATGTGAATCCCGACACTATTCAAGGCAGTTATGGCGGAAATTGTGTTGGCAAACCAGTGAACATTGATTGTGGAAAACCTAGTTCAACCCAGAGTTACTCATCCGAAGGCATTGTAAACAATTTGAATGACATTTTGAAGGACAAGGCAATTGCTAATGCAGGACAAGCCAATTGGTCGTTTAATCCAGTTGCTTCGTGGACAAAAGAAGATCCAGCATATTGCTGTGCAAAACTAGTTGATTATTCTTATCAATGTGGCAATGGGTCTTTTAAAACTGGCCAAATATCGTCTGGTGCAAATATAAGTTTTGATTGTTCTGCGGAAGTGAGTACATGTACGTTCATATTAGCTTTGCAATTAGATGGAAATATGTGTATTTTCAGAGAAACAAATAAAGAACTTATTTGGTGCACTGGAACAAATGCCCAGAAAAAAACGGCGAATATCGATTGGATGGCTAGTAAAGGCAAATTCGGCAGACATTATTTGAAGATGAATGAAGTACTTGGTATAAACGAATGGATCGGTTCGGAAGACGGTTCTATCATGTTAAAAATGGAATCAGATGGTAATTTAGTGTTGTATACATCTGAATTAAAACCAGGTTGCAAAGAATTGAGCGGAAAGCAATATGGCAATGAATGGATAAATGCAGTGTATCAAATGAGTGAAATTGGCGATAAAGGAGTTCTAGGTAAACTGGGGTATATTGATTCCGATTCGAATTTGCGAGAGTATGACGATTCTATGGTTGGCTTTACAAACGATTACCAAATTTATTACAATACTGATTTACCAGGAAACAACATAACCAATTTACCAGTAAAAGACCAAGCAGAATGTCAGAGTACATGTAATAATACGAAAGAATGTGGTGCATATGTGTATCAAGGTTCGTCACAAACATGTTGGTTGAAAAACAAATCGACAACAACTAACAAAACACCAAACAATGGTGCTGTTTTAGGTGTAAGGACGCCTGCACTAAAAGGAACTACAACATGTAGTAACAAAATAACGAATATAGATACGATTCAGTTTAGCAAATATAACAAAGGTACATCAATGACGCCAACAACACAATGCAATGCATCCATCGTTTCGCAAAATGACCAAATAGCATATGACAATGTAAAAGCCCAATTGCTTACATTAGGAAATGACATTGCTGAGAAAATGGAGAAGCTGTATACACAAGACAAAAGAATATACGAAAGAATGAATAAGAATGCTGAACAGTTTAACATAGATTTAAAAAAATACAAACTAACAAATGAGAAAATACAGAGAGAAAAAAACTATCAAAGTAATATAGAAGGAATGCAAAATATTAAACCAACGATGAATGATTTAAGTGGAATGTTGTCGGATTCTGACATAAGAGTGTTGCAAGAGAATTATAGTTATATTTTATGGAGTATTTTAGCAATAGGTATACTAACAGTAACGGTAAATGCAATAAAAAAGTAAGTAAATAAGTAAGTAAATGAAAAAATAATGTAGTATAGTAATGAGTCATTTGGAAGAAATTCAAATGTCGTATTGTTCTCATTTGTTTAGAGCAATTCGTTTTGGTTATTTGTCGTTTTATGCAGGTGTAATTTTTATTGTACATGGGTTGGTGCCAGATTGGTTTGTGCATACGGGTTCTGATTTGATTCGTGATTTGAATTGCGAATTGCAAGAAGGTGTCCATTTATATGTCTGAATGTCTTTAAGTAGTTTTATTATATATTATAATTCGCCAAACCTCGGAAATAATAAATTATCTATCTATTTATATAATGACAGATAATTCAACAATAGACACTTCAGCGAAACAATTTGACACTTTACAAGAAAGAAATCAACAAGTTTTAAATAACATTTCGCAACTTCAAACACAAGAAAAAACATTATACGAAGCTTTAGATGATGTTAGTTTGTCTCCAGAACAAAAACAACAAATCATTGCAAAGATTAATGAAATATCTCAAATGCGAATGAATTTGTATACTGGTTTGAAAGACATGTATTCCAGTTATCAACAAAATGTGTCAGCATCTAGCACTGCGTTAGGCCAATCTATTGTTGCAGTTGACATTCTTGAAAATGAATTGAATGAAGCAAAAATTAAAATGAATATGATTGAAGATCAAAAATACAATAAATTGCGCCTCGTTGAAATAAATACTTATTTTGGACAGAGATACAATGCTCATGCCAAATTAATGAAAACTGTTGTGTTCACATGCATTCCTGTCATCATTTTAGCAGTGTTGTTTAACAAAGGTTTATTACCATCTAATATTTACAAATTGTTAGTTGTCATCGTTTTAGTGATTGGCGTTATTGCCATTGGATATCAGATAATAGACATTTCTAATAGAGACAACATGAATTGGAATGAGTATAATTGGTACTTTGATCAGAAAAACGCACCGACGGACGTCCCTGTAAGCAATCCCAGCGACCCATGGGATACCCCTTCCGTCAGCATGACATGTATTGGTTCTGCATGCTGTTATGAAGGTAGTACATACGATTCTAGCAAAAATATGTGTGTTCCAAATGAGGTGTACGAAACAGAACAAGTCAAGGAGTCGTTTAGAGCATTAGACAAATATGCATACAAGCAAATAAATCTTTCTAGTGCAAATGATGATGTAAGTCCTATGACTACTAAACTAACAAATTTTTAATTAGGTGAAATAAAATAATATAACCATAATACAATATGGATAAATTATTTACAAATATACAACAAACTTTTTCACAACTGAATCCAAATCCGAATACAAATTCAAATCAAGATTTACTTAACCGGCAACAAATTAGTCAAGAAAAAATCAACGAGTTGCTGGAACAATCATCACAAGCACTATTGTGTGGGCCTGAATGCCAAAAGCTAAAAGTTGGCGAAGAATTGAAACAAAAGTATTTAGATGCAGAAACGAATGTCAAAACAGCCCCCGTGAAATTGGAACAAAGCAAAAAGAATTATTATGTTTTTACAGAAGGCAGACCGTATTATGACAACATGATGGAGACTGAATTAAAAGAAAAGGCAAAGATGATTGCAAAAATGTTGACTGAAAATTTCGAGAATGAACTAACAAATGCAAATACAATGAATAGTTATTTAAATACCGCATTGATAAACTCGGAAAACACCAAAGAGTTATTAGAAGAATATTTGGTGAAAAATCAAACGTTGAAGACACAATTGAGTAACCGAAGAGGAGACATACTAACAAATGACAGAAAGACATATTATGAAACAGAAGCAACTGAACGAGTACAAATGTGGTATTCCTTTTTGTGGTATATTTATTACATATTGATTCTAGTCCTTTTGCTGGCGTTTGTATTTTCGCCGTCTAATTTACCGATGTATAAAAAAATAGCTATATTTACCGTATTTTTATTCTACCCATATTTTGTTAGTTATGTCGTTAATTGGATAACCGAAACATATCGATGGTTTTCAAGCAAACTACCAAAAAATGTTTATAATAATTTATAATTATACATCTTCCATTTCGTCTACTTCTTCATCTTCTCTAATTTTAATATTATGCCATTTGCGTGTCTTTGGATTTTTATTACCGAACTTCATGTCAATTGCATCGGTTAATTCGGACATTTTTGGGGGCTTTCTGCTACCATAATTCATCGAGAACCATTCCTTGAAGACATCGTTGAGAACCTTTCCAGAAACACCTTGCTTGTTTTCTTCCAACACAATCTTGTCCAAAATGAAACCAGAAATAGCGTCTTGACTTTGTCTGTATTTGTTTGAAGCATGAATCACTTCCTCGCAATCAATCACCTCGCCTTCAGTTTCAAACGCACGATGCACAAGCATGCCAAAGAACACTGGTGCCCAAATCGGTAACTTTTCTTTCAGCGTTTTGTCTTTTGGGAACACAAAAGGTGTTGTGTCAGTATATGATTCGCCTTCTGACACAAACTTAGAAATGAAATCTAGGAGTTTCATTCTGCGCCATGTACCATCATCATTGCTCTTAATTTCAAACAATGAATTTGTACACACAGCCAAACTGAATTGTGGAATAAATATTTCCGAGTCGCAATACAATGCACGTCCAAGTAATGGATCACCACCAGTAAGCTCCTTCAAAATACCTTCATTGATAACCGCATCTTTAGATGGTTCTTGCATGACAGCATATCGGATGCCTTTGAGAGACATAATCTCCGGAGTAGCTCCGCCAATAGAACTACGTTTGTCCGTCACAAGAGTGATTGGCACAACACCTTTGTAACCTCCCAAAACGTAAGACATTAACTCTGTTAGAATTGTTTTACCATTTCCACCAGAACCACGATAAATGACAAACACTTGTTCCTTTTTAACACCAATCAATGTTGATGCTAAATGGTCAAATGCGTATCTACATGTGGATGGAATTGGAAACAATGTTTTTAGAAAATCCTGAATTTCAAATGTGATTTTCGATGGATTGGCTGGGTCATATGGCACGTAAGGTCTGTCAGTTGATATGGTAATATAATCTTGTGGATAACCATCTCGAAACACCTTTTCTTTAAAATCAATGACGCCATTTGAACAACACATTAAATACGGATTTGAGTCAGTATTTTTAGTGAAATCTTTGTCATAGAAAATTTCCATGGCCTCTCGCATAATATTATTTTTATCATTCGTTTTTCGAAGTCTGATACAAATTTCCGAAATCTTTTTCACCTTTCTCTGTAGTTTCTCGTGTTGTTCGTCGCTTGGGTCAAAGTGTTGTGCCTCTGCTAAACACTGGCTCTGTTTTAACGAATACAGCTCGTACAAATCCTTTGAAATAGCCATACGCAACCGTTGTCCTTCGTCTTTTTCCCAGCGATGGCGGTTAAACACGTACCATTTTTTGTTTGTAATACTGCTACAAACATACTTATCCTTAAATAAATGGTGCAAAACCATGGCATAGTCCCAATCACCTGCTTCGAAAATAGTGTCTTCAATGTATTGGTCAATGCTTGCTTTCTTAATCTTCTCATACTCTTCATATGCATCTTGTTTTGCCCAATACATGATAGACGCTTTTGTTACTCCGTCTGGTCTCTTATTGAAATGATTTTTCCATTCATTATACAAACTAGGAATGGTTGCATAATCAAAGTCGCTTGCTTTTGAACGCAACATTACCCATGACAGAAATAATCTTTCATCCGTGTGTTTCAATGCAAATGCGACTTTTCGGTTAAGCAAATGAGAACCTGGTTTATAATATTTATCTGGTAAAATCTGAGTGTATAAATGTGTTTCTTTAACGTATTGTTCATTTGGTTTCAAATTTTCCATAATGTTATTTATTGCTTTCACTAAAATGTCATAATTAACAATGTCCGACAATTCAATATTAGTATTTTCTTCAAACACAATACTTACTTTTCCTTTTGCAACCGATTTTTTCGCTTTTGCTGTTAACATTTCTTTGAATTTTGCATGTTCTTCCACCAATTCTGGGTTCATTTTAAAAGAAACATGTTGGTCATATTGTGCCGATAATAACTTGTAATCATTAAGTAAATCAATATCTTTGGGGTCTTTTGCAGTGATTATCCAATCGTTGTCTTCTGAATTAAACACTGCAGTTGTATAATATGATATTTTATAAGCTTCATATCCTGGCTTTTGACATCCATACATTTGCCAATTCGTACATCCTTTTGAAATAGAAATGTCCAAAACGTCGTCCCATGTGTTTGTAATTGGCAGTTCCCAAATGTCACCAATTTGTTCAATAATTCTGTTACGTAACAGCATCTGCAATCCATGGTCCATTTGAACACCGAAAATAATATGAATGCCATCTTTTGTAATTTGTTTGTCGGCATCTCTATTGACGTTTGGTTTTTCCATAATGAAAATAGGAATTGTCTTATTATCCTCTAAAACAAACAAATTTTTGAATTCTTCTAAATAAAGTTGAATCAAATCCTGAATGTGTTCTACAGTGTGCATTCGTTTTGTGACTTCATAATCGTAACGGAAATCTAAATCAACTAACAATGGTCCAGTATCTTCTAGTTGTTTTTCAGTTAAGTATTCTTTGCGTCCTTTAACAAATACGTGTTCATAAAATAAACGGCGAAACACTGGTAATTCTTCTGGCGGAATACTAAAAGAACCAGGATAAATGTTCAATCCTACATTGCCTATGCGTGTATGTGTCGGCGATTTTCCAGTATTATTATTTTTATTTATAGAATGCTTTGCAAGGAAGTCTGACAAATCATTATATTGTGACGCAGATGATGTTATCATGGTTTCCATTGATTAATATTATATAATAATATTTTTCTATTTCATTTTTTTTATTTTTTTACAAAAGTTTTCCAAAAAAAATAATTATATGAATTATCAACTTAAGGAACACGTGTAATTCAAATACTTAAATGGAAATATAATATTTATTGTATTTTGGTGCGTTAAGTAATTGAATTACCAATATTTAGGCGAATCATCTTTTGAAAAAATAACAAATGAACGTATATAAAAACAACTACATAATTATATATTATGTCGTCATATAAAATGTCATCGTCTAAAACCCTGCCAACTATGTATTTTGAAACCGCAAAACGTTTGCTGAAAGATGTTAAGCAAATGATTAAACACCCATTGACTGAAAATGGTATTTATTATTCACACGATGATGAAAACATGTCCAAAGGATATGCGATGATTGTTGGACCAGAAGGCACACCGTATTTCGGTGGTTTCTATTTTTTCGTTTTAACATTTCCACCGAATTATCCATTTTCACCACCACATGTAACTTATATGACAAATAACGGTTATACTCGATTCAATCCTAATTTGTATACTTGTGGAAAGGTATGTGTGTCTATTTTAAATACATGGCATGGTGAAAAATGGTCTTCATGTCAAAGCATTAGTACTGTATTACTGGCATTGTGTAGTCTTTTAAATGATTCGCCTTTGGAAAATGAACCTGAACAAACTAAATCAAGCATTGATTACATACCATATCAACAATCGATAGAATATATGAACATCGATTTTGCAATGTGTGATATGATTTGTCAACAAAGTATTCCAGAACCATTTAGAATGTTTTATCCATTTATGAAAGAACATTTTTTAAGAAATTATGACAAGGTTATGGAAAACATTAAGATGAAAAATGGCGTAATTAAAAAGAATTTTGTGGGCACATATAGAATGATAACTGAAGTTAACTATGTTCGTTTAGAACAAAAAATAATACAAGCTAAAAGTTATGTAGAATCGCTCGAAGACGAACAAGAACAAGAACGATAAAATGAAATGGAATAAAATAAAATTGAATTTTATAATATAAATATAATTTATCATATTTATATACAATGCACTTTTGTACACAATGCTCAAACATGTATTACATCAGCATTAGTCCTGATGATTCTGCTAAGCTAATTTATTACTGCAGAAACTGTGGAAATACTGATTCAAATATCTCTGCAAAAGATGTAGTTGTTTCAACCGTACAACTAAAAAAGTCAGAACAAGAATTCAGCCATATTATTAACAAATACACTAAGTTGGATCCAACACTGCCCCGTGTAACTAACATATTATGTCCAAATGCGGATTGTGCTACTAATAAAGATGGCAAATCGCGTGAAATTATTTACATTCGATATGACGATACGAATTTAAAATATGTATATTTGTGTTCAACCTGCGACACTGTTTGGAAAACAGAAGACCAAGCATAGAAAAACCATTAACGATTGATAATAATAATAAAAATAAATGATAATACATAGTTTCTTATTTTTTCAACTAAAATAAAATTGAAATAATAAATATAAAAACTGTGCATTATATTAATATAAGGATGAGTAGTTATTTTGACAACCAATATGGAGGAGAAGATGAAGATAATAAATTCAATCAGGATGAAGATGACGTCCACAGTACGTCTTCCAGTGACTCAGACAATTCTGACAATGAAAGTGAACATGTTGATGACAATGAAGATGAATTGGATGAATTTAATGATGAGATAGAAGATGATATAGAAGATGAGGATGATATTGACCTGGAGGATGAAATGGATGACGATGAATTGAGCGTACAATATGGTGGTGATGAAGATGGCGAAGAAGTAGAAAAAAAGTCATCAAAACGTGTCAAAAACGTACCTTCAAAAACAGTATACAAAAAACCTATTGATTTCATGGACGACGATGATGATGAAGATGATGACGACGATGGTGAAGAATATTTGCAGAAATTTGACCAATCCGTGAACGATAACTACATTGTGGATTTTCATCCAGAATCCATTTTGCAAAATTATGATGAAATTTTATCAATGACCAAAGTGATTCGAGATGAAAATGGTATTATTGTTGATAAATTGCACAGAACTATTCCGTTTTTAACAAAGTACGAAAAATCGCGTATTTTAGGCCAAAGGGCTAAACAGATAAATTCCGGCGCGTACCCTTTTGTAAAGGTTCCCGAAAATGTAGTAGATGGTTATATAATTGCTGAAATGGAGTTGAAACAAAAACGGATCCCGTTTATCATTCGTAGACCATTGCCAAATGGTGGGAGTGAATATTGGAAGTTGCAAGATTTAGAAGACATATCATTTTAATTCTAAGGAAAACTAGTATATTTATTTAATGTCTTTATATTGACGTTAATCATTTCTATTTTTTCTTGTATCAAATCTATGAAATCTAAATTATTGTTGTATTTTGCCACCAAATTTGCTAATACTACTTTAATATTTGTATGATTGTTTAGTACAAAATTAACAGTATTGCTATGCGTTATATCAGTTAGTTTACAACGTTTTTCTAGTATTTTAATGTGTCTGAACATTTTTGCATTTTCGCTTTCAAGTGAATATATTTGTTTTTCATAACATTGTTTCTTTTCATAATAATTATCTAACATATTTTGTAAACTTAAAAAAGAAGTTGAGAGTGTTGGAAATGCAAATGCAGAATAATCAGTCATAAATGGATTTAAATAAGATGTTCCTTTTGCAGTACCGTCCATTCTATTACATACTATGGATAATTTTATCTTTAATATTATTAAAATATATTAAACAATGATTATAACTATTATTATGATGAACATCAAAAGTATATTTATAACAACAGGTATAACAGTTTTGTTTGGCGTTTATTCAGTTTATAATATATTAGAGTATTTGCGTGAATTGAATAATTTTCGTGTTAAACAGATAATTGATTTAAAACATTTGGCAGATGAATACAATTCGAACTATCACAATTTGTTAGTAAAGCATACGGACTTAAAACAGCAATACGATGATTTAATGCATCGTTACAAAAATGTAGAATTAGAGATGAAATTGCTACATGTTAAAATTGATGAATTACAGCAAACTGAAAATTCAAATGACGTTTTATGTAAAAGCGAAGTCTGTTCTGAAGCGGGAACAAATACTCCACCAATCGAGAATCAAATAGTTGCATGTGACCAAATGTGTGATTTAAACGATGATGTGCCGAGAATCCACATGGAAACTATGGGTTCTTTTTTGAAAACAATTGATGTCGAACGTGATTTGGCGTTTTTCAGTTCAAGGCATTCGGAACACACATTTAACACAGAATATACATTTAATAACACGGAAGTATCGTCGCTATGTGGTTCTGAAAAATCGTTTGTGTTACCGCGTTCGAGAAGCACATCCGTGACGGAAATCAATTGGACTGCAATAACCAAGAAATTTTTGTTTGGCTAAAAACGATGTATGTTTAGGCGAAAGATAAATATTAAACAAAAATAATTACATAAAATCATTATCATATATTTGAATACATAATAATGAAAGTTGCATTATGTTTTATCATTAGTTATCAGCATATTTTAAACAAGGAACAATTGTGGATTGATTGGATTAAACCAAACAAAGACATAATCAATGTTTATTTCCATTATAAAAATATAAATACTATTAAGTCTCCGTGGATAAAATTACACACTATTCCGCCAAAATATTTGCAAAACACTACTTATTACAATGTAGTGCCAGCGTATTTGGCAGTAATGTCTTATGCATTTGAACACGACAAACAAAATCAGTGGTTCTGCCTTTTGACGGATTCTTGTGTCCCCATTGTTAGTCCGAAAAAATTCAGGCAATTGTTTTTGAATTATTATCAAGCGTCTGTAATCAAATGCATGCCAGCTTATTGGGACATAACATTGCACAGAAGAGCGAATTTACGTCTTTTGTCAAAAGAGTTTTGGTTGGCAAATGATCCGTGGTTTACATTGTGTAGAGATCATGTGTACAAATGCATTTTATTTTTAACACACAAAACTGAAACATTCAATCAAATCAACATGGGTGGTTTAGCGAATGAAAGTTTGTTTGCCATTGTATTGCAGACTTTTGGCGAACTAACAAATACAACAAAAAACCGTCTAATCAATTCGTCCGCTACGTTGTGTGATTGGAAGCGCATGTCGTCGCCAACGAGCCCCTATGTTTTCAAGGAGGCAACCGATGAAAATATTAATATTATTTTAAACCTACTTAAGGAAAACAAGCACGCAATGTTTTTGCGAAAGGTTGGTTCGACGTTTTCCGATGATGCTTTGAAACAAATTATGGACGCCGATTTGGGACACACTTACGACACCCAGTTTGTTAAAGCGGTGGCTAGAACCCGTTCAATTTCATGGAATTTCGTGTATTTGTTAGTTAGTTTATTTTTTACTACAGTTTTTTTCGCAAAATTGTTTGTGAATCCCGACATTTTCGGCTACAATGTGCAACAAACATCCTAGTGCGAAGAACACTTGCATTTTGCTTTTAAAAGCGTGAAGCAAGATTTGCCCGCATAAAAGAAACACTATTGACTCGATTATGGAATCGCGTATTAAATGCGTGGTGTTTGACGTATATATTTGGTTTTCATTTAATGTGTTTACACATGCTTCGCCATTGTTGCAATACCATATCCACAAACCAATAGTTGAACCAAAATAATGTTTTGCAAAGCCAACAACTAACAAAAGTATATAAAAGTTTTTGATAAATGGACGAAAAATGAGATAAACAATGCACGTGTATATGCCTGTAAAAAAGATTCTATTACATAATTCATTTATATAATTATATAATAGAAGAAAACATTACACTGGGCCATTTGGATACAACAATAAATGTTTCCATCCCTTTGAAAATCACTTTCGGTTGACAGTCTATCTAAATAATATTTAGCAAGTCTTCCAACGGTTCTCACATTTGATACATGTGACGAAAATAGTCATTGGCTCATCTGCAGAACGCGTTTGCATTTGGAAGTACGTACACTCTTTTGACCGGCATTTTCTGCAAGTGAATGTATCAGTAGATGCTTCCACTTTTTGCTCGAATTTATTCTTGTCGCGAATACTCTTTTCTTTAATTAATTTCTCCCATTTTGCTGGATTTAATTCTTGATGCGTCATGAATGCAATGTCCTGCGATTTGATTTCACCAGATTCCACCATTTTAATCAAACGTTTTCCATTTGCATAGTCGTATTTCAAATTATTATAGATGCTTCGCAAATGATCATTGTAAATTTGAACAAAGAATGGATTGTCCCATTTTTTAATGACTTTTTTATCGTTTGCCTCTTTCAATGCCCAATTGTGCACGCCTTTTTCTAAATTGTTAATGTATTTTTCTGGTGTATCGGAGTCTTTAAAGAATGAACCAAACAACGCAACACGAATCTTTTCTCTATATTCATCCGGTTTTTCAATCTTTCTATAAGACATTCTTACTTAAATATATCATTTGCAGTTATATTTAAATCATAATCAATTTTATTTTATTTTTATTTTATTTTTGTATAATTTTTCTACTTAACCGTTTAAGCAACCGAATACCATATTTTACTCCATATTTTTCAGGACGACTCAAATATTGGACAGTTCTAGTATTATCATAATGTAATACCGAATCACTCATATATTCTGGAACGCAGTCACCATAATATGCACCAAATAAGTTTCCAATTATTTTCGCATTTGTATCAGTGTCGCCACCACACATTAATACTTCTTGAATTGCACGTTCATACGAATACTGCTGTATGTTATTCAAAAAATAAATGAAAAATATGAATGCATGTTTCACGTGTCCTTCGTTTTTTAAAGCATTATAATTCAGCAAATCTGGTAGATTACATGCCTCGCCGTACCAATCTTTTAATTTTTGAGAATCCAAAAGTGAAACAATTGTTTCAAAAATGGCAGGAATATCGATATGTTCTTTGTTCATTTTACAACGCAAAATTCGCGCAATTACTGTGCAATAAATGAGACTAATTGTACTTACTATCGAACTATGATGTGTTAATTTGGTTTCTGATTCGCACATGGAAAATAACTTGTCTTCGCCTTTTATTACACCAAATATTGCCAATGGAATACAACGCATTAAAGCCCCGTTGGATTCTGAATCTTCGTTGTACTCTAGCACATTGCCCATCATATCTATTTCATCACTTGCATCCAACAATGCAAACGAAACTGTTTGTCCGACGTCAGATGGTCCACTTTTGTACCATTCAATGTATTTTTCAGCAATTCTATCGCTTGGAAAGTATTCGTCATTATATCCTTCCACCAATGCTTCTAACATACACAATTCCATTTCACTATCATCTGTAATTCGCCCTGAACTATCATTAAAGTCATCGCCATTAAAATGCATTGCATCTATCACCTCATCTCTTGTAAAACGCCTACGCTTAAATTCTAGACCACAGCCGACTGCTTCTGCACACCAACCAGCTAAAAAAGTATAATAAAAATGTTCGTTCATATTTATTATACATTTGTTTTTTTATATTCTTATTTTATTATTTAATCTTCATATTCTTCTTCAGACAATTCTGAACCGACATCTTCTATAACATCATCGTCATCTGCTTCTGGCTCTAATTCGGACGGTTTATCGGATTCATCGTCGGAACTAGAGTTGGACGCAACTTCATTGTCGCTATCAACTACAAATCCATCCTTTAGATAGCCTCCGACTTTTGTTTTTGATTTTTTTGGTATTTCATCCAGTTCGTCGTCTTCTTCATCGTCTTCATTTAAGTCGTCAAATCCGCCAAATAACTTTTCGTACATTCGTTCCCACAGCTTGATGCTCAAATTGTAATAATGTTTTTTACTAATATCACTAAAGCAAATCAAAGCACATGCGCCAAAAAAGAGAGTTGTATCGACTGGTGGTGGAAAATCATATTTATTTTCCATATTTGCTTTTCCATCAGTTTTACCGTATACTTGTACAACAAACGTTTGCTCTAATTTGATAGACCATTCCGCCTGCATTTTAAATCCATCTGGGTTTTTAAACCCGCATTTTTTGTATAAATCTTCTACTTTGAAATCTTTAACAGCAAGAGTCTTTAATATGCCTGTTTTATCAACAATGATTATAGTAAGTGCTTGAACCATTTCTGTATATTTTTTATGACGTATGTTTAAATTGTTATTCCATATTATATTTCTTCCAACATGATGTTTGGCTGAATGGCAACTGTATTGTTTCTTTTGTTAAAGCAATTACAATTGCAATTAAAATACGTAATTAAATATTGATAAAAGAACATTATGTTTGCCAACACAAATGAAATTATTAAACAAACTATGAAAACGGTAAAATAATATGCCATGTACATTTCTAAATAATATGATAAATATGTTGTAAATACGTTTTACTTATATTTTATTATATTATATGCTAACTTTAATAATTCAATTTTCTTTGATATCATTTGCACTTATATTTTTAATACATCAGATATTGTTATTTTTCAAGAAAGCGTTGACAGTTCCCAAAATAAAAGATTTAGTAAATTCACCTAACCAGAAATATAAAGACATTTTTGAAACTATTTCAAACAGTAAAGGATCAACTGATATCGATGCATTGCCAACAAGCATAGAATCACCAACAGAAGAACCAAATGAAATGAAAAATGAATTGAAATCTTTCTTAAAAAAACAATTAAAGGGTGATGAGATAACGTCATTTGATTCGGATAGTTTTGCAAACTTTTCTGCATTCTAAAATGTATATAAAATTGATTTAAAAATATTTCACACAATATTTGTAATATGGAGACAAGCAATATGAGTGCAATCACCCCTGAAAATAACTATAGGTGTACAATTCCCAATACTGAAAAAAGCGAAACGGAAAATAAAAAACGAGATACGGTGTTGAAGCGTGCATGGTATGTGTGTAAAAATGTTGGATTTGTATGTGTGTTTTTACCGTTTGAATTGACAAGACTTGCATTAATGATTTGTACTGGTGTTATTTTCATCCCGATAGCACCTTTAGAATACATTATTACTGGCGACATAAAGTTTACACAAAAGGTGGTTCGAACAGTCGAGTTTGGCGGGAGACAATTTATAAAAGATTTTGTAGTCAAACACGATATTATGTCTGCAGAAGAAGCCGAAAATTTGTATTAGAATTGATTTAAAGATAACAATCAATGTTATGTAATGTTTAGTGAAGAAGATTTGCAAACGGTTTTACAGGATTTTCCGAAATTCGAACTTTGTTATGAAATTTATGCACATAATAAAGTTTCTGATTATGATGTAGTATTGGCTATTCCCGAAGGTAAGAAATGTTTTGCCTGGTTTACATCTTTGAAAGGCGAATTAGTTTGTATTGTTTTAGAATTGGATCAAAATGGCACTATTTTAGATTATCGTGTGGTGCAAACGAGTTTCTCAGAAAAACTAGCGTACAAAACTGGTACAGTTTTTTATGGAACAGTTTTTAAATGTAAAAATAAAAATGTACAATGTTTTTGCGTGGAAGACATGTATTTTTATGCTGGAAAGCCATGTTTTTTGCCGTATTACCGAAAATTGGAAATCCTTGGAAACATATTTAAATACGAAATGTCGCAAATTGCATTGAATTCTGGTTTCACAATATTTGGATTGCCGGTTTTATCAGCAAAAGAAGATACACTTTCAAATGCTGGCTACACACTTTCAAATGTTGGCTACAATGTATCGGTTTACAAATATCGTTTTTTTGAAGAAAAATATGCGCGAAAAATTGTTGTAAAGAATGCTACAAAATCGAAACCGTATCAAAATTCCATAAAATCAAACGGAATTTCCATGAAATTAAACGGATTTCAAAAGGTCGGCGAATTCGACACTAAAAATAGCAACAAAAATCCAAAAACCGCTATATTTAAAGTTATCGCTGACGTAGAACCGGACATTTATCATTTATACAATGTCTCTGGAGGCAACGAAACGTATTGCGATGTTGCATTTGTTCCAGATTATACGACAAGCGTAATGATGAATAAATTATTCAGAAAAATCAAAGAAAACGACAATTTAGATGCAATTGAAGAAAGCGATGATGAAGAAGACTTTCAAAATTGCGATGAAGACAAATATGTTTATTTGGATAGGTATTACAATATGAAATGCGAATACAATTACAAATTCAAACGATGGATGCCTATCTCTTTAGCAAAAGAACATGAAACATGTTAAACATTTTATATAATTTATAATAAAATATAATGTTTATGTATAATGGGTCCTTTTCCAATAGGCAACAACCACAATCCACCTTTAAACAATGTTGATGGTAATTTAGTCAACAAAGGAAATACCACGTTGGGCGGTATACCTTTTTCCAGCAATTCTATTCCAAGTGGCCCACATACATTGCCGGCACCTGGTTCAAATGTACAAAGTGCGTTAGGAATTTATCCTTCATTTCAAAGCGGTGGAAAACGAAGAAGAATTAGCAAAAAGAGAATAAATAAAATATCTGGAAAATATAAGATGAAAGGTTCAAGGAGAACAAAAAAACGTCGTGTTAGACGCATTAAAAGCAAGGTGCGTTCGTATGCGAAAAGTCGAAGACATAATCGTAGTAGATTTATGGCGCGCAATCGATTTATGGCGCGTAATTTTATGGCGGGTGGTGCGACACAAGGTCCAATGTCTACTCCAAATTATCCCGCTGGACATTCTCAATATTTGAATAATAAAGGCGATGTATCAAATACTTATTCTTTAGGTGGTCCATTGTCTGCAAGCTCGAGTGCTTTAGCCAGTCCCCCACCTTATCAAGTGGTTGCAAATGCAAATACACCGGATAATTTAAATCACAACACACTGAATGCATACGGCAATAGTGGGTCTGGTTCTGGTTTCGCAAGTAGGGGATGGTTTTAAAAATATAAAATTGAACTACATAATTAGTTATTGAAAATGCAATAAATAATTATAAATGAGTTGCGATTATTATATCCAAACGGAATTGATTATCGAATATTTGAGTGAAAACGGTGATACAATAAAAATATCAACTAACAAAATAGTTGTAAAAGGTTACATACATTCAAAAACGGAATTTGTTAGTTATGAAGAAGAGTTAAACAATAGAATTGCATTGGCAACATATACAAAACCAATTTACGAAAACGGGATTTGGACAAACAAGGAAAAATACATGCCTATTTTGCAACAATTATGTATAAAAGAATCAAAAGTGAAACGCATTTATCGGAAAGGCAAGGGACTACGAAAAACATTTAATTAAGATACTTAAGAGCCTTAAGTATATTTAACAAAATATATATTGGCGCGTTTATTTCTTAAATTTTAGGAAACACGTTCCGGCGGATTTAGGTTTGTCGTCGCCAGAATCATCGGCTTCCACTTCTTCCACCATTTGTCCTTTTTTCGGCAAATCGGGATTATAAACAACTCTCCACCCAGATGTGTCTGGATTGTAAATAGTACTTGTTGTCTGAATGATTTTGTAATTTTGCTTCTTAAAAAATGCACGACGTTTAGCCCATTGTCTTTGAAAATTCTCGTGCGAATCCACAATGTCCACTACAACTGGTGCAAAACTATGTTTCTGACGCAAAATACGTCCAACAGATTGTTCAATGTTGGTCATTGGTGTAATCATAAACAGTGTACTTAATGTTTTAATGTCCAATCCTTCAGACGCCATACTGTATGTAGCTAAAACAACTTGTTTACTTTCGCTTTCCTTTAGTGCTTCCGCTTTCATGCCTCCAATGTAATACCCAACTGTACATATATTGTGATGATTAATGGCTTCATACATATAATTCAATATATTTTTGTACGATGCAATCATCATAATTTGCTGTTTCGGATTTTCAGCAATCATGTCTCTTAAAACGCGAAGAATAAATTCCGATCTTTTGTTGTATGTACATATTTTACTCAACATTTTTGATGAAGCAACGTTGCCTCTAAAATCCATCTCCACTTCATTATACTCTTCATCGTCCGATTGAAACGTAAGTGCACGCACAATCACTTCTTCGTCTTTGTTTCTCACAAGTTTATATACAACATCCCCTAAAAACATCTTAAATACGTAAGATGTGCCATCTTTTCTATCCATAGTCGCACTTAGCCCAAGCATTCGCTTCGTCACCAACTTGAAAAGCGCGTTTGAAAAAGACTCTGTTGCAATTCGGTGCACCTCATCTACAATAGTTAGTCCAAAGCTGTCGAACAATGATGCGGGGTAATCTTTCATTGACAAACTTTGTAACATGCAAATAACAATATCTTTGTCTTCAATGTCAATGACGGAACCTTGAATTCTGCCAATTCGTGCATTTGGACAATACTTTAAGATGCGTTCAGTCCATTGATCCACTAAAAATTCCTTATGAACAACGATATTCGTTTTTTTGCCAATTTGACATATTTCATAAATAGCTGAATCCGTTTTGCCTGCACCACAATACATCTCTAACAACCCACCTCCGCCATCCGCTACATGATCCAAATATGCCTGAACAATTGGCACTTGATGTGGTCTCAATTCGCCATTAAATACTAAATGAATATCGTCTCCGTCTGGTAATTTATTTTCTTTTGGTGGGCCAAATAATTTTGCACCAAAATGCTGTGGTAAATACATTTTCTTCGCCGATTCTCGGTAAGCGGGGAATGACGTTTGAGCTTGAACTGGCGACCCCGGCACAAATGGTTTCACAGTGAGCATCTCTTTGAGTTTAATTATTTGTTCTGTAGTCAATTCCGATTTTAGCAAAGTGTAGCCCTTGTTTCCTAAATAGGTGTTTAAATTTTGTGGCCATACCATCGGTGTCTCTTGCTTCGTTTTAGATTTCTGCATCTACTAAAGGGTATCAAAATGTTGTTATATTGTTTTGCGAATGTTAATTCGTTCAATTTGCCAATAAAAAATATTTACATATATATTAAGAAAAACTTAATATCTTGCCGACTCTGTTAAAAAGTTTGTGTTACATTTTTTAAATATGCACAAACTAATCGGTCTTTATCTTCGAAATATCGTCTGTTTCGTTCGAAATTTTGTCCACCATTATTCATTTCATAATGTTATAAATATTTTTATCTATTTATGCTTTAAATTTTAAATTTAATCTAAATTTATGTACATTGAATGTACATTGGTTTTTATGTGCATTCCTCCAAACATCATCATGTTTGCGGACAATTTACGCCCTTCTATATTATAGGTTTTTACACGATTCTTAAATTCATTAAAGACAGATGTAAAATGCTCTTCATTGTCAGAATACGTTTTACTACCAATATAAACAAATTCAGCAATATCATTCTCGTTTGGTTTGCTTACCCAATCGTTTCCCAATAACTCAGAAATTTCTTCAATCAAACAATCTGCACTTATATTACTAATCCAAATGCTTTCGTCATCTTGTAACGCATTTTTTACATTTTGTCTGCACAAAGGACAGCATTTTACAGTCATCGTGTTAAAGCAATTTAGACATATTTTATGTTTACACGGCTTCATTTGACTCAATTTACATTGTTCATAACAAACCGGACACTCGTCGTTTGACATCTTGCTATTTTGCAACAATTATTGTGTTAGAAATGTGTTTCAATTTTAAATTTGTTTAATTTGCATTTAAAAAATATTTACATGCAAATTAAGTGTTATTTTTTCACCCGTTTCATTTATAAAAATTCATAATCTATATCAATGCTGTATATATTTTTATTTCTTAAACCAGAAATGCAAAGATTTGCCATTAATTTATAACCGTTCATCCTGTATTTTATCACATTGTTTTTAACTTTCTTAAACATTTCGACACAGTTATTAGTACGAAACGTTCCATTGTAATTAAAACTAACAAACGAACTCCTGGCAAATTCATCAAATGTCCATTCATCGCCTAACAACTCATGTATTTTTGATATAAGTTCGTTTCGACTAATGATATCATATTCATTTATTTTCCAAAACGTAAGTCCATTCAGAACTAACTGATCAGTCGTTTGTCTACAAATTGGACATTTATAATGCATTTTATCCATTTGATTAAAACACTCGTTGCACATTGAGTGATTGCATGGCTTTATTTGACCTACGTTGAAAGTTCCATAACAAACAGGACATTCATCGACTTCGCTGTTAGTTGACATTTTCCGATTACATTTAAAAAATATAAATATTTAAAATATAGTTCAATTTTTTCTAATTTTGTCGTATGTAGAATCGTCCAATTTGTAATTTGGACCAACACACTTTACCATTACTGATATTACATATTTCAGATGACCCGATGGCAACTTAAGTTTACAAACATGTGCACCCAAATTAAATCGACATTCGAGAATACCCAATTGTATAGAATCAATAAATACGTTTAACCTATCACAGAAATAGCAAGTTTCATCAAATACATGTTCGTCATAACTATTTTGATGTATTTTAAGAGTAAAATCAAATACATTAAAATAGCAAAGTTTGGTATAATCACATATTTCAAATAACTCGCCAAACTCATTCAAAATCAAATCAATTGCTTCTCTTTTTGTAAGCAACTGTCTATTTGGTTCAGTCCCAGGGAGGACACTGGTTCTTTTGTAATTTGTAACACATTTTACAATTTTATCTTGTTGTGGGAAAATCAAACTCGCCCTACACAAAGGACATTTTAATGGTATCAATAGATGTTTAAAACATTTGTTAAAACATGTTATACACAACATATGTTCACAAGGGTTCAACTTTTGCAAACCAGTGGTTTCATAGCAAACCGGACATTCGTTATTACATTCGTTTTCAGCAATCATGATGCAAGTTTATACAAAAGTGTATAAAATATTATACATCTTTAAATACTTTCAATTTTTTTATAATTATAATATATAATGGAGTATTTCAAAGAGCTGTTTACAAAAAAACACATGCCAGAATTAATATTAGCAGTTTTATTTTCAGCATATTTAGTCATGGGCTACCAAATTCCCGAAAGCATGGCTACACTTATTGATTCAACTGTCGGCAAAATAGTAGTCATTTTGATTGCACTCATGTTGTTCGCATATTCCAATCCAGTTTTAGGCGTTTTAGGTGTGTTAGTTGCCTATCAGATGTTAAAGGGCGCGTCTGTTCGCACTGGCATGGCAGGTTTAGAAGAATATTACCCAACGGAAGCTAAAAAATGGACACCTTTTTCGCCAGCACATCAATTTCCCTACACGTTAGAACAAGAAGTCGTGAAAAATATGACAACACAAAAGTTTAACACTGAATATGTTAAGGCACCTTTTAGACCTACGTTGGACGACACCCATGATGCCGAGCCGATAAAATAAATATTTTTTAATAAAAACAATTTAAAAAGTATTAACTAATTTATAGTTGGAAACTTTTGTAAAATATCAAAACCCACCCTCTATTAATTCTTCAAAAACATTTTTACACCTTTCGCTGGTTTTATCATATTCAACGCATATTTTACAATGTACAATAAAACTATAAATATTAATGAACCTAATAGCAATTTGATAAAAGAATTATTAAACCAATCGTACACATTTGTATCATAACCAGATGACGTTACAATTTCCGTTGTTTCTTCACTTGCACCAACTGGCTGACAATCTATGTAAATTTCATCATTTGTTGCACCTTGATTGGGACCTTTTTCATTGTAAAATAAACTTGGACCCGTTTTTATATCATACGGATTGTTTTCAATAATTTTTTTTAATTTCGCTAAAGTGTCGGACATCATATCTAGAGATGCTTGCAACGGACCAAACACAACGTATTCTACACTCTCTGAACATGGTTGATACGGTTCAGTTGCCGAATAAGAGAAATACGGCTTCTTTGGAACTAACAAATCCAAATTATAGGAAGACACATTCACTTTTGTTGATTCGCCATCTGCAGGTGCATTGGAAGCCACTGTATCTACAACTGTTTTAAAAAACAATGCACTTTCACTCGAAGAATTATTGCTTCTAATTGGAATACAAACTAACAAAGGAGACTCACCAGTACTTGAATTATGCACGATAATCAATTCTCCATCTGTTTTAGAATTATTATACGAATGCAATGAAGGTGTATAAATTCGTATTTCTTCTACATTATATCCAGTTGCATTGTAAGTCACGGGTGGTGATGAACTCTTGTCGTAAGACAACGACAAATAATCACCTCTATTAGTTGCTATACAAGAGCTGTTGCTGTAATGAAACCCATACGAACATTTTAAATCACATTTTCCTTTTATATTTGACATACTTATATTTATTGGTGCTGTGGCACTTGGACAACTCATTTATATTATACTTTTAAAAAAATCTATTAAGGAATTTATATTCTTGCTGTAAAATATGAAATTGACTAAAGCCAGGCTACAAAAGATATTTAACAATACGACGCAAACAAGAAAGAAATACAGGAAAAGGGTATTGAAACATACTAACACCGCCAGAAATAAAAAACAATTCAATCTTAGAAATAATACGTTGAAAAAAATATAAACCAAATTATTTTATTTTATATTTTGTTAGTTCTAAACATATGGCAAATATCGAATTGTATCATTTTCGTAGATGGTAACTTTAAAAGGCTCATTATAGCCTTCTACATATACCGTGTCTCCGTCGAATATTTGGTCTACTCCATAATCATTTAATGCACTTCTGCCTTTAAACGAAATTGGTAATTTCACATTATTATGTTGATTGGAAATCGTATAATATTGCCATTTGTCTCTGTTAGTAAACAGCGGTTTGCCCATCAAAGGCAAGATATTATCTTTGCTTGTTCCATTTAAAGGAGTGATGATCCCCATTTGTCTGTAAGCAGTGTTCACTGGAGTTGCACCGATGTTAGTTGGTACATTTATTGGAACGATTCCAGCAGGAACTAAATATCGTTCGTCTCTATAAGGTGCATCATACGGATTCAACAACACGTCTTTAGTTGGTAAATTCGTATAAGGCCAACTAGGCACAAAGCCAGTAAACCAACCATTTGTACTAGGGGCGTCGACTTCTACAACTGTTTTGTTAGTTGTTGAGTTCATGTAAATGAAAACAACTAACACGGCAAAAATCATAAATAAAACAGTTAATGTAATATTTTCCACGCATATAACACCTTTTGGACACTTTCGCATTAATATATTATTAACATATTAATTTTTTGTTTCAGTTCCTTTTTGTTGCAGTTCCTAAACACTATTTACTTGGTTTGGTGTTTGGCGGGTTAGCAATTGAAGACATAGACATGTTTCTCAATGACTCTGCTATGTTGTCTACATTCAATGTTTTCAACATGTTTTGTGCACCTTCTAAAACCGGTACCATTTGATTCATTGTATTAAACAGGTTTTGTTGTTGTTGCATCAACTTTTGTGTATCATTTGTTAGTTGTTTGATAGAATTGCTACCCAAAACGCTATCTAAATTTGCATACGACTCTTCAATGGTAGATGCGTAATCCAACCTAGACTCGGGTTTTCCGGCTTTTTTACCGCCTAATTTACCGCCAAATCCTTGAACTTCACCATCGTCACTCGATTGATTTAAATCCGAGTTGTTAGTATCAACGATTTTAGTGGATTCTGGGCCAACATCTTTCTTGCCTCTAACTTCAATTTCTGCTTTTACTTCTTCGTTTGTCTTTGCCTTTTTAACAGCAGGAATCGTTTCGGCAATTTTAGGGTCTTTGTCGGCAATTTTATCTAACGCAGGTACTGACTTATTCTCTAAACCTTCGCGAATATGTTTGTTGGCCATTAAAAAGTTTGTTGTAATAACAGCAACTAACAAAACAACTGTCATATTTTTGCTAAACTGATATGTTAACAAACTAACAAGTGCGAAAAATATAACCGCATTCATTTTGTTAGTAACTAAATATCCGAGTACATTGCTTGTCGCCAAAAAAACCATGAAATACAAGAAATATTTGTTTGTTAATAACTTTGTTGCTTCAGTAAAAACCTTCATATATAATATTGTTTTAAAAAAAATTGAATAATTGTGAATTATAAATTACAATGTACAATTATTACGTATGGAAAATGACGGAAAACACTAGAACACATTACTTAATATTATGCGATATACATTATTACAAAATACATGGAAAAACAGTCGATAGTGACCCACATATTGATGGTCATTATTTAGTTTACGATAAATACGAACCATTTACTGGTAAATCACTAAATATGGAATATAATAGTGATGAATATTACGATATGGATGAAGCAAGCGATTTAACCTATGGCAAAATGATGTTAAGTATATTATATCGTTCTCGTGAATTGCGACGACTAGTTGAAAAAAATCCGCATCCATCTATAAAAAACTTTTCAAACATCGTATCTAAACCAGATTACATTAAACCAGAAATAGCAGAAGTATTTGAATTAAGAACTGGAGAAACTATAGCCGTTTTGAAAACATTTTGGCTTCGAATTATTCAAAAGACATGGAAGAAAATTTGCATCAAACGAAAGGAAATCATAAAATTGCGTTGTAGGTTGTCGAATCTATCTTTTAAAGAACGTCGCGGTTATTGGCCAGAAGAATGTGCTACAATGCCTAGTATCAAAGGAATGTTGTCAAATTATATTCAGGGCATGTGAAAATAAACAGGAATAAATGCCTCATTTTTTTGGAAAATGATGGACGTATCTTTAGCTATAAATGCCTCATCACTATATCCCCAATCTTCTGGCTTCAAAGTGACTTTGATTGGAAACACATTGTTGAAATATTCACATACATACGAATACACCTTGTCTTCCGCATTATTGCTGGGTGGTTTAACTCCAGTAATCATAAAGTTGTAATTACATTTGGTGTAATCTGTTCTTCCCAATTGGAAATCACGTATATCTTCATTTACTTCTAAAGGATACAAAATACGTTTAATGTCGAATGGTACAGTCACCGTCCAATCTAAATGCGTTCCTCCTCCCACGCGGACTTTTTCCTTAATAATTTGTCTACAAATGCCTGTCATGCTTGCGCATTGCATTATACATTCATTCGATTTTTCGACCTTTTTATACATCTGCATTTCTTTTTTAATACTTTTCACTGCATCTTCTGCCTTTTGCAAACGTGTATAAATATCTTCAACGTTAAGTTTGTTGTCTTTTGAATCCATTAAAATAATTATAAAAAAGTGCTTAAGTCATTTTGCGTACAGGTGTTTTTTGACATGGTTCTCCATACGTCCATTTATTATTCGCCCATTTAACTGGGTTGTCAACTTTAGCAGTGTTATGCCTGTTGTGTCTATAACAATCGTGTTGGTTCCCAATATATCCATACCCGTATCCGTTTTTGGCAATAGATTCTCTGTTGTCTTCTAAACATTGTCTGCATTTCATGAAGTCATCCATTTATCATAAATTGTTGATAAAAAATGTTGCGTTTGAACGAATGGTTGGAAATAAGTATTTCTTAAATATTAACTTAAGAACAACTTATTATAATAATAGTTAGGCCGATTTCAATTTCTTCTTATCCTTCCGCTTCTTTGTCTTTGAATTTGAAGCCGACCCACTAACAACTGTACTCGATTTGTCTAACTCTTTGTTTGAACTGTACACGTAACCACCTTTCATATGTCTTTTACAAGACCTTTTACGACAAGACTTATGACGACAAGTTTTGCGCCTTCTACCACCCACTGTTCTTCCAGTAGAACCATTTATCATATTCACAATGGCCTGTATATTTGAACCAATTGCCTGAAATTGATTGCCAACATCGCTATTGTCTATATCTCCCAATTCGTCTGCCACAGTATTTATTAATTCTATTTGTTGCACTAAAGAACTGTTAATTTGCGCCAATTGCTGTACAATGTTGTTCATTTCACTCGTTTTTGCACGTAAATTATTTTCAATCTCATTTTTCGCATTTGTTAGTTGTTGCATTTGATTGTTCAGTGAATTTAACTGTTGTTCCTTTTGGTTATTGGATTGCGAAAGTTGTTGAATTTGTTGACTCTTCTCCTGAATCGTCTGTTGTAAACTTTGCATTTGAGTTTGTAGCTCATTGATGGTTGTTTTTGCCTTGTTTAATTCCCGCGTTTTGTCCTGAAGCTGTTGTTGCAATTGAGGCATTTGTTGCAATTGTTGCTTCAACTGTGGAATTCTTGACAATTCTGGATTTTCTTTCAATTGCTGTATTTGTCCAGCCAATTCAGACAACTTGGCTAATAAACGAGTTTTATAATCTTTCACCCGACTCCTTTGTTCGTTCACTTTCGTTGTTATTGAACCTATCGAAGAGTTTAGTGTTTGCAATGCATTGTTTAACTCTGACATTTATATATATTTATTATATTATTTTGTAAATAACTTTTATGATTTATGAAACAATCTCGTCCAATTCAGCCTTAACCTTGTCTATTTCATTAATAATATCTTTTTGGTCATGTTTTGCAGTTCGTAATTGTTCATCCACTAAATTTTCAGTGTGTATTAAATCATCTACATACTCCTTAAGCAACATTAGCGCACTATGTTGTTGCCTTTTTTCATTCAAAATGAAATCATAATATTTCGAATAATCTTCTTTCACTCCATTCAAGTACTCATTCAACTGTTGTTTTGTGTCTAATTCCTTTTTTTTACGAACTAACAAATTCTTTTTATTCTTAATTTCTTGCTGAATTTGCAATAAATGTAAATCACGTTGTCCTAGCGAATGCTTCATTAAACTATTATACTAATAAATTTTTTGAAAAAATAATGTATTAACAAAGAAATTTAAAATCTTCTTTATATATAATTTAGGATGTCCAAGATTAATTCAGAACCATTGTTAGCACCAGACGATAATCGCTTTGTCATGTTTCCAATTCAACATGATGATATTTGGAAAATGTATAAAAAACAAATTGATTGTTTTTGGAGAGCAGAAGAGATTAATTTATCGAGTGACGTAACTGATTGGGAAACACTAACAAACGATGAACGATATTTTATTTCAATGATACTTGCGTTTTTCGCCGCGTCGGATGGCATTGTCCTGGAAAATCTTGCACAGCGTTTCATGGGTGACGTGCAATTGGCGGAAGCCCGCGCTTTTTATGGATTTCAAATAGCTATGGAAAACATCCATTCCGAAAGTTATTCATTATTAATTGACACCTACATCAAAGACAGAGAAGAAAAACATCGTCTGTTTAATGCCATTACAAATTACCCTTGCATCAAAAAGAAGTCAGATTGGGCGCAAAAATGGATTCACGACCATCGTTCGAGTTTTGCTACACGTTTGGTTGCCTTTGCATGTGTAGAGGGAATATTTTTCAGCGGTGCCTTTTGCAGTATTTTCTGGCTAAAGAAACGCGGGTTAATGCATGGTCTCACTTTTAGCAACGAGTTGATTTCACGCGACGAAGCATTGCACTGCGAATTTGCCGTTCTTTTGTACAGCAAGTTGCAAAAGAAAATCGATAAACATCGCATTCACGAGATAATCAAAGAGGCAGTCGAAATTGAAACCGAGTTTATTTGCGATGCGTTGCCATGTCGTTTGATTGGTATGAATTCCGATTTAATGACACAATATATTAAATTCGTGGCGGATCGACTATGTCTCCAACTTGGCTACAAAAAGATATACAATGTTGGTAATCCGTTTGATTTTATGGAATTAATCAGTATGGAATCTAAACCAAATTTCTTCGAGCGTGTCGTAAGCGATTATGCATTGGCAGATAAAACTATGACTGGCGATGTATTTGCACTCACAGAAGACTTCTAAAAATTTGTGACGATAATAATAAAATTGAAATTATATGAAATCGAATGAAATCCATTTACACCCTTGAAGATTTTACAACCGCACCTTTCTATGTAAAATGAAAGGAAACTTCAAGGTTTGCCTATTTCAATAATGCATGTAAATTTTGGTTTTGGAAATTCTTCTAAAAACCCTGATAAGTTATTGCTTCTTGATAAATAATTTGGTCTTTCTTTATTATTTATCGTATTATAAGCAATTTTATAAATGGATGGACATTCCAACTACGTCGAAAGAAATTTGGATAATGGGTGGTGATTTTCAAAAGGAATTTACACATGAAGTTCCTGTTGAAAAAAGAGTAAAAGACAAACGCATTTCGTTCACATTTAGAAAACACTTGAAATAAATTTAATAATTTCTAATGAAATAAAATATTAAATACAATATCATTTGTATTAAAATGATATCGTGTAGATTGTGTGGTGGATTAGGTAACCAGCTGTTTCAAATTTATACAACCATTGCATATGCGGAAACGCATGGTAAATCTTTTTTCTTTTTGAACAACAAACAACTTGGGTCTTCAAGCAATCCAAATGTAACACTTCGATATACGTATTGGGATACTTTTTTATCAAACATGAAACCATATTTGAAAAATATGCATCAGATTCCTGAAATGAAGTTGCTAAAGGAACAAAGTTTTGATTACAACGCATTGCCTTCAATTAATACTAACAATAACAATAATATTTTGTTAGTTGGTTACTTTCAAAGTCCCAAATATTTTGATTCATTTAAAGATAACATTAGAAAATTACTTGACATACGCAAGCAATCTTTTAAAATAATGAAAAAAAATGAACGACTATTATTGACACTAAATTATACAATTTCAATGCATTTTAGATTTGGCGACTACAAAAAATACCCCCATGTGTATCCGTTGTTGAATATTGGCTATTACGAAAAAGCATTGGAATATATTTTGGAAAAAGTAGAGGATGGATACAACACGTGCAAAGTCATATATTTTTGCGAAGAAGAAAACATGTCAGACGCAGAAGTTATTATTAATGCTTTAACAGAAAAATACCAAAATACAGTCCATTTTGTTAGAGCACCGAGCGATTTGTCTGACTGGGAGCAAATGTTGTTGATGAGTGTGTGCAATCATAATATTATTGCGAACAGTACATTTAGTTGGTGGGGTGCTTATTTAAATGAAGGACTATATTTAAATGATAAAGAAAAACCAATCGTGTGTTATCCGAGTAAATGGTTTGTCAACAAAGATACGCCCGATTTGTTTCCAGAAGAGTGGGTTAAAATTGATGTTCCTTAAGTTGTTTTTGTAAAATATATATGAAAACAACTTAAGGCCGTCTTAAGTAGTTTTCGAAAATATATCAAAAATAATTTAAAATTGAAAAGAAAGAACACAATTTATGTTCTATAGCCTTAAAATGGAAAGAAAAAGATGCAATAGAACCGACTTTTGGGATATGGTAAGAATTTCCAATGACGAAACAACCTATCCATCCAACATGGGACTAAAATGGTCTGAACAAGAAGAAACTATGTTATTGCAAGAACTTAAAGATGATATTGACATTGAAACAATAGCTAAAAATCACGATAGAACAGTTGGCGGAATCAATGCACGTCGTCGAGAAATAGCATACCAAATGCATTTAAAGAAAACGTCTTTTGATGAAATAATTCAAAAAACGAAATTGGATTATCAATCAATTGAGAATGCAATCCAAAGAAAGAAAGAAAAATATTTGAAAAGGAAAACCAAAGACATCAATAAAAACGACAATAAAAACGACATCAATAATGTATTCATTAGTATCAACAAAAATGATTACATCGAAATGCAAACCGACGTACAACATATGAAGAATGACATACATCAAATGAAAACCACACTTAAAGAATTGGTAGAAATGATGAAAGCACTTTACGAATTTGAAAATTCATAGAATCCTTAAGTAGTTTTCGAAAATATATATCAAAAGTACTTAAAGAAGCAGTCGCTGAAACATGAACCAATTGTCGTACTTATTTTTCTCCAAGTGTATGCTAAATAACATTGGGTTTGTAACAATAATGTCCGTCAATATTGTCTGGTCGTCTTTAACTGTAAAAGAATTATCCAAATAATATTGGATTTTTCCATCATAAATAATTGCATAATTTTCAATAGCATTTTTGTTACAAGCAAAAAAACCACCAGCAAACATTATTGTTTCATATTTGTTAGTTGGTTGAACACACCAATCAAATTTATAATGATTTTTTATATCAACTAACACTTTTGCATATTCATTTTTATTATTTTGAACACAACCATAATGTATTTTTCCATCTTTTAACATATTTATCAATTTGTTAGTATTTGGCCAGCCAAAGAGTTGATTTATTGGCAAATCCTTTTGTCTACCACGAAAATACCCTATATCGCACCAGCCATAAAATGGCGTATCAAAATAACCATTTTGAATAGCTTCTTTTACAAAAAACACTTTTTCATTCCAAATCATATTCAATTTCCAATCCGTTTTAGAATGCAAATCTAATCCACTTCCTTCGTGATTTTTAATCCATTGTTTTTCGTATTTATACGTGTAAAATTCTTCAAAAGGTTTGATAATTATTTTTATTCTTTTGTTAGTTGGGTCTATCAATGTAAATATCTGTCGCAACGTTTCTTTGTTAGTATACAACACTACATTAAAGTTGTTAATTATTGATAAAAAATTCTTTATCCATTGTCTATACAATTTATTATCAAACTTTGATTTCACATTGTACCAACATGTACAAAAAGTTATCAATGGAGAAGTTATCAATGGACGAGTTTCATTACATATAAAATCCATAAGTATTTTATATTTAATTCGTTTATTTATTTTTTATGTTGGCGCATAAACTCTTGTTCCCTTTTTGCTTTAATCGCCTTGAACATTTCTGCCTTGTCTAAATCTTGCATTATTCGATTGTAATTCACTACTTTCTTTTCAATATCACTGTAATCTTCTCGTTGTACAACTGTTAAAGGAATAATTAAATACCATTTGCTAGCGTTTTGCAACACAAACCAAAACTTGTCAATTGCAAATCGCGCCGTTTCGCCTGGATGATTCAACAAATTTGTTAGTCCCATTTTGATATTTGATATTAAAACATTGATATAATGTCCATTCACTAAATAGCCAGTGGTTGTTTGGCATCGAGTCACTTTTACACAAGTATCGTCGACCATTTCATAAGGTGGCATATTATTTCCCGCTAACAAAACAACATCCCAATCATTTTTCCGTGATGCAAAAAACTTGTTGATCTGGCTTTTGAATATTTCTGGCTCTAAAAAAGTAATGTCATCTTCTACAATCAAAATATGATCTAAATTATTCTTTTTCGCATCTTCTAACAATTTCAAATGACTCATACTGCAACCAATCGCACCATCTTTCATCAAAAATGCGTTGAAACGAGTTGCTTTAATTCCTATCTTTTCCAGCTCTTTCTCTACATGTTCCTTCCGGTCTACTCTATGCTCTAAATTGATGTAATAAGCATTTGTAATGTCGTTTAAAGAAAAAATTGGCATATATTAAATATAATGAGTTGTCCCTATATTCATATTTTGAAATAACTTATTTTACACTTTCGTTCACCGGTATACGCCCCCCAACCGAATATTGGCAGACGGCACTGCTTTTGGCTTCACTCCAATCAAGTTAGCATATTCCGGCGAAAATTTGTTTATTGTATGGTGAACATTCGTTGTAGGACGAACATTTATTACACGATTGTATGTCGGCGTATTTGGCGGATTAGGTGGCAACAATTCTCGCGTCGGATCTTTCGAATTTTGGTAACTGTATGCTATGATTTTTTCCGCCTCCTTTTGCCCATATTTTTTAATCATTTCATTCTTCTTTTCGGCCGTCGGATAAAACGGAATATGCGACCAATTTGCATTCATATGATCTGATGACGTCACTTTATTATTTACACTCGGATTCATTATTTTTTTCGATGGCTCCCTTAAATCATATTTAAAATAATTATTATTATCATGCACCGTTCCTGTTCTAAATTCGCTTATATTAATTACAAACAACTGTTCGGTTTCTATTGCATGAATATTGTCTAAAGGATTCGATGATTCTTTATCCACACTAAAACTTAAATTGTGAATAGTTATTAATCCGTCTAACCCATCATCTCGTTTCGCCTTTAATGGCTCTTTGCGATTGATAATTCGTTGCACACCATCAAACAAATGCAACACATTCGGATTTCCAATGGGCAAAAACTGACTACGATCAATTTGAATGTTTTTCCTTTCACATCTCGTCTGTAATACATGATCCTCCATCCCCCATCCCCAAAAATTAGGATAACCATTGATGGTCTCAAAATCGGAACCAGTTATGGCAACGATACCACCAAGTGCGTATTCAAAACCATAAAAATGCCTTACTATTCCACTAACAGTTTCATATTCAAATATGTTTGAAAACGGTACAGTGTCAATGTCGTTAAAGACAAATGTAATATTTTTGTAATCGTTTGGATATTTCGATTTAACTGCTAAAAAGCCGATGTTTTTCGTTGCACCACGATTGAAAGCACGTGTGTCGCATTGATGCGAAAAATATACTTCATAATCGTCTTTCAACAAACTAACGTCCATAATTGTCTTAATGTAGTTTGAAAAAAAGAATTTGTGCTGTGGGCGATTTCTATACGGAACAATAAATACTACTTTGGGTACTTTTGACATGATATATTATAATTTTGTATTTTTATATTAGTAATGATACGAATTATTATACACAACTAGCAGATGTATGCATGCCGGTTGCAGAAGCAGGTTGTTGCGAATACTTATTTAAAATAACAGATGGTACTAACTCGTCAGTCATTTTCTCCAGTTTCTTATAACACTTGTTGATAGTCACTTCTGAAATTTCACTGATGCTTCTCACCTCTCTTTTCGACACATTCAATTTACAAAGCTGGGAAATGAAATACACAATTCCGGCAGCAATTGAATGCGGAGTGTTTTCCGGCATTAAATTTTTCTTCTCGATTTTAATAGCAATAAACTTGCATAATTTAGTCAATTCAGAATTAATATTCAGCTTGCTACAATATCTTTCAATAAAATCTTCTGGCTTTGTTTTGCAAAAGGAAGTCTTATCTTTGTTGCCCATGTCCTTTTCCAAAATATTTAAAATATTTTGCGCATTTTTACACCCATGAGTCGCACTGGTAACATCTAAATGGAATATGGTTGCCAATTCTTTGGCAGTACGTGGATAATTATTGATTCTACATGAAATGTAAATGGATGCCGCCATTAAACCATCCTTGTTGTCACCCCTAAACGATTGGTCATATTCTCTTATTTTCTTGTGATAACGTATTGCGTCATCGATAATTTTCTTAGATATACCAGCATTATTCGCATAAATAGTAATTCTCTGAAATTCATCATACAACGTCTTTTCTTTGTGCGGAATAGATTGCCATTCAGTGTACTGTCTTATTTTTCGCATTTCGTATGATGTTTTGCCAAGACATAATACTTTACAACCAAACGACGACTCTTCTAATAATGGATTGATAGGCATTCCACATCGCGTCGGGTCAGAATTTTGATTGTCATCGGCACCGTAGTATCTCCATTCAGGGGATTGGTCTAACATATCCTTGTAAATGATACCACATTTGCTGTTAGTGCAAGTGAGAAACCCTTCAGTCGAATACACTAAAGAAGATTGACACATTTCGCATGTTTCTCGGTCACCACCATTTCTATACAAGCATTCTAATGGTTCTTTTGGTTTATTAGGGTTAATAACTTCCTCTTCAAAAACGTTCCATAATTTTGCTTTCTCTCTCAAAGTTATTAAACTATTGTCTTTGTTTTTTTTGCTTCTACCATTTGTATTTGTATTTGTATTTGTAGTTGTATTTTCGTTTTCGTTTTCGTTGTTCATTATTGTTGTTAACTATGTTATATATTTTATGTTTAAATCAATTTTATTTTTATTGTAAAGAATAGAATAATTATTTTCAAAGATAATAATATATGGGAAATCAAACATCAACACCTCAAGGAAATCTAAAACCTAAACCAATATCACAAGTATTAGATTACATTGCTACATATTACATTTTAACAATGGATTTCAAAAGCTTAAGAAAATTATATGAAAAAGAGTACTGTGACAAATTGGTTGTACTAACATCCGACATCATTCAACGCTATTTTACTGATTTGGAAATAACTTATTTGGCTCAACGAGTGAAAAATGGCGTCGAAGTCAATGAAGAAGCAACAGATAAAGTTATATTTTTCAACAGAGATATGTTGGACAAATTGGATGTACAAAATTCCATCAAGAAAAAGCGAATATGTATGTCTATTTCGAAATTTTATGTCAAAATCGCACATATTTTCGCAGCCATTGTAACTACCATCAATCCAGTGTATGTCTACAAAGATGCCGAAGGAAACACTGCACGCGCAAATTTGTGGGAAAAAGGACAAATACCGAAAAACACACATCGTGATATTTTGAAACTTAATATTTGTGATAACCGCATCAATGCACTGCAAAACAAACACAGTTTAGAACCAGATGAAAATGGTAATATTACAGTTGGGCCTAAAGTTTGTAATATGAACATTGGTGACAATGGACAACTGAAAAGTTTAGAAGAAGAACCGGGAATACCAGAGTTGATGGAATTATATTATGATGATAATTACGATTTTAATACAGGCAAATTCACCGGCATGTCTGAAAAAACTAAGAAAGTATTCCAAAGTGACTTGAAAATATTTCACAATATTTTTACAGGACAATCGAGTATGCCACCGGAAATAACAAAGTTCAGCGACATCAAACTAAGAGATTATCATAAAATGGACAAATGTCAGGGAAATGATCCTTTGTTTGAAAAGACTTTTAAAGGTCCACTAACTAACAAATTATTCAAAGATTACGCAAACAATTTAAAAAAAATGATTCAAACAGCCAATCGAAATCAAGAAGCACTATTAACGATTATCAATCAAATTTTTGTATATACAATAGATCCGCAAACTAACAAAAAACAAATTAGAATCAGCCCTACTTTAACCGAAAAACGTCTGCAAGAAATTGTGATTGAAACACGTGCATTGATCATTAAATTGTATTTAACATGTGAAATGGATTATGTGAATGGACTAAAGATGTATGAAGCAATTGTTGAGGAAAAAATATTGGAAACAGCACAGAACCAAATCAAAAAGTTGGAAAAAATATCGGAGGAATTGATGGTTGATGACAAGGTTCCGGAACCAGCTGAAGTACAAGAACTTAAGGAAACTGTTAAAAATGCAGAATTAAAACCTTTAGAGACTGTACCTTTAGAACCGTCAAAACCTTTAGAACCGTCAAAACCTTTAGAACCGGTTGCAAATGTGGAAGAAACTGTTAAACCTTTAGAACCGGTTGCAAATGTGGAAGAAACTGTTAAACCTTTAGAACCGTCAAAACCTTTAGAACCGTCAAAACCTTTAGAACCGTCAAAACCTTTAGAACCGTCAAAACCTTTAGAGTCGGACAAATCCTTGGAACAAAAAAAATAATTATTTATCAATAATCATTGAAAATTGCAAAATAAAAATGTACATGCGTTCAGAAATAATATTTCCATATTATATAATGAAAACTCGCAGACGCTTTCGTAGTAAAAGACAAGCATATCGTGCACACTTGAAAACATCTAAATGCCGTGGAAAACCTTCTAAACAATGTAGCAGAATGGCTACTTGCAAACGCACCCGTGCCGGACAACGACGTTCTTATTGCAGACGCCGCCGAAACAGACATATTTAAAAATACAGACTTCTGTTGGCACGCGTTGAACCACCATAAGACATACCATAAACCGATTGGTATTTTTTAGTCCTACAAGTACGCACATTGTATTTGTTTAAACATCGTTTTCCTTTAGTTTTAGTTTTACAACGTTTTCTTGTTTTTGAAGCCATTTATATTATTATTAAATAATATAAATTTATTTAACAGCCAACTGACACTAAACTTACATGTGCTAAATTTACATGCGAGAAGCAGAAGCAGCACGAGAAGCAGCGCGTCCAGCAGCCTCAGCAGCAGAAGCAGTTCTGGAAGCAGCCTTCTTAGCAGATTTGGCAGCAGAAGCGGCACGACCAGCAGAAGCAGAACGAGCAGCAGCAGCAGCACGAGAAGCAGCCTTAGCAGCAGCCTGGGCAGCAGAACGAGCTTGAGAAGCCGCAGCAGCAGCACCACGAGCAGCAGCGCGTTTCATTGTGCGGGCAGCGGAACGAGATTTTCCATGAGATCTAGAGCGATTACGACGAGCAGTACGACGACGAGCCATTGTTATATACTAATTATAGAAAAAAATAAATTAAATATGCTAAAATAATTATTTACCAAATAGTATCCGCCGATGGCCAATACATTTTATTCTTCTTTTTCACATTGTACAAACTTCTAAATAATTCCAAACGAGCCAACGGACAATTTGTTCTGTATTTGTCCATCGGGTGTGGATTCGTTTTTAATTGCGCCTTTATTGCTTCATCAAAAATCTTTTGTCTGGCCTGAACTGCTAAATAAACGAAGAATGCATGGAATGACAACGCGCGAATCGGAACTATATCCTTGTTTTTATCTTGGAAATCCTTTAAGTATTCTTCGCATATTGCCATTCCCGAAATATCTGCTAAATTCTCACCCGTGCTTAAACTGGCGTCCATTTTAATTCCATCATACGACGCAAATTTCTCATATTGCTTAATGACATTCTTAACTTTTCTATCAAATACTTTTCTATCATGTTTTGTCCACCAATTGTGTAAATTACCTTTTTCGTCGTATTTACTGCCTAAATCATCCAAACAATGCGACATTTCGTGTCCAAGTGTGTATCCAATATGTGCTAAATTATATTCTATTCCTCTTTCGTCCAAATCAATAAATGGTTTTTGTAAATATGCTAAAGGAACGTAAATAGAATTCTCGGTTGGTGTATAATACGCGTTTACTATATACGATTGTTTTCCAACCATCTTAAATTCTTCCCAGTCAATTACAGGTATGTCCACATCAGACGATTTTCCGTCTAATTTAATCATTTGTTTCGTGCGCCAGAATGCAATTTTCCGCAAGTTTTGATATGCACCCTTGCTGTCGTAATCCAAAATAGGGTCGTCTCTTAAAATCTTGGGACTGCCAACTTCCAGCTTAATCTTTTCGAGTTTCAGCAATGCGTATTTTTTGGTAGAAGGCGACAGCCATTTGTTGCGTCGTATAATTCTCTTAAAAACAGTCAGCAAATCTGTCGCCATATTAAACGTATAATCAATGTATTGTTGTTTTTTATTCCTATCTATGTATTCATTTGTTAAAAAAGTATTGAAGCACAGCGATAGACCAAAGACTGGATAAATTTCTTTTGGATAATTAGTTGGTTGTCCTTTAACGAATTTGCCGTGAAAATCGAAATATATGTTACGCCATTCGCTGTGAAATCGAATAATTTGACGGAAATTAATGTACAAATAATATGTCCTCCATTGTGGGCTTCTCCATGCATCGTCCTTCAAAAGGGTGTCCATCATGCACTTTAAATAGTTGATGCTGGTGCAAATGAATGTTTTAGGTGGTTCGTCGTACCCAATATGTCTCGCCATTTCATGCCAATTAAATCCGTATTTAAGTCCTTCTTCTTGTGTTAATACATTGTATCCTTCTTGACTGTCGCTTTTAATAGTGTCACACCCTAAAGCAGTGAGAATTTCATATTCGCAATTCCATACATCCATCGCTTTAAGACCATGTCCTTTTCCCAAACATACATCAAACATTTTTGCGATGAATTGTAAGTATTTCTGTTTGAATATTTTCTTATATCGTCTAGTTTCTGCGTCGTCTGCAACATCTTCAATGTATATTTCGTAATCGTAAATTGTTAGTTGTGGTGCTGAAATAGTGGATTTGTAGTATTTAACATTCTTTTCGTCTTTAAGTACATTCCATACCAAAGGACATCCCCATGACACAATTTCGTTGCGGTTGATTCCGCCAAGTATTTCATAAATATTTCCGGATGCAATTCGTTTATCAATAAAGTGAACGTAAAAATGAACGAAATCTTGTGCTGATTTGTTATTCAAGTTGTACAGCGATTGATAAACCGCTTTGATTGCTTTTGCTTTTCGATTATTGTTGTTTTTAATGTATTCTTTCACAATGTCAATCAATTCGTAATAAACCTTTTCTTGTGTAACGCGAAAACTGTCTATTTGTACATAATATTTAAGTTTTCCCTTTAATTCGCGCGTAGTATCGGATAACCATTGATAATTAATGTACGTATAATAATCGTCCTGTGGTTTGTACTTGGATGGTGTAAAAGGTGTCTTAAACATGTTGATGAGTTCTTTTTCGATGTTTTCCTCATGTTTTTCTAAATTTGTTTCGAATTTTTTCTCGTATTCTTCTTCAAACTGGTTAAAGGTGTTTGCATGTTCTTTGCAGTAATGTTTTAACTCGGTTTGAGTTGGTCTGCATTTTTTTGTGACATTATTTGTTAACCTTTTTCGTTTTGTTCTCATATATAATTCAAATATAAAAACAAAAATATATTAAATAAATTTGTTGATAAGTGTTTTTTTCGCGAGATTGCTGATAATTTTATTGATGTTTTTGTCGCCTTCTTCTTTTGTTAGTCCATTCATGGAATTACTAACAATTTTTAAATACAAATCATTTTTTCTTGATTCTGCCTTAGTACAATCTGGATATTTGTTTTTCCAGTTTTGTATTTGTTTAATGTTTTCGTTGGCAATTACTTTGATGGCTTTTGTTAAAATTGGTTTATTGTCGGTTTCTTTGGTCCATTCATTGTTGTTTTTAATGTAAATAATTTCGCGTTTATTGTCACTGCAGTGAATTGGTCGATGATGTTGTTCAAGGTCGTTTAAATTGCGAATGATGATGTTAGAAATACCTTCAATGTATCCTTTTCTGCCAGTGTGTTCCAAATCTTCCAAGCTGAGTTTGATGGAACTAACAAAATCGGACATATTGATTGCTTCCTTGCATGTTTCGTTCAAAAAGAAGTTAATATTGAATGATTTGTTGTGAGAATTATTGACAGTGTTGTTGCTGTTAGTTGTGATTCCGTTTTTGACAACATCTTGAACAATATTTGTCAATGTATTTGTTTGCTGTTGAATACATTGCGATTGTTCTGCAAAAAGCTTATGCATTTCCCTGTTGTCTTTGATGAGTTGTAATACTAATTCGGTGGTTATTTCGCTTCCAGAAATCGCCTTACATCGCTTTTTGTGTCTCCATAGTCCTGAGTTATCCATGTATGTTTTTCCACATTCGCACGAATACTCGTGTTGCGATTTTTGCGACAAATTTATTGATTTATCAGCAATCGCCATTGCTAAAATCGCATTTTTGTGTTTGATGGTCTCGCAGTGTTTTTTGAAGTCGAATTTGTTAGACGTAGAATAGTCACATTCTTGACAGCAATAATTTTTGCGATTTTTTGCGATATTTTCCATTGCTAATATTGCTTAAAATTGCTTAATATAAAAAATGTCCAATTTTTGGCACAAAAAAATCGAAAAAAATTATCGTCACAACCATTTTATCTAAAAATATTTTTGAGAGCATTCTCGTCACAACCACTTTTTCACAAAATTTCTCCAAAACTTTTTTTGACTTTTCGATTTTGGACATTTTTAAAATGTCCATTTTTGAAAATGGCCAGGACTTTTTGGAAAATTTTTGCTACCAAAATATATTATTAAAACTACTTAAGGCCGAACACTTTTGTTATTTCTTTAAGTAGTTTTAATATATTATTTAGTTTCGCAATTTAAAGCCGATGCGTCCATGTTTTTATATCGCGTATTATTAATGAAACCCAATAATTATGGATACGTCTTTAATGACATTACCATTTCTAATAATATTGTTTCGAAAAAACACAAAAACGAATATGGAAAAACAAAGATAAATTGCGAAAAGGAATTTTACATATTTGTTTTTTCAAATAATGTTGACTTCAATATGCCAAAATTATTGAATTACAATGATGGAATTATTGAAATTGAATACATTCCCAATTCTTTTACACTAACAAAAGTAGTAAATAAGGAAAATACCGATTTTTACATTTATCTTGTCAAAAAACATTTACATAAATTACATTCTATCACCATTTCTATCGACAGAAACACATTAATTGCCGATTTGAATATTGAGTTAAAGGAAAAAGTATTCAAAAGATACAATGAATTTGATTGGAAGTCAAATGCAACATTTTCTTCTATTAAAAGCGTCAATGGATTGCCAATCAAGAACATATTTTATTATGCTTTTGTTATCAAAACAAGTCTAACTGATTTGCTTTTTGACAGAAATTATTACCATTTAATACATGGAGACACTCATTTAGGAAATATTTTAACAAATTCGGCTAACGAATTGTGGTTCATAGACCCACGAGGATATTTTGGCGAAACCAAATTGTTTGGACTTGTGGAATATGATTATGCCAAATTGATGGCTGGATTATCAGGAACTAGCATTTTTGACGAAATGGAATTTGATACTATTGAAATTAACAATGGAAACTTGGAAATAGACTTTGTAAAAGACTATGAATACATTTTTGAAACAAACAAATTCGACAAAATAACTACACTGTTTTGTTTAAGTATTTGGCTTTCTAACAACCACTGTTTTTCGAATGTTAACAAAAAGATTGTTAGTTTAATGACCGCTTATTATTATTGCGAAAAATACTTGTAAAAAATGGAATATTTAATATCGTAATATATAAATGCGTCATTCTAAGAAAAAATTGAAAAGAAGAACTAACAAGAGAAAAACCTTTAAAGGAGGATTATTGATAATGAACCCAACTACAGATTTAGTCAATACACATTTGTGTAACAACAAACCTTCGAAATTGAAGGAAACACCTGGTGATGAAATTTATTCATACAACGGATCTATTGTTCAGTTGAATTTAGACACTGTTGGTTTTGTAAAACAATTATTCAAAAAATCGGAAGATAAATGGTTCAAGTTCATCATTTTCAACAATGACAACAATTATTACATTTATTTGATTAATGGAGGCAAAGTCAACAAACATTCTGTTTGCATGTTGATTGGTTTGTTAGATGTCACTTTGGAGAAAAATGAATACAATGAAATTCGCGAAGCAGTCAAAAACATTGAATTGTTCAAATTAAGACATTCACCTGAACGCGTCTTTAGTACACCAGAATTACATGACGAACTAAAGGAGTTAAAACGTGTTTTAGACGATTTAGTGAATCGCGACATCCGTTGCATGCCAGTTGTGTCTGCTGGTTCAGGAACAGTAAACGATGATAATAGCATTTGTATTAATAATAAATCCGGGCATTACAAACCAACTGCGGAAAGCATGGAAGTTGCCAAGCGTATCTTTGAAGAAAAAACGGGACTCGACATTATTGTCACTGAAAAAGTTGACAAAGAAATATTGAAAGCTAAATATGGTGAACATTATGAGAGTTATACTGGTATGTGTGTATAAGCCAAAATTTTTGACGTTATTTTTACATGTAAATTTTTTAATCGGTTAATTTACATGTAAATTTTTGCAAATAATATTGTTCTATTTTAAATGGAAGACAAATATGTATTCAAAGAATTCAATATTCCAAAAGATGTAATTCAACGTATGTTGCAACAAGAAAACAATAATATTGCCGAGGGAAACACTGTTAGTTTACTTGTTATGGGACATGGGCGAGAAAGATACAAAGAGAATTTCAAAGAAGTCATTGCAAGAGACCCACAAGCTTATAGCGAACCTTTTGTTTACACTGTGAAACAACAATCCAAACAAAAAACGGTTCGCATTTTGAGCAAAGCTGGGAAGCCAAAAATATGTGCATGGGATTACGCCATTTGTACAAAGGACAAATCTTCGCAAGACATTATTCGCGAACTAACACATCATTTTTTTTCAGAACAAACTAACAAATATGATACTCTATCAATTATGTCGGTGTTTACGAAGTACTTTAAACACATTTATCCAAAAATTATCGACAAAATAGCCACCAATTACTTAGATTTGCCAGATGAAAAAAATCCAGGTTCGCCAGATGCAGAAGGTTATTCTCAACGATATCGGGATTTTGAAAAAGTTCTCCAAAGCTTGGAAGAAGAACGGTTTTCCGACTTAAAGTCGTTAAATCACGAAAAAGTATACATGATTCGTCCAGACGACCCTTCTTTATACAATGCCAAATGTGAAAGGTATTTGTTTGAAATCGTTGAATTGAGAGATGTAGAACAAAATGAACTAACAAATTTCATTCATACCTTTTTCAAAATTGGCGACAACCTTGCGAAAAATTACGTGGATATGGACAAAAAGGAATTACATGATTACATTGAACATTACAAAGTTGCCGTTCACGAAGCATATATGTTGCCTATTTCTGATTACGAAAAGTATTACATAACCAAATTTATGTTTAACCTCTTTTTTGGTTATGAAATTATGTTGAGTGAAATTGTAGAATTTTTCGTTATTTTAGGCGTCAATACAATCAATATAATTGACAATACATGTCGTGTTAGCGATTCAAATGGTAAAAACGTGTTTAGTGTAACACCTGGTACATCGGAAATCGAACATTTGGAACGTTTCTCTTTAGGGTTGGGTAAAGGAATAAATAAAAACAAAGGCATAAATAAAAACAAAAGAACTAGAAGACATTATAAAAAACGTACTAACAAAAATAATTAAAATATCGAATATTCGATTTGTTAGTTTAGTGAATTTTATCTTCTATTTTATTCAACAAATCTTCGCTATACACTAATTTACCAGAAGGTTTATAAGAATTGATTGGCGTGTATTTTTTGCTGTTCTTTATTTGCTGGATTTCGGCATGTGCATTTTGCTGTTCTACTTCTTCGTCATTATCGCCCTCCTCTTCGATTTTTTGCCCATACTCATTTATCGATATTCCAGTTTTCTTCTTTATTTCCGTTCTTACATACGATGGCACCCAATGTTCCCAACAAATGAACAGCGTGTTTGGGTGAAAATATCGCACATTGAAGCCATTTTCTTGAAGTGAATTCATTAAATACGCAATACAACCAGCTTGGTCGTATTTTGGCACACCAATGATGACTTCAGGTACGACAAACCAGCAGAATTTTTCATGAATTCGTTGTTTTGCAGTTGTTTTGATGCGAACATGAATTCGGTTTAATATTTTCTTAAAGAGTTCCAATTTGTTTAAATCAACAATGCGTTTTTTTTCGTATAATTCATCCATGTTTATTTTTTCTGAAAAATCAGAAAAGTTTTCCAGAGTAAAGATATTCGCCATTTGTTATTTGCCAAGAAAATCTTTTTCGTTTTTTTGCGGAAAAGCGTTTAAATTTATTTATGCTCTTTTATTATGACAATTAAACATTTAGTGATTAGTGGTGGCGGGCCATTAGGTTTACGATTTTTGGGTGCGTTAGAACGCCTAGAAAAAGAGGGTTTCTGGAAACACGAACACATAGAATCCATCTATTGTACGTCCGTCGGTTCCATCATTGGGGCATTTATTTGTCTAAAATATGAATGGGACACTTTAAACAAATATATTGTTGAACGACCATGGCACGATGCATTCAAGGTGAGTCCTAAACAAATCATTGATTCCTACTTTAATAAGGGACTTTTTGACCGCAAATTAGCCGAAATTATTTTCAAACCTTTGTTGAAAGCCAAAGATTTGGACTTGAATATTACATTGAAGGAATTTTACGAATACTCTGGTATTGATTTACACATTTTCACTTTTGAATTGAATAAATTTGAAACGGTTGAGATGTCGCATGCAAGTCATCCAGATATGTGTCTATTACAAGCACTAACAATGTCGTCTGCCTTGCCTGGAATCTTTATGCCTACCATTATCGGCGACAATTGTTTCGTAGATGGTGGCGTCATGTGCAATTATCCTTTGAATCAATGTTTGCGCGATCATTCGGATAAAACGGAAATTCTTGGAATCAAAGGAACCGAAAGCAATGATTATAAAAATGTGAACATTACACATGACACGTCATTGTTGGAATATGTCATTTGTTTGTCCATAAATGCAATGAATTTCATACGCAATACGGTGAAAATTGAAGACATTGATAATACCGTTAAGTGTATTGTTTCGAACAATCCTTTGACACTGGATTATATTGAGGAGTCGATAAGCAATCAAGAACTGCGAAAACAGTGGATGGATGATGGGGAGGAAGATGCGCTGGCATTTTTGAGGTTGAAATTAGGTGACAGTTGCCAAATATAAGTTAAAAAATTGTTTTTAAGTTGTTTTCCAATAAATTAATATATGTATAAACTAATTAATATATAAAATCTATATTATATAATTATTATGTCAAGAAGTGCTTCTTCAAGTTATAAAGGTTATACGTACCAACGAGCAAGATTGCTACATCTAATATTTTGTGAATATTATTCCTCAAATAACGAACAATTAAATTCTATATCATTTTGCGAAGAAAATTTAGAAGACATAGACATTTCTATAACTGATATTAATGGAAATACAGAAATACATTTGTATCAAAAAAAATATTTAAGCTATGATGAAAATGAAAGTTTGAATAAAGATAGTGGATTAGTAAAAGTATTAATATCTCATTACAATAATACAGAAATAACTAAAATAAATTATGAAGTGGTTTCTATTTCTGGCAATATTGATGAGACATTAAAATTAAAAAATTTTAAAAAATTAATTTACGACAATTATAACAATTATTTAATTGGTAAATTTATTGTGTTAAACTTTTGTGATGGTAATAAATTTAAAAATACAAATTATGATGATATGATAGAATTGTTATTATGTGAAATGGACAATGATAATACATATTTTGATAATTTAATTGATAATAAAATAAAATTTACATATTCTCAAAATCAAACTACACAAAAAACATTAACAAAAGAGGAACAAGAAAATATAAATATGAATAAATTAAATAATTTTTGTCATTATTGTAATGATGAAAACAACATAACAGACCTCATAATTTATTTAAAAAAATTAAATATTAACATAAATAATGATAATACATTTAATAAAATTAATGAAAAAACTATCGATAAGATAAAAACTATTTTACCAGAATTTAATGAAATGTGTTTTAGAATGTCAAATCAATATAATAATTTTTATAGTGAAACATTATATGGTTTATTTGAAATGTTAATTGTTAAAAATTTATTTCAAAATAATGACAAAATGACTATTGAACGATTAAAAGAAATTATAAAAGATAAAATTGCGAACAGCATAACAAACGATGATAGATTAACAATTGTAATATATACAATTAAGCATTTTATTCGTGAAAATAAATCACAAATAATAAAAAATACTTTATATCAAAATGATAATTTAGCCTTATTTATGATTAATAATAAAATGACTATAACTAAATTTATACGCGAATTTTATAAAGAAAATATTGATGTTAATAATATCAATATTAGAGATATAATAAGGACAATTACACATTCTGTTTGTGAATTAAAAAATTATAATTTTTTAGATGATGACAAATTATTAGGATTTTTATACAGAACTCACAAATATATTAAATTTACAGGATTAACTTACCCATCACTTAAAGGAATAGATGATTTAATATTACATACATAATACATTTAATTTTCATCTTCTTCAATAATTAATAACTTTTTAGGTTTTACAATTTTAGATTTTTTTACAACCTTTTTAGCTTTAACTTCAATTTCTATTATTTCTTCGACAATTGAAATCGTATCGCTTTCATTTGATGGTTTTTTTATTTGATTAATTTCTTGGTTTGTTAATCCAATTAACTTATAAAATTCATCCTCTGTAATATCATTAATTCCTAACTTACGAATATCTGGAATATACGAATATACTTCTTTTTCTAAAAAGTCTTGTCTATATTTTGTATAATGTCCTATAATATCACTTATTTTAAATGATAATATTTTTAATAATAATTCTAAATTATCTCCCACAATATACGATTTGTCATTTCCTGTTAAACCTAACTTACCATCGTCAATAAACGCACCAGCAAAACTGGATTTATTTGCTATTATCAATTTTCGTTTATTAGCATCTGGATGCATTTCTATCGCCTTTTTAACCATAATACCTTCTTTAATTGTATATGTGTCAATTGCCCACATATCTTCCAATTCATAATTTAAAGGTATTTTAGTCTTTGTTCCAGAAGATTTTATAGTTTTTGTGCTATACTCTAATTGTAAATTTTTACTTTCAATGAATGTTGTTAATTTATTAAATATGCTATGATATGCCAATGGTATAGAATAATTTTTATCAAGATACTCAACTGATGTAGTTTTTAATTTTTTGCTCTGAATCTCACTAATTATTTCAGTTTTAAATTTATTTGTATTTTTTGAATTTTGTAATACATAAAGCGATATTGGTATTTTTCCATTAATTGTTGCTAAACTTTTAATATTATCCCACAATTTTAACCAAATAATATGTCTATCAATCATTTCATTGTGAAGTGTATGACTTTTTTTTAACCAACTTAAAGGATGAATAAATGCTAAATATCCATTAGGTTTTAATAGTCCAAGAGATTTTTCAACAAACTTCGTCCAAATCGTTTCATTTTTTTCGCCAAGTTGTTTTCCAGTATGAGAACGAATACCACCTTTGTTGTATGGTGGATTTCCTAAAATTACATCAAACATTTCAACACTCCATTCAACATCTGGGTCTAATTCCAAAGCATCGCCTTCATATAGATTTAAACAATAATAATTATTTACATCAAATATTTGACGACAAATAAATACATTTTTTTTATTTATCTCTGCCATATAAATCATATTTTCTAAAATATGTTCTTTTCTATCATCATCATTTGGAATTTCTTGTTTCAATCCTTCCATCAATCTTAAATACACTGCCACAGAGAAATTACCCATGCCACAACCAACAATGTCTCCCCATTTTAAATGTTTCTCAGTAAATATGCTCTTCCCATTTTCCTTAATATAGTGTTTATCTAAATTATCCAACATTTCAAATACTAATTCCATTGGTGTAAATACTTCACCATTTTCTTGTTTTTCCTTTTGTTTTGGTTTTAAACAACTATCAATCAACTCTAATAATTCTTTTGGTTTATCTATTAAACTTTGTAAAGACATTTTAAATTGAATTGCTATATTATATATAGAAGAGTTCTTTTTAACATATTTTTCCACTATTTTTTCAACCAACATAATAATGTCCTTTTTATTCCACCAGACAAAAGACTGGTCGTTAAATACTTCCAGCAAATTTGGATTTTCCTTAATTGTATTCAATATTTCGGCAAAATCATATTTATTGTCTTGGATTGTTAAAATACAACTTAAAGGAATAACAAATGGTAATACATCTTTCGTAAGAGATATATTTTGGGTATCTGTTTCTTCATTAATATCATCAACTTCATCCTCGTTTTTATCAAAATTACTGTCATCACCTCCATCTTGTTGTTTTGTAATTTCTTTTCCACTTGGTAATGGTTCATCACTTTCATCATCAAATTTAACTTTTACATTCACTTTTTTATCGCCAATAGAACTATTAATTAATTGATTAATTAATTTTTGGTCTTTTGTTTCTAAATCAATTACAATTTCTTCAATTTTTCTCAAAAGAGTTTTAAGATTATTAATTGGGTCTGATTTCCAAATATGTAACAATTTCTCGATTAATTTACTTTTATTTGTTTTATGAAATAACTCATTGTCGCAATCGATGTTGATTAAATTGTTTTCTACCAAATATTCTATTTTTTGTTCTATATTCAAGTCTTTTTTATAAATATTGTAATCCAACATTGTGTTTAGAACTCTTGAGATATTCAAATCAACAACAAAACCAATTTTCTTTACACCATTATTAATTATAGCAGTATCGCTATTATTTATGGTTTCTGTCATACAACGAAACATCATTTGAAATATTTTATCGCTGGACAAAACATCATTAAACAAGAATACTATATCAACAAAAGGAAGTGTAATTCCTAATGTTAGTTGGTTTCCTGCCAATAAAATCAATCCAGATTTGCCTTCTTCCTTCGCTTTTAATTCCTTGTTTTTAATCTCTTCTTTTATGTCCTTTAATTTGAAATCTTTTTTTGAATTTACTATCATAATTTCATAATGAGACAATACACGATTTTTTAACATTCTATCTTTCAAGCATTTACTCACTTTATCAATCAACATATCTTTGCCAAATGGTAAGAACCATAATTGACTTGTAAAATCGCCATTATTTAATTTTGTTCTACTATTTTTTGAGTTAGATATATATTTAATTCTTTCAAATATTGACTTTTTATCTCTAATAGGGTCTTCAACTTCATCTATTTTCCCCTTTCCAGAAATATATTTCAACATATTATCAACTTCTTCAATATAATTAAAATTATTTCCATCTTTTGTAGTTGATAATAAAGTTCCGTTTGAAAATCCATAACTTGTATCTTGAATTCGTTCTTTTATCATCTCATAGCGTTTTCTATCCATCATGTTTGTGATAATATGCAAGTCTGGCATTTTATCATAAACACTTAAAAGACGCTCTTGATTTTCCGGTTTAACAAATAATAATACATCTTCTCCGTGTTTATCAATTAAACAATTTACATTACGACTTTTACACATTTGTTCATCTTCAATATCCCAATAAAATTGACAATCATCTGGTATATTCCATTCGTTCAAAGGTTTCGCATAAGTTGCTGTTAAATATAACTTAAATGTTTTTGATGATGAATATGATTGTAAAATATTTTTTGACATTTGTGTTGTTCCGTGAAAATGATTTTCGTCAAACACTATGCTATCTAAATTTAAATCCTTGATAGCATTTATTTTTTTGTCAAGTACATAATCGTCTAACAATTGTTTGCTTACAATAATAATATTATTTGTTTGCAATGTCATTGAAGTCAATTCGCTTCCTTTTTTAATTTCAACAACATTTATATTAATAAAATCTCTAAATTTATGAAATAATTCATCACTGAATTGAGTTAGAGTTTCGCTCGGTGCCGGTGTAATAATTAATGCGTTTAAAGTATTGTATTTTTTATAATATTTCGAAAAGAGTCCACCGACACAATAAGTTTTTCCAGACCTTGGTTTGGCACCAAGCAACAAGTCTTTCTCGCCTTCATCAATTCTTTCTAACATTTTATATGTAATTAAATCTTGATGAAACCGCAATTCTAATGGAACTTTCGGATTACAAAATTTAGAATTAACTTCATTGATTGTAATGTCTTTTACAGACTGTTTGAGATTGTTGAAGTATGGTTCAAAGTCATTTATATCTAAAATAGTAAATACATTATTTTTATAACAATCATTACCTTCTTGTGCTGAGTTAAATGTATCTAATGTTTTTTGTTTGTTGCTTACAAATAAATAAATGTCACAGTCTTTATAAATATGTGTTTTATCTTTTATTGCTAAATGAATTTCGGCGATATCATAATCTTCTATACTTAATCCATCACCAAACTTCGACGAAATAAATATCCATTTATCAGTTGTTTTATTTTTAAGAGTAATATCACTTTTACCTCCTTTTCCTTTGCTGAATACCTTCATTTTTTTAACATAACTTTCTAAATCTGTCACTTTTCTTAATTTACAATTTGCAATATTTCCTTCATAATGGTCGTAAATATCATTTGATAAAATAGAACAAAACCCAAATTTTATAATAAAATCACAAGTCTTTTCAAATACATTACCTCTTTTAGATTGTGTTTCTGTTTTTGTTTTACCATTTACAGATTGTAATAGTTCGTCAAAAGTAGAAACTCGTTGTATGCGCTCAAATAATTCAATTCCATTCATCTTTAAGTATTGTGTACGATAGTATATTGTATTTATTAGTTAATAAAAAGTAAATCAATTTTTTATTAAATATAAAATCTGATGTTTTATGTTTGAAAGTTTTACTATGACGTCGAGTTCTTTGAAGTTTAGAACCTTTGTTAATACTAACAACCAAAAACGAACTAGAATTACAAAACAGTGTTTAAAAATTGCGCCAAAGTTGATTTAGTTACTTTTGCATCATATTCGATGATTTGATTGTCTTTCACTAATTTAACCGTTGGATAACCTTCAATGTTGTATTTGTCCATCAATTGATTGATTTCTTCTGTTTCGGTGGTGCAATTGTGGTCTACAAAATGAATAGTATAACCGTTTACATTTTTTCCATCATATTCTTCTTTAATAGCTTCCCATTCTGGTTTCGCATCTTTGCAAACGGGACACCAATCTGCATAAAATATCATCAGAGTTGCTGTTTTATTCGAATTAGAATCGGAAGGCATATTTTCTCTGTTAGCATAGAATGACGTTTTACCATCGGCAAAGCTTTTATACATGTAATATGATATGACGATAAGTAATATTCCAAATAGAATGCCGAGTGCAACCTTCCAATTCAAAAAGCTGGTGATCTTGTTTAGAATGGAAGACGTTCCGCCATTAAAATTTGCACCATTAATATTGGAGCCAACTGGATTGATGGTGGAATGTTGAGGTAGATACATAGTTTTCATATTATACTAAATACCAATAAATAATAATGTATTTTGAAACGAATAAATAAATTATTATTTGAAAGCGATGGACACAAACAGAACTAACAAAGTGAGTGAAAATACATAACTGGCTAATATGTTAGTTTTCAATGGATTCCAACCTTCACCTTCGTGCCAAATGTTTGTTAGTTTTGAGTATTTGTTAGTTTGTTGAAAGTTGATAAATAAAATATATCCTAAAAGTGTTAGTATGACAAGTTTACCAAAGATTGAGGGCAATAAAATTGTATTAAAAGGTGAGGCAATAAATAGTAATATAAAAATGACTGCTATTCCAGTGCACAAACAAATGTGTTGTGTTGTATCTGAAAATTCCGTGATTGTTTGAGAAAGCATTAAAATACAAATATATTTTATTTTGTGCATTTTATTTTGTGCATGTATATAAATGAAAACGCGTAAAAAGCGTGTATTTAAAAAGGGTGATTTTTATTCAGGCGATGGTTTTTTGACAACTGTTTGGGGGCCAGCACAATGGCACATGTTACACACCATTAGTTTTAATTACCCCGTGAATCCAACAGAAGAAGACAAGCATAATTATCGTAATTATGTTCTTTCGTTGCAAAATGTGTTGCCGTGTGGTGCATGTAGAAAGAACTTGAAAACCAATTTAAAGCAATTGCCTTTAAGAATGTCGGACATGAAATCGCGTGAAACGTTTTCACGCTACATTTATAATTTGCATGAATTGGTTAATAAAATGCTAAAAAAGAAGTCAAATTTGTCGTATTGTGATGTGCGCGAGCGGTATGAACATTTTAGAGCACGATGTGTGGATGAGAAGCCAAAGGTGTTTTGCAAAATGTCTAAACCTTTAAAACAAACTAGATTAAAAACAAGAAAAAGAGAAAAAGGTTGTACAGAGCCGTTGTATGGAAAGAAAGCAAGATGTATTTTGAATATAGTTCCGCAGGAGGAGAAAGGTCAGAGTATTCAAATCGACGAAAAATGTATGAAATGGCGATAGGAAATTAATTGTTTTTAACTAAAAAGTATTTAAAGACAATTTAACATATAAATGGGCAACTATTTTGTCTAAAACTTCCTCGCCAAACTCATACCCATCCGCGACAATGTATCCGCTATGTCGTCATAATGGTCTTCCTTTTCCCTTAATCCTGTTGAATAATTGCGTTCTCGTTGCATTTGACGCCACTCATCATACTCGTCCTTGTTTTCAAAAATAGTATTCTTCATTTTACAGGGGAAATCTGATTCTGCACGCGGTTTCCTACATCTCGGAATACTTTTCAACCTCATACTTTTCTTACTCTTTTTTTCAACCGAGTCTAAAGAATATTCACGAACTTCATTGTTTGGACTGTAAATAACAACACGCTTTCCAATAGGACTATTGCTTGCAGACAAATGATTTCTTAATTGAATACTAGAGTTCACATTGTTTGATACAGATGACGGACGCGAACGACGAGTTGTGTTTTCTATTGGAAATGCGGATTCAAGTGTTAAAAATCCTCTTCCTAAATTTCTTCTGTTTCTTCTGTTTCTAGTTCTACGTTTAACACTCTTTTTAACACTCTTTTTAGAATGTCTTTTAACACGTTTGTTAGTTTTACGCATTATATAATGTGTGTAGAAAATATTCTTACATTCCAAAACCAGAAAAGTCTGATAATACGGGCACTGGCAAATAATCAGGATTAAATGCTTTGTAGTTTGGTACTTTTGCACATTCGAAATTTGGCTCGGGGCAACGTGCACATGGCGGGCAGGGTGGACATTTCGTAGTATCACTTGAATCCGACGTTTGAACAATTGGATCTGGGCATTTTGGACACACTGGTGGAACCACTTGTGATTTCAAAATATACAAATCTTCTTGGCCAGCAGGTATTTGCGATTTGGGAATTCCTTGAGGTAATGAATTGTAATATGCAGAAGAATCATATGTTGCGTATGTATTGCCAGCTGGACCAGTATAAGTATTTAATTGTCCACCATTTGGTCCATAATACGACGATGAACTATAAGCTGTATTGTAGTCAGAACCAGTGGTATTACTGTCTGCATCGTATTGATTGATGGTGTCGTCTTGTGAATCGTATGCATACGTATTGCTTCCAGTATACACAATTTTAGAACCATCGGGCGTCGTTATTTGCACAGCTTTGTTTCCATTTGAATCGGTGATTATTTTTGCAGAACCGCCATTTGGTCCATAATATGTAGAAATGCTTGGATCATTGCCGTTTTTATCAATGTAATAAATTTGCGTAGTACCATTTTTGTTAGTGATTACAATTGTATTGTTGTTTGGAGTTTGAATAACTCGTGCAGTACCGCCATTTGGCCCATAAAAGATGGTTGGATACGATGTTTTGTTGTAATGATTGTAGTTATCATAATTAGAATTGGAGCTTGTAGAATCAGCTGTGTTTGAAACAGTATTAGAATCAGTATTGTCAGAATTTGTTATATTATACGTGTGAACTGTTCCATCTGGCTGAGTAACAATCAATGATTTGAAACCATTTGAACCAGAAACTACTTGTGCAGAACCACCGTTGGGACCCGAATATGTGGTAGAAGACAAACTGCTTGAAGTGTAAGTTGATTTTGTGCCATCGCTGTTAGTTACTACTAAACTGGTTTGTCCATTTGAATTGGTTTGAATCTGGGCAGAAGCACCATTTGGACCATAATATGTCTGGGTTTGATTTTCCATTCCTTCAATCCAACCTTTTCCGCCTAAAAAGGAACATAATATCAGTCCTAATAATAATGCTACAAAGATTATCAAAAACTCTCCTTTCATTGTATAATTTATATTGTGAAAAAAATTGATTCCATAATTTGTTATTCTTTGGTTTTATATATTACAATGTCTAATAAAAACAAAGATTGGGTTTCCACAATTATTGTCGATGATGACACCGTCACTTTAGATGCTGAAGAAGTAATTGAAATCACACCAGTTAAAAGAGGCAGAGGACGTCGGCCAAAATCTGAAACGGTTTCTTCTATCGATGCGTCTTCTATCGATGCGTCTTATAAAAATGCTTTAAAACGAATGTTTGATGAAGACCCGACTATTATTGAAATCGGTGTGGATGAAGCTGGACGAGGACCAATGTTTGGAAGAGTGTATGCCGGCGTTGTTGTTTTACCTAAAGATGACAGTTTCGACCACTCTCAGATGAAAGACAGTAAAAAATTCCATAGTAAGAAGAAAATCGAACAAGTGGCAGAATACATTAAAGAAAATGCAATTGCTTGGGCAGTCGAATATGAAGACGAAAATACGATTGATAATATTAACATTTTGCAAGCAACACAGTCGGCAATGCACAAGGGAATAAAAAGCGTATTGTCACAACTGATTCAAAAAACAACTGTAAATTTAGAGAATATTTTGTTGCTAATAGACGGCAACTATTTCAAGCCATTCACTTTGATGAATAAAGACAAGACTAAAATGGAAGTGCTTAAATACAATATGATTGAAGGAGGTGATAATAAATATACGCCAATCGCGGCGGCGTCTATTTTAGCAAAGGTGGAAAGAGATAGATATATTGATGAATTGTGCTTGGAAAATCCGGAATTAGTAGAACATTACGGCATTAATACTAACAAAGGATATGGTTCTAAAAAACACATGGATGGCATCAAAGCCCATGGAATCACAAAATGGCACAGAAAAACGTTTGGGATTTGTAAAGATTATTGTTAGTTATTTTTATTTTATCCTTAATATATATGAAAGTATTGGTGTTTGACACTGAAACAACTGGATTACCACCAGAAGAATTTATTGCACATGATTATCATCGCTTTAGAGGAGAGACTCAAGAACAATATGACATACGCATGCTTGCAGAAAAAGATAGACGACAACGAGAAGGGACATTGCCAATTGAAACTACGCCATGGGACGATAGAAAAGTCCAAAGTTGGCCTACAATTGTCCAATTGAGTTATGTGTGCTATGACGATTCTACAAATGAAATAAAAGATGCCGACATTTATATTGAGTTGCCTGAAAAGTTTACGAATCCGGATTTTTGAATAAAACACATCCAATCATCAAAATTGCAATTGAGAGTGGTCTTAATGCCTCTGAACGTGTTGACATTAGTCAAGCACTGGATATGTTTATGGCTGACTTTAATTCCGCCGATGTTGTTGTTGCACATAATATTGTCTTTGACATCAATATGGTTTTAGCGGAATGCATGCGCACTGGAAATATGGATGCATTTAACCAAATTGCAACCGCTGTTAATTCTAAGAACAAAATTTACTGCACTGCAAATGAAAGCAAAGAAGTATTGAAAATAGACGATGGTGTAAGAGAAACGGGTACAGGAGCCATAGTGTACAATCCACCACGATTAAACCAAGCGTATTTTTTAATGTTTGGCTATAGACCAAAGGAATCCGCATTACATAATGCAATTATTGATGTGGTTGTTTGTTTAAGAGTATTTTGGCGTTTGTGGATGCAAGGTGTTCGTATAAACAATACAAATTATGACGCATCAATTTGTGGTACTGGTGAACCAGACATATATCTTGATTTAACTAACAAAGGATTAACAGACAATGTAATTGTCAAAGTTATTGATGACATTTCGCCACCGGGAACAGCACAGGGTGTTGGCGAACCAGTGCATCAATGTCCGCCTATAACTGGTGCTGAAGTAAAACGAATGATGGATGCACATGCTGGTGGCAAAAGAAGACGTCCTAGAAAATCTAAAAGACGTCATTCAAGACGTGCGAAAAAGAGAAGTACTAAAAAACGTCGTAGATTACATAAACGTTGTTAAGATTTTATAAAATTATTGTACATTATTTTATGCCGAACACATTTCACAAATGTCTTCTGCTTCTGCTTCTGCTTCTACCTCTTTATGTTCTGGTTCAATCGTGAATTGTTGTGCTTGATGCTTTGCCTTTCGTCTCAAGTAATAAATACCAGTCTTTAACCCCTTTTCCCATGCATAAAAGTGCATAGATGTTAATTTATTGTAAACGGGCTCTTCCATCCACAAATTCAAACTCTGGCTTTGGCAAATGAACGGACCTCTGTCTGCCGACATGTCAATTACATGTTTCATCGGTATCTCCCAAACAATTTTGTATTTGTTTCGCACATGTTCTGACAAAAACGACAATTGTTGCACAGAACCTTTGTTGGCAATAATATTGTTCTTTATTTGTTCGTTCCAATGACCCAATTGAATCAGCTCTTTCATCAAATATTTATTCACAACAACGAATTCACCCGCCAATGTGCGACGACTATACAAGTTGCTTGTAAAAGGCTCGAAACATTCGTTGAACCCCAGGATTTGAGACGTTGATGCAGTTGGCATCGGGGCAAGTAACAGTGAATTGCGAAGACCATATGTCATGATAGATTCTTTCAACTTCGCCCAATCATATCTGTCTGACGGTTTCACATTCCACAAATCAAATTGCAACAATCCTTTTGATGCAGGCGAATCTTCAAAAGACATGTATGCACCTAAATGCTTAGACTGTGAAGCCATTCTAGATATAATTTTATCATATACCATTGGGTCGCCTATTTTATCAAATAATCCGTATACATTCTGCAATTGTTGTTCCTTAAGCCATTCTCCATATTCAATGCTTAATTCATTGCTCTTTTCTAAAGACGCATGATATATCGTTTCAAAAATCATCTTATTTACCTCTTTTGCTTCTTCCGAATGAAATGGAATGTCCATCAAAATAAACGCATCCGCTAAACCTTGCACGCCTCCACCCACTGGTCTATGTCTCAAATTGCTTCTCTTTGTTTTTTCTGTTGGATAAAAATTGACATCAATCACTTTGTTCAAATTGTTAGTTACCACTTTAGCCACTTCATGCAATTTTTCATAATCAAATTGTTTCGTCTTTTCATCTACAAAAGAAGCCAATGCAATAGATGCCAAGTTGCATACAGCCGTTTCATCTTTGTCAGAATATTGCATGATTTCTGTACATAAATTCGACGACTTAATAGTGCCAATGTTTTTTTGATTTGACTTTTTATTAACAGCATCCTTGTACAACAAATATGGTGTACCGGTTTCCATTTGCGCGTCTAAAATAGCAAACCATAAATCACGTGCTAAAACGGTTTTCCTAGCCTTGCCTTCCTGCTCGTATTTTTCATACAATGCTTTAAATTCATCGCCGTATACATCGGACAGCCCAGGACATTCGTGTGGACAAAAGAGTGACCACTTTCCGTTCTTTTCTTTGACACGCTCCATAAACAAATCGGACACCCATAATGCATAAAATAAGTCACGTGCTTTCATTTCTTCGTCGCCATGGTTCTTTCTCATTTCCAAAAAGTCGAAAATATCTGGATGCCAAGGTTCCAAATAAATGGCAAAGGAACCTTTTCTGCGCCCACCACCATTGTGAACGACTCCATTGTTAAGCATATAATTGTGTTCTTTTTCCATTTGTAAATCGTACACTGTTCCGCAATATTTCTTCACATTTATTTCAGTAATGCGAGTCAACAGATAATTATTATATCTGAAAAAATTATGACAAAAGGAAGGATTATATTCTATTTCCAATAGGTCACATATTTCCTTTGTTTTATAAACTTTGATATAATGATTTATAGAACCATGAGAACCATAATTGTCATAACGAGTGCATTTGCTTGTAAGCGACCCTAATTTCATCGCGAGAAAACGAATAGGCTCAGTCAAAATATAATGAGATGCACGAAGAAATAATTCATTAGTGGTCAAGTCATCACACAAAGACATTATTAATCCTTTCAAAATGTATTTACTTTTTTCTATCGGTAAATTTAGCCACTTTTTATAAGGACGTTGAACCTCGGTAAATGATTCTAAAATATCATCGTTGAAATCGATATACCTAAAAGGCAAATTAATTGTTTGATTCCATTCAAATTTTGTATATTTGTGAAAAATATTATCTACATTTTTAATTCTATATTTAACAAAATGATTGTTTAAATAATTTGTTACGAATTCGGTCAATGCTTCTCCCTTTACTTTCACATATGGGTGGTTTCCATGAACACATTGCATAGAACCGCCTTCTAAAATAAGCCCATACATAAAGCAATCGTCCTGTGTAATAGTTTCGACATCTTTTGAATATTGAGGAATGCTATGAACAATGTAATCCGTGGTTGTTAAATCTGATGCATCCGACCATTCAAAATCAATGAGTTTTTTATCAAGTTGTTGTATCAACGTATCATGACTGATATCTTTTTCAGTATTACTTAAAATATAAATGGGGTGCTGAGGAGTAATCCACAAATTTTGTGTAGTGTGTTCCGTTTTGATGTCCAACATGTCTCCATTGTAATGATGTTCGAGCACATTTTGGATTACCTCTGTTTCGCCATTTACGTTAAATACGCATGTTTCGCCAGCAGAACAATTCTTTATTTTAATGGGTCCATCTGTAGTATAAATAATAGTTTCAGGATAAACACATTGATCAACATAGCGTGCAGTATTATTGAATACACGCAACATAGGTACAATTCCATTGGAGACGCCATTTGTGCCTTGAATGTGACTACCTTTGCCACGAATATTATGAATATGCAATCCAATGCCTCCTGCCCATTTAGAAATGTTGGCGCAATCTTTGAGTGTATTAAAAATGCCTTCAATACTGTCGTCTTCCATAGCAACTAAATAACAAGAACTCATTTGTGGTCGTGGTGTACCTGCATTAAATAGTGTTGGCGTTGCATGTGTGAAATATTTTTGTGACATTAAATCGTATGTTTCTTTTACCATTTTCAATGCATTTGGATTTTCAGTGTCGCCATGAATACCTATTGCAACTCTTAGCCACATGTGTTGTGGGCGTTCAATGACTTTCTTTCCCTTTCTGAACAAGTATGCTTTTTCTAAAGTTTTAAACCCAAAATATTCAATTAAGTAATCTCTGCTATAATCAATCATGGTATTTAATTCATCTTTATGTTTATTTACAAAGTCTGCAAACTTTGAAGAAACTAAAGGTTGGTGAACATTGTGAATGTCATGGAAATTATACAGTTCTTCAACGACATTTGAAAAAACGGAATCAGTGTTTTTGTGATGATTTGACACGATAATGTGTCCAGCAAGAGTACCGTAATCGGGATTCATAGTAGACATAGAAGCGCATTGTTCGGCGGCCAATTCGTCAATTTTAGCGGTAGAAATAGTGTCGTACAATTGATCAATAACTTTCATAACCAGTTGCTGATAATTAATATTGATGGAAGCTTCGTGGCCGAGATTTCTGATTCGATTTAAAATCTTGTCAAACGCGATTTCTTCCAATTCGCCATTTCGTTTGGTAACCCTCATAAATTCAGTCTGCATTATATGTTATTTGTTAGTTTAATTTTAAGTCAGTTTTCAACAATTTAATTTTATAAGTTTTTATAAAACTATAATATATGAAACGATATTTTACGATTATTATAGTTTTACTGGGTTTAGCATTTGTTAGTTGGTATTTGGCAAAACAAAGATTTGAAGGTTTTAGTTTAAGCCCTGGTTATTTCCCCAAGTCAGTAAATCAAGCCATATTGGACGATTATCCTTTAATTGGAAAAAACGAAACGTCCAATAATAATTATGAAAATATTTGGTGGCATTATCCAGTGTTTTCCGTGGGTTCTTTTGAGCAAATAACTAACAACTTAAAAAATTGGTATAATCCAGATAATGGTAAATGCACAAGAGCAGATTTTTGTGGTGCATTGTATCACGACAAAAAAGACGTGGAAAGCAATGTAATAACACCATTGCCACCTGCTGAAGAGGGAGGAGGCGCGCGTGTAGGTTACTTTAGAACAGAGCCAAATGAATTGTATTTTTCGATTCCGACGAATGAGAATATTTTGTATTAATTTTTATCGTTAAAATTATCGTTAAATTCAACATCTATCGCTGATTCTCTTTTTATAACGGTTATTTTGCCAGTATCTTTGTTGAATTTCAATAAACATCCGTTGGAATTAGAAGAGTTACAAGTATCGCCTGTCGGTTCCTTCTTCTGCTTTCTATTTGGTGCACGGTGTTCATATCCTGACACACGTTCTTTCTCAATGATCGTCCAAATGTCTTGTAAATCCTTGATATTGTCTTTGAACCATTGTCTATTTCTGCAAACTAACACGCAACTGAATTCATCCAATTTCCAATAAATGGTCTTTAAATACATGTACTTGTATTCTGGATTGGTTTGATAATAATTAATAGTAAAATCATTCCATTCTTCAATGTCATGTGGATGTATTAAATCTAAAGGTTTGTAAACATAATGTGGTTTTCCTTCTTTTGTATGAAAATAAATAATAATTCCTTTTGTTTTATTGTTTTTTGAAGCACATATGTTTTTAAATTCGAAACCATCGTCGTCTTCAAATACTTCATCGGAAGTGTCTTCTAAATACGCTTCGTAATCTGGATATTCGACAAACCGTGTCTCTAAAAAGTCGCACTCATCTAAGTCACATACTTCCATTTGAAGTTGCATTTGAATCCAATATTCCTTTTTAGGGATGCCGTCGATTTCGCGATTGACAATGTTTTTGATTTCAAGCATGCGTCCATATCGTTTTGATGTTTTGTCGACATTGATTCCATCCGGTGATGCACCTAAAAACTTGTATGTTTGATGTTGTATACAGCCAAAATCTTCGATTTTTGTACAATATGTTTCCTCATAGATTTTCACAGACAATGGTTCGTATTTTTGCCCCCAATGCATCGCTGTGTTGGTGTTAACCATTGTAACCAATTGTATTTCTTTGGTATCCGATTCGCAATCATATTCGTCGATAACTTCTGCATCTAACGTCAATGGTTTGCATTTTTCGTAAATTAATTGATTTTGAGTAGCTTGACTTTCAAAGGCTTTGTATGCATTTGATGCAGTAATCATAAGCCATCGAAACAAATACCATTCTTTAGTTCGTTGCTCTGGTTGTGGCAAATTCCTTAAAAACTCTAATTGTTCATCAATGTAATCAATATCTGGATCTTCTAAAATAATGGTGTCTGGATATGAACGTGGTGGAATGAAATGTTTAAAGAAATCGTGTTTAGCATGTTCAATGATTTCGTCCATTTCTTCTTGTGCATCATCTGTATAAAACACGTCAAAATCGAATTGCGAATGCATTAATGAAGAGATATTTTCGTCGAATGTTTCTTCAAAGTCTGGTTCTGCAATGGCTGTTGGATGATCTTTGACGAATTCCTCCATTAATTCGATACATGTTTGATATATTTCAAGCGATTCGTCCTCTTGAAAGTATTTTGGTTCTTCTTCTGGAACAATTAAATGGGTTACATCTATCAATGATTCCATGTTTAAATCGTTATTGGCGAACATCGTTATATGATATTTGCTTTTTTCTTTTAAACCCTTGTAACAATCAATTTTATTTGAAAAAACAAAAAATAAAATTAATTACGTATCATGTGCAATAGTTTCTTCGTCAGAATCCTCTTCTAATTCTTTAAGTTTCTTTGCAGTACACTGTCTCTTTTTTGGTGCAGTCAATCCTTTTGCAGTAGAAACTCGTTTATCAATATTTTTTAATGTAAAATGGTTTGCTGGTTTATTAAAGAACAATGCTGGAATCTCGACGATTTCTCCAATTTCCTTGTCGTAAACAACGTCTTTCACTCGATAGAGTTTCTTTTTATCTAAGCAATCTTTGAAGAATGCAATCATGAGTTTATATTCGTCTTCTTGTAATTCATTTTCTTCCCTATATTTATCTGCAAAAATAGTTAGTTTTCTTATTTTAGCGGTTTTATCTAATTTGCTCCAGGGTTCTCCGGAATTAGTAATCTTTTCATTTTCCAAGAATTTGTCTAAATCGGCTAAATTGGTGGATGCCTTTGTGTCAGTGTGAATACCTAATCCTTTGCACATTTGTTTGTACCTATAAGTCTTCGCGTCTTTATTTGTGTCTTTCTTCTCGTCAGCATTCATCTTTGTTATAATGTATTATTATCAAGTTAATTTTAACTCAATTTTATATAATATATTCTATTCAACCATTGTTTTATGTAAACTGTCTTATATTCTTTTTACAATTTACACCTTTTTACATTTGTTGCGGTTCAGATATAACAATGCAACTTTTGCTGTCGCCGTGTTCGAAAATAACTAAACGACCGTCGTGTAAAAACGCATCTGTGCCAGCGTCGCCAAGCACGTACATTCCTTCTGTGTTGTAAGTAGATACTAATACACCATTTTTAAATATATTATACGTAGTACTGTTAGTGTCAAACAACACTATTAACTCTTTGGTCCATTCTATTATACAACAATCTTCGCCACTATATACAGAAACCGAATCCGAATCAGAATCCGAATCCTCTTTCGAACCATTTCCATTCATTAACAAATGATAAAACGGAATTTGATTTTTTATATTTTCAATCACGTGTTCTTTCAATGTGTCTTTAAATTCAATTAAATTAGCATAATTGTCATAATAAAATTCCATTATCAATTTTCCATTTACACTAATTATTTCTCTAGGTGGCGGATGTGCTTCATCTAAAGCATAGCATTCATATGTATATCCATTGTCCATTTCAACATTAGTAGGTAAAACTGGTTTCCATGTATAAGTTGTTAAATCTTCTGATAAGACAATTCGTATCGCAACTTCGTTTTTTGTCTCTTTTTGAATGAATTTGAACACAGATTCGTAACCAGTAATTGTTAAAATGTACCCAATAAATATGTAGCTGTCTGTTTCATAGTTATCTAATACCATTTCTTGTAACAACTGTGAAAACATTAAAATGTCTTTTTGAATTTCTTCATCTGTCTTGTCTTCATCTGACTTGGTCGTCCAATCATTGTCAAAACCATTAAATTTGTCATTAAATACAATGTCATTATAACAATTAATATAAACATTTCTGCCTAGGAAATATTTCTTGTCGAAAAATGTTAAAAGTCGTTGAGAATGTTCGAGTGTAGTCATGATTATGAATCACAATATGTAGTTATGTTAGTTTTAAAAATATTTAATTCAATTTTAGTCAATCAAATGTCCATTGGAACAGACATAGAAATAATCTTTTCGATGTGGTATAGTTCTAAAATGGTTGTCAATCCTTTTTCCATATTTGTTGTATTTTTCGTCGTCAATAGTGTCCATTAAATAAGCGCCACCATTGCTATATAATTTAGTAAAATAGGCTGGTTCAACGCCTTGTTTTTGACATGTTTTGCATTGCAATGTAGAAAAAATGTTTCCCATAATATGTGTATGTAAGTTGTTCTTAAAGTTTTTTAAACATATATAAATGTATAATAAAATATGGAAGAAAATATGGAAGAAACAATGTTGGAGAAAGACACAAAAGAAGAAAATCAGTTTATAAAGAGAATCATACTAACAAATCCAATAAAAGAAAAAAAGGAAAAAGAGAAAAAAATGCGTGTAGAAACAAAAACGTGGGGATTAAAAGAACCAGAATTAAGCCATCAAACGCAATTGGAATATATTTTGTCGGATGATTTTCTAACTAACAAAAAAGATAAATATATTTCAAGCTTATCAACTCACATAAAAAACAAAATCAGCAATTACAAACAGCAAGATGTGTTGAAGAAGAAACTAAACAAACAAGAATTTGTTAGTTATGATGAAACAGTAAAGTTGCTGAAAGAGAGTTTGTTGAAGTGTTGTTATTGTAGTGAAGAAGTATATATATTGTATGAACATGTGCGTGCAACAAGACAATGGTCTTTAGACAGAATTAACAACGACATCGGTCACAACAAAGGTAATTTATTAATATCTTGTTTGGAATGCAATTTGAAGCGTCGTCGAACTAACAAGGATGCGTTTATGTTTACGAAGAATATGAAAATAATTAAAGAAAAAACAACTTAAGAATAATATAATTACTTATGTTTTACAACGGCGTTTTGCTAAAATCTAGAATTCTGCTAAATTCACTTCGACTTTTTCCGCTTCATTTTCCAGCAAAATGTATGTATCCAAGTTTTGCACGATTTGTTCATACAACGGCTTTAACGATTCGAACAATTGCGACAATGTTTCCCAATAGGGTTTGCAAATGTATCGAATATACTTTATTTCGTGTTGATAAAAGGATGTCCGACTATTTATGTTAAACGATGTGAACGGCTTTAGTCCACGTTCTTTTTCTTTTTCTGTTTGAGAATACACTTCCAACGAAACTCGACGACTCCATGCTTGGCACTTTTCAAAATCTTGAATAGGATTTCCAATATCCACCGCATGCACCAATATTTTCGCCATAAAATATTGCTCTTCAATGGTTTCAAAATAGAATCCAGACTCTTTTTTCATTTTTAGCAACTCTAAAGCAGTGTTGTGATTTGCTAAATCCGTTCCTAAAATTGCACTAATAATCGTTTTTCTACAAACGACGAACTCTTCGTGAGTGTAATTCAAGAAGAGTTGATGCTTCTTTATCAATTCAAACGCTAAAGTGCAATGATATTGTTCTAACACGCTTAAATCATTGTATCTGTATGCCAATTCTGAACATGTATTGATTTCGTATGAATTGTTGTTGCCTGGATGCCCAATGTCATGAACTAATGCACTAACAAGTGTCGAAAATAACACATCTGGTGACATTTTATTAAACATTTCGCATTTATCCAGTAAAACGTATGTCATGTGCAGTACATGTGTCGCATGGTAGAAATTATGATATGGAACATTGTTGTATTTTTCGCTGACATCTTTGACGAATCCTTTCAAACAAACTGGATTGATACGTTGATAATTCATTCTTTCGAAAAATGTCTTGAAAATATAGCATACCACATTTCGCAAAATGAAGACGTCATCGATTTTTAATACATCAAATTTTGTCGTCAAAATGTCGTCTGGAATAATAATGTATTTATTCACTAAATTTCCGTAATCCTGGTTTGGCGTGTTAGTTCCACTGCTTGCCAAACATAGTTCAATGCATGGCGAAGAGTTGCCTCTGGAATATGCGGGGATAGGTGATAAAGGTTTGAAAATCTCCATCTTGTATTGTTTAGATACTTAATTTATTTTAGCAAAATTTTGAATCAATTTTTTTTGCGGAAAAGTTCCTGGCAATCCTACGATTTATTCCTGGCAATCCTACAATTTATTCCTGGCAATCCTACAATTTATTCCTGGCAATCCTACAATTTATTCCTGGCAATCCTACAATTTATTCCTGGCAATCCTACAATTTATTCCTGGCAATCCCATGATTTATTCCTGGCAATCCTACGGACAAAATATTTAAGTTTATTCACACATTATTTTTAACACACATTATAATAATGTACACTACATGGAAATGGAGCAACGGTGAAGCATATTATAAAAGCGCTAGACCTGAAAGAAGCACCAGTAGACTTGAAAGAAACGTTGGCGAAACACTCGACTACGACTCGCAAAAGAATGCAATCCAACAATCTTTAGCCGATTTCAATTGCGACAACGACTTGATCAACATCACCAATTCTATGTTTTCGCGAAATCAAAACCAATCCGGAACCAAACGAGAAGATTTAGACAGCAAAATTGCTGGCAGAGAGATGCTTGCGCAAAGAGGAGTGAATCCTTTCATGCAAACCAGCTATGTAAACGACGTTGTTGCACGCGACATGTTCCTTAAACCCATTAACACCACTTTTGAGAAACCAAAAGAAAAAACGGATTCTTAAATCGCTTTTACACACATTGTATGCAACAATCTATTCACTAAATATGCCAAAAATGTATTTAATAACATGAAGGATGCGTTCAACACAAACATTACATTCACCTTTTTCATATGGGTTAGCATGAAATAAGCCACCATGACTACACTTGATGCAAACATTGCACCGAAAAACACCGACAATGCGTAAAAATACACGCAATACTCCCGTGGCAAGGGACCGAAATATGTATCCATAAATGAACGATTCATATTATTCATTGAGATATTTTATTTATAAAAAATGATTTATAAATAAAACTACTTAAGCAAATTTTGAAAAGCTTACATAATGACTTCCACTTATACCACTCAAAATGATTTATTGTTGAAAAACTTGTTAAACTTTTACAAAACCGACGACGAAAACGGAAACTACAATCCTAACAACAATTTGGACAAAATGTTACGCATCATTACTGGGGAATCCAAAATATCATTGCGAATTATTGATTGGTTTGCTACTAATTATGCTAAGAAATTTTACACGCTGTATATAATTGAAGGTACGAATGAAAATGTAACCCGTCGTTTCAAGGTGTACGATGATTACAAACTTAAATTAAAAGCATATTCTAAACGCAGATTTGACCCCTTTTGCAGATGGGATAGAATCAGCGTTCCATACACCGGTGGCAGATTTATTGAAACTACCATTGGACAATTGAATTTCTTTAAATGGGCTATTGAAAATAAAGTAGTCGATTATTTGGAGGAAAATTACAGCGAAGTGGAGAAAGACATGAATAACAGAAATAGTACATCTAAACGTAAAGAGACAATTGTAGATAATTCTAAAACACGAAAGAAACGCGAGGAACTATCTGTTTCTGCAACTAAGAGCATTAAAAAAGAAAAGGTTGAAATAGTTCTACAATTTCATTGAACTAACAAAATGAAAAATAAACAAAATATATAAATCTTGAATATAATAATTATTTAAAAATTATTATTATATGTTAGTTATGGGCAATGCACAATCTATGAGAAAAATAAATTACGAAGATATGCAAACCGTTATGAAGAATCCTGAAACCTATTTAATCATCAATACACTACCGTCTTTAGAACAAGATTGCTTGATTTTTAATACCACGTTGGCATCCGACGAAGAAGACTTAATTAACCGTTTTTTAAAAGAAAACAAAAGAGTACGCATTGTCATTTACGGAAAAAACTGCAACGACGATTCTGTCAACAACAAGTACACTCAACTAACAAATCTTGGCTTCACTAACATTTACATTTATTTAGGAGGAATGTTTGAATGGCTTCTTTTACAAGACATTTTTGGCAAAGACATGTTTCCAACCACGAAAAAAGAATTGGACGTATTGAAATACAGTTCTAAACAATTGCTAAATATAGGGTTGATTGAATATTAACGCTAAATTAACAGTCTAAAATTAGATTGCCATGTTCGTCCAATTTTATGACACTGCTTCCCAGATTCATTGTGTTAAAATTTTTGGTTGTATTTTCTTGAGTATAGAATTCGTCGTCATTTTCGTCTTTTAATTTTAGTGCTTCATTCGACAAACAATCTGCACGTTTGTTATCTTTTCGATAAACATGCGTAAATGAAATGTAATCAAAACGATTTGTTAGTTCGACAGCTTCTTCATAAAGAACTAACAAACCAGGATTTTTCACTTTATAATCTTTGTTCATTTGATTAATGACAATCAAACTGTCGCCAAATACAGCCAATCGAGTTATACCTATGTTTAATGCTTGTGTTAAACCAAGAATTAGACCATGGTATTCGGCTTCGTTGTTAGTACTTCTATCACCAACATACAATGTAGACGACATAAATTCCAAACCATTTTTATATACTACTGCACCGCATCCAGCGTGACCTGGATTGCCTTTGCTACAACCGTCGAAATACATTGTATATTCAGTTTGCAACATTTCCTCCTTTTTCTTCTTTTCTTGCTTTACTTTAATTGCCGGCAACATTAATTTTCTTCCACTGTTCATCTTATAATGTACAATACTACCAAAATATGTTGTTAATTCAATTTTTTAACTGATTTAAGAACAAATGGATAAAGATAGTAATGGAGACTAAACCAACATCTATTCAATTTTGTGATTTTAATAATGATGATATATACATGTATCAAAAATACGATGATGCTATTAATAGAATGGACGATGAAGTGCGTTTTGCAACAAAAGTAATTCGTAAACATTATGAACCAATTATTCAAAGAGAGAAATTGGAAATTGAAAAACAAAGTTTGCATTCTTGGCGTATACAAGAAAATGTACATGTATTTCAAAAAAGAATGTACACCATTGTTAATCCAGATTTGCAAAAAATCGATAAATCAATTGAGACAGTCTTTAGTGCCCAAGACATCAATATTGACAATGTGAATAAAATATTGGATGCCATTCATACAAACTTTGAGTTATCACGTTCAGATAGGCTTACTTTGCTAAAAGTAGATGGTGTTTCTGTTTTGTCAGTTTTACCAGCTGGATGGGAAGGTTTAACTCAAGAGTATGTTAGGAGTTATTGGGGTGATGAATATGAGAAAAATAAACTCACCTCTTTGTCATATTGTTTTGACATTGCGCGTACTTTTTCTGATTACAAAGAAAGAAAATACATTTTTCGACAATGTTTGGTTATGTTACTTGAAGGATTGAAATGGATTCATTCAAACAAACTAGAAGATAGAGAAAACTAGGAATTATAAAACAATATAAAGTTTTTATATAATGAATATACAATGGCTTCAATTGTATATTTATTGCCTCTTTTGTTTTTATTCGAACATTTTGGAAAACTTATAGCCAACGATGTAACCAGTTTTTATAACGTAACAAGTTTACGATTAATGCAGTACAATGTTGAATGGCTGTTTATTGATTATTATGCGAATATGGATTGCCCAGGAAACGGTTGCACATGGCATTCGCATGCCGACGCAGAAACTCATATGTCTTATGTAGTCAATGTGTTGAAAGATTTAAACCCAGATATTGTGAATTTCTGTGAAATAGAAGGAACAACTGAATTAAACATGCTAAACAGTCAATTGAATAACAGTTATCGCCCATATTTTATAAAAGGCACGGATACAGGCACTGGACAAAATGTAGGAATGTTGTCAAAAATAGAACCATTTGTTAGTTTGTATCGAACAGAAGAGAAGATTTCTTATCCACTTTCGGGAAATCACTGTGGAACAACCAGTGCTTCTGGGAAGTCTGGTGTGTCGAAACACTATATCACTGAATTTAAATTTGGTTCTTTGGATGTGGCTTTCATAGGGGTGCATTTATTAGCGTTTCCAACCGACCCTTCTAGGTGCGTTCAGCGCGAATCACAGGCGCAAGTCATTTACAATGTTGTTAATGCGTATGTTGAAAAAGGCTATGAAATCATATTGATGGGGGACATGAATGACTTTGACGAAGAAATTATGGATATTAATTTTAACAAACCAACATCACGCGCATTGCGAATTCTAAAAGGTTTAGAAAATGATACATATACATTACATAACATTGCAGAACATATACCGCAAATGGAACGATATAGTGATTGGTGGGATTCCGACAAAAATTGCAGTACAAGTTCGCAAAAGGATGTGTCTATGATTGACCATGTGTTGATGTCGCCAAATATTGCAAAACATGTTACTAATGTCTTTATTTATCATAAATATAGCGAATATTGCGGTAAATGGGATTCGGACCATTGGCCGGTTGTTGTTGATTTAAATTTGTAAAAAATTGATTTGAATATAAATATGCATATTTTTCATAGAATAGATGAGTGGGCTTAGCGAATCAACAAAGCAATTATTTCGAATGTACAATAGTACATCCGATGCATTAAAAATTATTGTCAAAAACATTGAATCTCAATTGGATGAAATGAAAAAACAGATTATGGATTCATCAATGCATCACTTTAGATTTACATTTACAGATGATGGAGGTGTCATTGAAAATCCAGTGTTGACTGAATTTGGACGCAGATTGTTAACAACGAGTTTTGATTCTAAGTTGAAAATTCTACCATCTACTGTTCAGTATGACAATATAAGAAATCTATTCGCAACAATATCTAATGCATTGCCATTTGATACTACAATTGCATATTATACGCCGTTAAAGACAAGGTTATGTGAATCTAACGAAGCATGCTGGCAAGTTTACTCAGTTTCTTTAGTGAGCAAAACCGGTGCATATGATTTCGAAATCGTTTTTAAGTCAAAACGAATAATGAATGAATTGAGGTATGATAGACCAGCCGTTCATGGCAGTGAAACCGTTGAATCGAGTAACAAAATAGTAAGCGGCTGTGCATTGAAGTTGTTGCAAGATTTGGTAGATTTTTATGAATTCTATGAAATGCGCGAAAAAGGTGTTATGTTAAGAGCATAATTATAAAATGTATGCGTTAAATATTAATAATATAAACATTTTTTTATATTATTAGTAAAAATGGACAGAGTAGAACAAATGAAAAAAATTCAAAAAGAAGCATTGGAATTGTTTGTCAAAAAGAATGCAGATTATGGCGATGCTTTTGCGAAATATGGTGCAGTTGGTGTTTTGATGCGCATGGAAGATAAATTGCATCGATTCATGTCAATTACCAAAAATGGAGTGAATTTAGTAAACGATGAAGGTATTCGAGATACGCTGATTGATTTGCATAATTATTCCGCAATGGCTTTGATGTTGTTGGATTGAAAACAACTTAAGAGAATATTATGTGTCCGTCCTTAAATAGGAAAAATAATATATATGAAAACAACTTAAGGAAACCACACCGATTATTCTTCATGAATGAAATCGTGCACACACTCCAGCCATTCTTCTACAATTTTTTCGTTTTCGAAAATGTCAATGTTTCCGTCTAATAAAAGCTGTTCGGATTTGAATTCTTTTTCGCCACTTAAGAATTCTTCATGATATTTATGACAATTACTTAAATAATCCAATGGAATCAACTCTTCTCCGTCTCTTGCACGTTTGTGAACACGAGTGTAACAATTTTCTGGCGACGTTTTTACATACACGCAACAATCAATCGGATAATCTTTCACAAATTCATCAAACCAATTCAAATAAATTTGATAACAAACATCTTCGATTTTTTGCTGATCATGCAACATTCTTGCAAAAACCAGTTTGTCTGTATATAAACTACGTTCCGTGATAATAATATACAAATTTCCGTCATTTTTAGATTTTATTTCGGCCACCGCATCTCGCAGAATTTTTAATCGCGAAATGTATGCCATCATTTGAAATGCAAACGAATAGGTTGTTTGGTCTTTGTAAAACTTTTGCAACATTGTATTGCCGTCTTTATCCTTGATTTTCTCCCATTCATCAACTGGCTCTCTAAGAAAGATGATTCGCTCATTGTTAACATAATGTTGTTTCAAATTTTCCAACAAAGTCGTTTTGCCAGAACCAATATTTCCTTCAATAGACACAATCTTAAAAGTAGAACTTGTCATTGTATATTTTACAATTCTTTGTTTATGTCTTTTTTGGTTCAATTTTTATTTCAGCCTTTAATTAACGGTTTTTCCAAATACGCCTAAACAATTATAACCAAATATCGTGTCAATTATAATTGTTCATTAAATAAAATTGAATTTGCAAAATAACATAAAGATAAATTATATATTAGTTATACACACAATCTAAAATGGATCTTAAGCAACGCAAATTGACAAAGTCTGAATGGGATGGTATTGAAATTCCAGTTCATAAAGACGAAATTGAAATTTTGAATTTAATCGTGAATGGATTCTCGAATGTCCATTTGAAAGTAAATAAAACTGATTCTATGTTTACACAACTAAAGATAGAATATAATGCACAAATAGAAGAGTTTTTGTACTCGAAATTCTTCGCAGATAAAATTAGAACGCTTGTGGAAAGACACAATGTGCCTTTTATTCAGTTCAACAACGGCAATTCCTCTTCTAAGCGACCAAAAAATGTACAGCAAGAATCCACAGGCGATTATCATGTCAATGTCGGAACCATTGTAAAGCTGAAGAGTGGTGACCAAATTCGCATGTCGCGTTTAGACATTAACAGCATTGGTTCCGACTCTAATATGTACGAAGTTGTTTTGTTTAACAACTTGGAAAAAATGCTTGAATACAAAAGCGCCGGTAAGAAAAAATGGATGTATTATTATTACACATTGAGTAAATTAGTTAAAAACAGTGTTGAAAAAGTCAATCGTTTCATCAAAGAAATTGTACAAACTTTTATCAAACAATATGAAAGCGATGTTGATTTGATTTATATTGTACATAATTCTTCGGAATTTATCGAGAAAAATAGGAATATATTAAAATACAATGATGTTTCGTTGTATGAACATCAAAAAGAGATTTATACGGCTATTAAATGCCCAGGACCAAAGCTAGTATTGTACATTGCACCAACTGGCACTGGTAAAACATTGACGCCACTTGGATTATCCGAAAGACATAAAATTGTATTTGTTTGTGCTGCCAGACACGTCGGACTTGCTTTAGCACGTTCTGCCATTTCGATTAACAAACGCATTGCCTTTGCATTTGGTTGTTCTTCAGCGGAAGATGTTCGGCTTCATTATTTCGCTGCGAAAGAATACACAAGAGATAAACGCAGTGGACAAATCAGAAAGGTAGATAATACAGTTGGCGACAAAGTAGACATTATTATTTGCGACATTCGTTCTTATTTGCCAGCCATGTTTTATATGGCATCCTTTAATCCATTACATAACATTGTTACGTATTGGGACGAGCCTACAATTACCATGGACTACAGTAATCACGATTTGCATAAGGTTATTAAGAAAAACTGGAAAGAAAATATCATTCCCAATTTCGTATTGTCTTCTGCCACTTTGCCAAAGATGCATGAACTAACGCAGACAATCACTGATTTCAAAGAGAAGTTCCCAGATGCAACCATCAACAACATTGTCAGCCATGATTGTCGAAAAACGATTCCACTAATCAATAACAATGGTTTTGTAGTTATGCCACATTATTTGAGCGACGATTACAATGCAATTTTGGAAGTTGCATCACATTGCGAAGACAATTTAACGCTTCTTCGATATTTCGATTTGAAGGAAGCATCCGAGTTCATTTATTATGTTGAAACTAACAACTTGAACAAGGCTTCGTCTAAATTTGAACGCAACTTTGCTTCCGTTGATGACATTGATATGAAGAGTATTAAGCTTTATTATCTCAAAGTATTGAAAAATATTGTACATGATTCATGGCAACGAATTTACAATCATTTTACAGTTGCTAGAACGAAACGAATCAAATACAATCATACAGTGGATGCAAAAGGCAATGCAATCAATCGTTCAATCAGTTTATCATCTACATCTTCTAGTTCAAAGTCCGGCGAAACATTATCGCGTTCGGCCAGTGTTCAAACAACACCGCAACTAACAGAACCACCAAGAAGCAGTGGTGTATACATTACTACAAAAGACGCACACACGTTAACAGATGGACCTACAATTTTCTTGGCAAATGACTTGTCAAAGGTGGCAAAATTCTGTATTCAGCAGGCAAATATTCCCGCAATTATCATGGACAGCATTATGGAGAAAATCGAGTTCAACAACCAAATCAATAAGCAGGTGGAAGAGATTGAGAATGCGTTGGAATTCGAAGAGACAAAAATGATGGCTAAATTGGCGGGAAATGTTGCAGATAAGTCTAAAGAAGCCAATAAATTATTGGGCAAAAAGAGCGGTAAAGACAAGAGCAAAATTGCTAACAAAATTGTAGACAAAACAGATGACAGAAAAATTGCTAAAATGCGTGAAGACATTAGTACATTGAAAACCCTCGTCAAAAATGCATCTCTTGACGACATTTTCATCCCTAATCGGCTTTTGCATTTAGAAAAGTGGGCGAAAGGGCTGAATACAACTGGTGCATTCACAAGCGACATTGAAGAAAGCATTACAACTTCTATCATGTTGCTAAAAGATGTGGACGACAGTTGGAAGATTTTATTGTTGCTTGGCATTGGTGTATTTACCCAGCATAAAAGCAGTGCTTATACGGAAATCATGAAGAAATTAGCAGACCAGCAAAAATTGTATTTAATCATTGCCGACAGTGACTATATTTATGGCACCAATTATCAGTTTTGTCACGGATATTTGAGCAAAGATTTAGACTTGACACAAGAGAAGATTATTCAAGCGCTTGGACGCATTGGTCGAAACAATATTCAGCAGGAATATAGTGCACGCTTTAGAGACGACTCTCAAGTAACAACATTGTTTACACGTTTTGCATCAGAAGACAAGCCAGAAGTGATTAATATGAACATGTTATTCAACAGTAAAAATGTAAAGTGGAATGGTAGTGATTACGAAGAGTTAGCGGACGAAAATTTAGAAGTTAATTTTGAACCGGAACCAGATTCCGATGTAGACGACCAGGATGTAGAAGATGTAGATGTAGAAGATTTAGAAGACGTGGATGAAAAGGATGCTTAAAATAATTCGTAAATAATATAAAAACAATATCTTATATTATATAATGCAGTTTATCATATTATTCCTAGACATTAGCAAAGATTTTTTTGACCAAATGTATTCACATGGATACGACGATTGACCATATTTTTACAATTCCTTTTAGAAATAGTTTTTGAATAGCTGTGTATAAATATAATAATCATTCAATTACATATTATATTTATTTTTTAACTACCATGAATACGCTTTAACTGTCGCGTAGACGCTTTAACCACCACGAAGACGAAGCACCAAATGAAGTGTTGATTCCTTTTGAATATTATAATCTGACAATGTTCTTCCATCTTCTAATTGTTTTCCTGCAAAAATCAAGCGTTGTTGCTCCGGGGGAATACCTTCTTTGTCACGAATCTTTGACTTGACATTGTCAATGGAATCATTTGGTTCCACGTCCAATGTAATCGTCTTTCCAGTAAGAGTTTTTACGAATATCTGCATACGTTTATTACGTCAATTGTACTTAAATTGTTTTATTGTTAATTTATTTATAATTCGGTTTCATTTTTTGAATTAAATCGTCAATCCCAGTTTCAAAATCCATGTCAATCGTCCAACCCAAATCTTTCACTTTTTGATTGCTAATGTAATATCGTTTATCGTTAAAGGGTCGATCTTCGATGTATTGAATATGGCTAATATAATCATCCGTTTTCTTTATTTTTGAAATCAACATTTCTGCCACTTCTAACACAGTGTATTCGTGATGATCGTCGCTACCAATGTTGTAAATTTCGCCTAATTGTCCTTTTTCCAAAATAAGTGTTAAAGCAGAACAAACATCTCTTACATGCAAAAATGCTCTTACATTTGAACCATCTCCTTGAATAGTCACTTTTTTGTTTTGCAACAACTGTTCAATGAAACGCGGGATTAGTTTTTCAGGATATTGATTTGGACCATAAACATTGTTGCCACGTGTTATGATGATAGGCATATTAAACGAATGATAATACGATTTAGCAATTAATTCGGCGGCAGCCTTGGTGGCAGCATAAGGATTTGTTGGGCACAAAACAGAACCCTCATGTTTCTTCTCTTCGTCCTCCGATAACATGGATTCACCATACACTTCATCCGTGGAAATATGTATGAAACGCTTGATGTTTCCATATTTGCGACAAGCTTCCAACAAAGTATGTGTACCAACAACGTTGTCATGAGTGTATTGCAATGCATTGTCAAATGAGTTTTGTACATGCGATTGGGCTGCAAAATGAATAACTACATCGATTTTGTAAATGTCTAAAATGTTGGAAATCAAATCAAAGGAACATAAATTACCTTTTATTAAATGATATCGACTGGATTCACGAATGTCTTGGTCTACATTAAATTCAGATGCACAATAATACATTGCATCTAAATTAACAATTTCGACATTGGGATTTTCCTTAAAATAATAATTCACAAAATTAGAGCCAATAAAGCCACAACAACCAGTAACTAACAATTTCATATTTATACATTATACAAATATAAAATTATGTTAACATTAACGCTTTTAACATTTTTGTTCAATTTCAAATTCCATTTCGGTTTCCACATCATGTCGCATTTTAATTAAAATATCATAAACAGCTTCTTTAATTGGTTTCACGCCTTCAACATTGGACAACTCGTGTGTATCCAAACAATTATTCGAACGCTTTGATGCTAGAATCTCGTTTTGTTCTTCAATAGTAAAATTTTTCCATGTAAAATTGTTATCGACGTATTGTCTGTACATTTCTAAAATTTCATTGTGACTTATTAACCCTGGGTTCGTCATGTTAATCGTACCTGTTTTCTTCTGTAATGCAAATGAAATCATAACTGGTATTAAATTATCTAAAACAGTCATAGAATTTGGAATGGAACAAATGTTTGAATAATTAATTATTTTGCAAATAAAATTACGTGGATTTAGTTCGCTAGTAATTGGCATGCGAATACGTACATTCAGTGCGGTTTCATTAAATAAATCATGCATCAATCGATCAGTAAATCCTTTAACAGTTGAATAAGATGAGCCAAAGAAATTTGGTTTGTCTGATTCTTTGAACCCAGTATCTTCATCACCAAAAGGGTGTTGTTCATCGTAGTCGAAAATGCATCCAGTTCCTAGATAGGTGAAATGTTTATTGTGTGTTTTGCAAAGAGATGCTAAGACGATAGGTGCATATAAATTGTCTCTAACATTTTCAACTAGTTTGCCGGGCTTTTCCAAATAATCGATGGTTGATATAGTTTCGCCTTGATAAACGCCATGAGTTCGTCCAATGAAAGACATGACATGTGTGTATTTTGGGTTTTTAATTTCTGCTTCAATTGAACTAACATCATCAGCACGAGATTCTGATTTGTCTACATTGATGTCCATTCGAATAAGTTCGTTATAAACTTTGGAACCAATCCATCCATTGCCTCCGTAAATTAAAAAATGAATATTTTCAGTAGAAGAACTCATACATTAACTAACAAATATTTATTTAAATGGTTGTTTACATAAATGTTTTAGTGGCCTTCAAAATTCCTTCAAAATTCCTTCAAAATTCCTTCAAAATTCCTTCAAAATTTTCCGTGTCCACCTCGGCACTCTATGTTTTCCCCGTCTTTCTCGTTTTGTTAGTTTGTTTCTATTTTTAATTCTCCTTTTTGTAAATTTATGATTATTTGAAAAGTTATTATGTATATTTCTTGAACCACCTCTTCGCACCGCATTCATTCTTTCTCTCAACACTTTCAATTTACCTTCTATTTCTTTCTTTTGCGAAACCTGCTCCGGAGTCATGTCTTTTATTTTTTTCGGAAAAGCAAGCATTTCTACCATGAGACCATTGATTTCCGTTTGCAATTCCTCCCTTTCTTTTTCCTTTTTCGAAACGGCTAACTGCATCAATGTTTTCTCCTCCTCTTTTTGCATTGCAAATCGTTCCGCTTCTTCTTGCTTTGCTAATGCTTTTGCTTTCAATTCTGCCATTCCTTCTGGACTGCTTTCATACTCCAAACGCTGTGCCTTCAACATAGCTTCTTCTTGCTTTTTTCTTTCTTTTTCTTCTCGTTCTAAACGCAAACGTTCATCTGCTAATTTTGAAATACGATCATTCTCCTCAGCTTCGTCGTATATGATTTTGTAAATATGTTCGGGAATCTGCAATGCTTCTATTTTACTTTGATTTTCCGGATCTTGCAAAAAAGAAAATGGCACTTTTGGAACAGCTTTTGCCATCTTTTGTTTCTCACTTAAATCGTTGCGAATACTATTTATTTTAATTCTTGCATCTCTTACATCCTTTTCAAGCATTGCTTTTTCTTCCTTTCGTTTTACAGATTTCATCGTGCGGTCTTCTTTCATAAGCTTTGTTGACGGTTTATTTAAAGAATTGCTGGTTGAAGAATTGCTGATTGAAGAACCACTGGCTGATTCCATAGCTTTCAGTTTCATTTTATTACGTTTTTGCTCTCTAGCTTCTTCTGCATCTGTTTTTTCCGTTTTTACTTCTACTTTTGGCGGAACGGGTTCAAAAGTGGAATCACTGTAATCTAGCCATTTATCATATGCATTGTTTTTCATGGGAACAATGCGTGACAATGGGTTTTCCAACAGTTTTCCAATTACTTCTTTTGATCCAGATATCGTAGAATCTGTGATTTCTGGAACAACCACGTCGCCAAACACTTTGCGGTTCTTTTCCTTCACATTTAAATACTCTAAAGAACGTAACAAATCATTTCTGTTTGGCACTTGCAGTTCTCTTGTAACATAAATCACTTGCCCTTTCAGCCCATTTGAATTGGGATCTCGCATGTTTTTTGAATTACGAGCAACTAACAAAGTTCTTGATGGATTTTGGGTAGAAGAAGTAAACACGTAACCAGTAATCGCTTGATCATTTACATCCCCTTCACCGTTTAACAACATATAAATTGAACGAAAGCCAGAAGGTCTGTCTCCCTGAATACCTAAACGCAAACCGTCACCACTATGTTCGTCATATGGTATTATTGAGTCGGCCTTACTAACACTTCTATAAATCAACTTGTTTTTTACTCGTTTGAATTCACGTGTTCTCTTCAATTCCTCTGGAAATTCACTAACATTGTCGACGTATCCTCCCCATTTAAAACATGCCTGGCATTCTTGCAAGTAATCTCCCATTGTTTTCAATGCAGTTGCACTTAACAGCATATTAAAAGCACCATAATCGTGCTGGTATTGCATTGTTTTCCACATTTCTTTGATATAATCGACACCAGCTAATCCCTCGGAAACCGTTTCAGTTGTATCATATATGGTTTTAATCATATTAATAACCCCTTGATAAGCTACTCGTGCTTTCAAATCATTTGATTCCGATACTTTGATTCCCATTGTGTTAATAATCATTTTATCGGGCGAAGCATTTGCACCAGTTTGGCAATCTAGTGTATAATATATTTTAGATGTTAGTTGTTCTGAACCATTGACTTTGTCGTTGTAATTAAGAACAACTCCGCCAAACGAAATAGTTCCATCTGGGCCATTATACAAAATTTCCGAATAACTTGTTCCGACTTCTTTAGGTTCAGTGGTGTTGTATTTTAAAGAACAATTGTCCATTGCATCCATCATGGATGATGTAGGGCAAAAGATGCCACGTTGCAAACTACGATATAGTCCAAAGATTGGCTGACTGTCTCTAAACCACATAGCATAATTTTTGTCGAAATCATCGAAAAAATCAGGATTGTTAGTTAAAATATCTAACAAAAATGCGGTATTTTCTACTGGAACAATTTCGGTGCGTTCAAAAACTTTTTGATCATACCTAAGTTTCAACAATTCATTGTATTCTTTCATAGAAATCATTTTGTTTCTCTTTTTGGCATTCAACTCTCTCAATTTTGTTTGAAAATCTTTCTTAAGTGTTGCACGCATAGATGCTAAAGTTGTTTCAATTTCCGATTTATAGTTTGTTAGTTTGTTGCTATCTAAAACTTCATTATCAAATGTTTTTTCTTTGATGGTTTCTAAACATTGTCTTATAGAATCTAGATAGCTTCGTGGAACAAACATGCGGGTTCCATTGATATTCGAACCAACGTTTGATGCATTATTAATAACGAATTTATATTTCGGCGCGGTGATGCTTAATTTACTTCCCTTTCGATTCATCAATGTCTGGTTTAGTTTCAAAAGTGAGAATAAATTATCAACTGTTATACCGTCTGCATCAATTGGTGCAATTTTACTTTCTTCTAATTGCTGTATTACTGCAATGTTGTTTTGATACATTTTCTTTAATTTTTTGAATAATACTGGGACTGGTGGTGCTTTTGGTTGTTCGACGATGGAAATACTTTCACTTGTATCACTTGTATCTGGCAAAACCGTTTCATCTTTTGTGTTTTCAATATTTTCCTCTAAATTAATCGACGGATTGAAAGACAATGGCAAATTTGCATCTAAATTTGCATCTAAATTGTCGCTTGGAATTGATGGCAAATTTGCATCTAAATCGCTGGACGGAATTGACGGCAAATTTGCTGGCACTGTTTCACTCGGTTCAATGCATGGTGGACTTCCAGGCACTGGTTTGCTTGGACACAATCCACCACCTTCCATTTTCATAGAACTGTCCATTGGTGACCCTTCAAAGTCAAATTCATTTTCATCTGCATCATCGTCTGCACCAAATAATAATTCGGCTTCTCTTTCCAATGCTTCGCGATTTAAACCATCAAAACTAGGATTATCAATCACAAGAGAATCTAACATGACATCTCCAGTAGTGTTTCCAAATGAATAATTCTGCAAATAAAATGCATCCATATAATTCTTCAAATCATCGTCAATCTTTTGTCCAAAGGCTAGCGTCTTGCTTGGAGACATTTCAACTAACAAACGCTTCAATATAAGTGTTTCCAAAATCAATAGTTCATTGTTTTTATGTCCACCATTTTCTGGGTCAATTGGAAACAATTCCACTAATTTATCGTATGTAATGGCATTCAAATGGTCTGCATCAAATACATAATTTTCTGCCTTTATTTCTTCAGCAGGAACATTTGGGAAGAATAATTTTTTCCAAATTCCTAACTTGATAAACATTCCTCTAGCAACCGTTGTTAGTAAATTGTTATGTGTAATAAATACTTGTTCTGAAATTGGAATTACTTCTCGGTCAGCAGTTGGAAGCAATGGCGAACTGTCTGGCGAAACAGATGACATCGGTTCTTCTTCATCCATTTCGCCATCTCCACCAGTCATTGAACTAACATTAACAAATTCATTAATCACCGTTTTGTAATCCGAAACACTGATGTACATTATGTAAAACACAATGAATTGATATAATAATTCGGGGGAATTCAGCAAATCAAACGCACCTAGATTTCGTTTGTTGTTTTTACTAACAACTTCAAATGCGCTAAAGAAGAGTACAAAAATATCATCGAATAATATTGTATTTGTTGCGGTTAAATCGTCAATAATGTACTTAAGTGAACCACGAATGCCATCGAAAATCGCGCCATTTTTATCCGAATTTGAACCAACATTGTAACCTAAATATGTTACTACATACAATTTCAACGATGAAAAGAAATCCAAGAAATCTGCATCATTTTCAAATTTGTTAGTTAGTTCTGAAATGTCAATGCCTCCGACAACCGATGGAATTGTTATACTCTCTTTTACATCATTAAAGTAGATTGGCTTTACAACATCATTCACTAGTTCTTCCGTTTTTTCAAATTCATCTTTGTTTAACTGTTTCTCCTTTTCAAAAGAATCAGAACTAACAAATTCATCTTTGTTTAACTCCTCTGGTTTAACAATATCCTCTGGTTTAACAATATCCTCTGGTTTAACAATATCCTCTGGTTTAACAATATCCTCTGGTTTAACAATATCCTCTGGTTTAACAATATCCTCTGGTTTAACAA